ATTTTAGGATTTTTTCTTTCAACCAGTCGAGCTTCCAACTCTCGCATATACTTCCAATTCTCTTGGACAGCTTCCCAAGCGGGCAGAGTGTTCTGCTCAATCAGTGTGCGGTTAGTATTGTAAAGCTCATCGAGCTTTTCGATGATGTTGGCAATGATTTGTTGATTGTCTTCTTTGCGGCATAGTACATATCGAGTAGTCATTTTGTTTTCTCCCAAAAACGTTTGTTGTTTTGTATGCTCTTATTATACATACTTATCGGCATTTGTCAATAGCTACATTAACAAAATTCTGAAATAATTCTAATTAATTCTGTACCATAAAAGTAAACGCCATATACTACTATAACGCCAATTAGTGTATAAGCCATTGCATCTAAAATCTTATCTAACATTCTATTACCTTTTGATTAATTGTTTATCTCTTATACTATACTATCGCCTATAGGTGTGACACATGTGGTCACTATCTATAAAAATTCTCAAAAAAAACCAAAATAAAAAAAATGGCATAAATTAGGGTAAAATTCTGCTTTTTAGCTCAGCCTAAACCATTAGGGGGGGTTTTTCGTTAGTGAGATAGAGTCTCAATAGCATGGATATTCGCGGGGGTGGTGCAGACAAAACTAAAGCGCTCTGCTTTCCATGTCTTAGCTAATCCATCCTATTAGAAGCTTAGTGAGCCACTCGATTAGAATTGGACTGAACCACATCAGCAGCACAATAGAGATAACAAAAGCGACATCGCACCAATCGGTTGTTGGCGGTCTATGTCTCTCTCCCCAACGGTCTGAGCTTTTTAGATGCCGCCTTGGGTCTTTTTTAGGCGGCTCATACGGATTAGACATTTATATTGCGCTTGTTTCCGTTTTTCTGCATCGCAACTTCGGGATCAATACCCTTATTCAGACGATTGTAGAAAGCTGCGTATGAGACCTCGCACCTATCGTCGTCCACCCACTCTGAAATGTTCTTTTCTTCACCAAATGCCAGAATCTTTACGTTTGATTTCATGTTGTTGGCATTTTCTTTCGGCGTCATCTCGCTTAGATTCTCTCTAGTGTTATTAAGACGGTCCTGATCTGCATGGTCAACGAAGATATATGGATTAGTAGTACCCAGAACCATTCTATGCATAGCCTTATGACGCCCTTTGATCTTAGTTACGGCATATCCATTCTTATTTACGTGCCAACTATACTGACTTAGCAACGGATAATCCTCTGGACTAACCTTAGCGGCTTTACCAGCGCCCAAAATACCACCTAAATATATCTCTACGTAGTTATCACTCATCTTCTTTGTTCCTTTGTACCTGACATTTGCCTCTGCCAGACTTCTTATTTATTCCTTGCCTATACCTAGACTTCCGAACTTGATCAATCGTCACGCGCCCACCTTCATCACTTAAACTATAACGGATACGGGTGAGTTCGTCGGCTATCTGTTCGTCTTTTAGTATGTTAGCAAACTGTTTTACGTACTCGTGTTCTTGTTTGCTGAGTTTCATGCAACACCTTAAATGTGTCTTATTAAAATCTTTTAGTGTATAATACTATACTGGCGACTTTTTAATTTTACACACTTGGAGCTAAAACATGTCAGACAAAGTTGGAATGAGTTTGTCTATTAAAGCCACTGCTAGCGTGGAATCATCTGTAAAAAAAGAACTTTTGGTTGAAGATCCAACTCAAGAAAAAGCACAAGCTATCTTAAGAGGTGAAAATGAAGATACCAAAGGGGATGAGCGAGAGCGAAGTTCTGGAAGTGATCAATAGGATTGCAGACAGATACGCATACAAATTCCGTTTTGGTTATTTTGAAGCTGAAGACATACGTCAAGAAGCCGTTATAATTGCTATGGAAGCTCTTGACAGGTATGAAGACGGTAGGCCATTAGAAAACTTTTTAGCAGTACACGTAAAAAACAGGCTTACAAACTTTAAAAGAGACAAATATTACAGACAGACGAAAGAAAATTCAGACGCACAGAAGAAACACAACAACAGTAAGAAGTTTTTAATGGAACCTCTTGACATCTACAACATAAGAGATGAGCAGGAGATGAACATGAGGATAGATGACGAGTTTGTTGATGACTGTGAGCAAGATGAAATTATACAGATCATAAATATGAACCTAGATGTCGGTTTAAGATCTGATTATTTGCGCATAAAAGACGGTTGTTACGTCGCAAAGCCGCGCAGAGAAAAAATACTAGAAGAAATTAATAACATACTGAGAGATAACGGATATGAAGAAAGGGAGATTCTCTAAACAAGAGCAAGATTTCATAAAAAACAATTATGAAACGCTCTCAATTGAGCAAATTGCTACTCAATTGGACAGAGACCCTGATTCTGTAGAGTCTTACGTGAACTCTAAATTGGGTAAGACGGCAATCGACAAGCGAGAAATTGAAGCTTACTACGATTTGAAGTCAAGACCTTACTGGAGAGAGCTTGAAAGTCAGTTTTCTGAGCGAGAACTAGAGATACTCATCTATCACTGGGGCCGAATAATCGGCCAATTCCGGGATGATGTCCTTCCCACCGAAGAATTACAGGTTTTAGATGCCATCAAGCTCGAAGTTTTAATGAATCGCGCCCTCAAAGACCAACAAACCAACATGAGGGAGATAGATAAGTTCGAGGAACTCATCACTGACGAGAAGTTAAAGCCAATCGAAGTCCAAGATAAAGACTATATATTTAATCTAGAGAGACAAATCGCAATATGTAGAGCCGCCCAAGAGAGTTTGACTAGAGACTATAGAGATTTACAAACAAAAAAGTCCTCTATGCTCAAAGATCTCAAAGCTACTAGAGAACAAAGAGTCAAAAGACTCGAAGACTCTAAGCAAACCTTTATTGGATGGGTGAGAAATCTCATAGCAGACCCTGAAGCGCGCCATGAGATGGGTATGGAAATGGAAAAGATGCGATTAGCAGCATACAAAGAGAAAGAAAGACTGTCAGAGTACCACCAATACGAAGACCAGTTAGTGGATCAACCATTTCTAACACCTGATACGGTAAAAGATGACTAAAAAAATAGTTGTTGCTGGAATGCATAGGACAGGACATCACCCTATTGCAGTATGGCTACTACACCAACAGAAAAACATATACGATTTTTCTATCAATACCATTGCCCCTTGGCTATTCCAAGTCCAAACAGATGATGGAACAAGTATTCTCGCTAACAATCCTCTTAAGCGAGGCCCGGAAGAACACACAGACAAACTGAAGTTTGATGATATCATAGCCGACATATCACCAAATAGGCTTATACTAACGCATGAACAAGAGAAAATCTCTCAGGTAGCGTTATCTTGCGCACACTCTAGTGCGGTATCGGGTTCTAACATCAAACCAGAGATAGTAATTATACTACGTGACTTTAAAAACTGGCTTGCCAGCTGTATAAAGATGTCACAAAGAGATAATAAACCAATAGAACAAATAGTAAACGATACAAAAGTAGAAAACTACATAGATCACTTTAAGTACGTAAACAACGAAGAAACCCCCACACACCACATTCTCTATAACCAATGGGTTACTGATATAAATTACAGAGCAGAGATATGTGACAAGCTGGGTCTTAAGTTTACCGACGCCGCTATCAACCAACTATCTATATTTGGAGGCGGTAGCTCCTTTGACGGTATGAAGTATATAAAAACCGCTTGGGAGATGGATGTTAATACCAGATACAAAACAATGGAGTATGATCAAACATACCAAACACTATTACAAAAATATAAACATGTACTAGATATAAGTAACGAGGTATTCGGTAAACAAATATGAAAAGAGCAATTATATACGGGGTAACAGGACAAGACGGATCATACCTTTCTGAATTCCTACTTAATAAGGGATACAAGGTATATGGTGTTACACGAAGATCAAGTGTAGACAACACTGCCAGATTGCACATTTCTTTAACAAATAAACGTTTCGAGCTGGTTCAAGGCGATGTCACAGACATGTCTAGTATCTACCGGTTATTGAGCAACGTCCAACCACACGAAGTGTATAACCTAGCTGCTCAATCTCATGTGGGTACTTCCTTTGAACAACCAACTAATACTTGGAATGTGGTTGCTCAAGGTTGCATGAACATTCTAGAAACGATCAGGAGCATGTCGAAGCGTCCTCGTTTCTATCAAGCAAGCTCTAGCGAGATGTTTGGCGATAGCTTTGAGTGTGATGACTCAGATTGCTTAGAAGCCTATCAGGACGAGTATACGGTGTTTAATCCGCAGTCTCCCTACGCAGTGGCTAAGCTGGCCGCACATCAAGCTACAACGCTCTACAGGAACTCCTACGACATCTTCGCGTGTTCTGGCATATTGTTTAACCATGAGAGCGAAAGACGCGGAGAGAACTTCGTGACGCGCAAGGTGACGAAGTATATAGCTAAACTACATCAGGCATTGAATGAAGAGGGTGATATACCTATTTTAAGTCTAGGCAATCTTAATGTGGAACGGGATTGGGGCTATGCACCAGAATACGTAGAAGCCATGTGGCTCATGCTACAACAGGAGAATCCTGACGATTTTGTTATATCTACAGGAGAGACTTGGACTATAGAAGACTTTGTAATAGAAGCATTTAGGTGTATAGATATATATGAGTACACAGATTATGTAAAAATAGATGAAAAACTGCGTAGACCTTCTGAAGTTTATTATTTGAGGGGTAAAAGTGATAAGGCTAAGGAGCTACTTGGGTGGAGTCCTAAAGTAAGTTTTGAGCAGTTAGTAAAAATAATGGTGGATCATGATATACAAGGTGGTTATGGATACGTCGAAGATCAGCTCTCTTATGGAGAGGTTTGGAATAAATGAATACGTCAAAAACAGATGTTATTTTTTTATCCAAGCAGAAGATCCAGACGAAGCTTGTCATCTAGCAATGAATAAGCTGAAAGAAGGCGTATTAAAATACAATCCTATAGATGCCGTAAAAGACATAGTAAAAGATTTTGATAATACCACCAAGGTAATTAAAGCATCAAGAATAAAGCCGCGTAAAAGATGAAAAGAGACTATCACGATCCAGTTTATGCAAGCTGGCGCAAACAGGTATATGAAAGAGACTCTTATGAGTGTCAAATGCCCGGATGTAATAGTAAAAAGAAGCGTCTTAATGCGCATCATATAATTAGGTGGGCAGATGCTCCTCATTTGCGTTACGATTTGAATAATGGAATAACGCTGTGTTGGAAATGCCACAAAGAAGTAACGGGAGCAGAACGGAACTATGCGAGTCTGTTTTGGGACATACTAAGAAACAATGAGAAGTGAATACATAATATTAAGAGACACGAGAGAGAAGAACGGCTGGACTTTTCAATCGTTTGACCGCTGCAAAGCCGTGAAAGACTGGGGTTTGAAGACCGGCGACTACACGGCGAGAGGATTGGAAAAGAGCCTAGTAATTGAGCGCAAGGCCAGCACAGGCGAATTGGCTATGAATTTAGGGCAAAAGAGGAAGCCGTTTGAAGCAGAAATGGAGCGTATGTCTAATTTCCGATGGGCATACATAGTATGTGAGTTCTCGATTGACGACATTATGTCGTTCCCTGAGAACTCAGGAATACCAAAAAAGAGATGGCAGTACATGAGGATGAACGGAAAGTTTATATGGCGGAGAGTTAGGGAGTTGGAGGAAAAATATAACGTGGTGTTTCTATTCTGCGAAAACAAAGTGGATGCCGAAGAAAGAGTGTTTAGGATTTTTGATGAAGTTACGGAGATACTAATTCGTGAACAAGTCAGTTAATACACTTAAAATATTAGAAGATGCATGGCTGAATCTAGACCAAGACAGCTCGAATATTGTAAATCCATTTGCAATTGAAACTGAAGAAGAGTTTCATATAAAGTTAACTTGGCTTTTGGCAAATCCAGAATACTTCTCTTTTATATGTAAACACATATTTAATGTAGAAATATTACCCTCGCAAGCTCTTTTCTTGCAAGAAATGTGGTATAGAAAATTCCCAATGCTTATCGCTAGTCGTGGTTTTGGTAAGTCTTTCATACTATCTCTATATTCTATGCTTAGGGCTTTGCTAATGCCCGGAAGAAAGATAGTCATCGTTGGTGCTGCTTTCCGTCAATCTAAAGTTCTTTTTGAGTACATGGACACGATATGGCGAAATGCACCACTCTTAAGAGATATAGCCGGTGGCAATAGTGGACCGCGTAAAGATGTTGATATGTGCAGAATGATCATAGGCGACAGCACGGTAACATGCTTGCCTCTTGGCGATGGAAGTAAAATTCGTGGTCAACGTGCTAATGACATTGTGGCTGATGAATTTGCATCTATACCTCGTGCAATTTTTGAAAACGTTGTAGCAGGTTTTGCTGCTGTATCAGCTTCACCGATAGAAAATGTCAAACGGATAGCGGCGGAAAAACAAGCTAAATCAAAAGGTATCCAATTAGATGATACTAGAGATGAGATGACCAAGCGCGGAAACCAGATTATTCTTTCTGGTACTGCTTACTATGACTTCAACCACTTTGCCGAATACTGGAAGAAATGGAAACAAATTATAAACAGTAAGGGCGATAAGAAGAAATTAGGAGAGGTGTTTGGCGAGGATGGAGTTCCTGATGACTTTGACTGGACTGAATATTCTATCATTAGGGTTCCTTTTGAGCTTTTGCCAGAAGGGTTCATGGATGCCGGTCAGGTAGCTAGATCTAAGGCCACCGTACACGCTGGTATATACCAAATGGAGTTTGGCGCTTGTTTCTCTAGTGATAGTAATGGCTTTTTCAAAAGATCGCTTATAGAGGCTTCTCCTGAGAATGAAATAAGCCTGCCTAGCGGTGAAGTTAACTTTCATGCCTCGATAAGAGGAAACCCAAAAGCTAGGTACGTGTATGGGATTGACCCTGCTTCTGAAGTAGACAACTTTTCGATTGTCGTTATGGAGTTGCACGAAGACCACTCAAGGATTGTTTATTGCTGGACTACCAACAGGTCTGAGCATAAAGAGAAGATAAAAGCGGGAGTTGTAAGCGAAACAGATTTCTATTCTTACTGTGCTAGAAAGATCAGAGACCTAATGAAGGTATTCCCTTGCGAGGAGATCGCTCTAGACGCTCAGGGTGGCGGTATAGCGATCATGGAGGCTCTACACGACAAGGATAAGATACAAGAGGGAGAGCTTCCCATATGGCCTACTATAGACGAGAAAAAAGAAAAAGATACCGATGGTCAAGCAGGACTACACATTGTCGAGCTTATACAGTTTGCTAAAGCGGATTGGGTTGGAGAGGCTAATCATGGGTTAAGAAAGGATTTTGAGGACAAGGTAGTGCTATTCCCCTACTTTGACTCCGCTACCATAGGTTTAGCTATATCCGACGACAAACTAAAAAATAGGCTATATGACACGCTAGAGGATTGTGTGATGGAAATAGAAGAGCTTAAGGATGAACTCTCTATGATTATCATGTCACAGACAAATTCTGGCAGAGATAAATGGGACACTCCTGAAGTCAAACTTCCGGGAGGAAGAAAAGACCGACTTAGAAAAGACCGTTACTCATCTTTAATTATGGCTAACATGTCTGCAAGAAAGATAAGAAGAACCCCAACGCCACAAGAGTATAACGCCGTTGGCGGGTGGGCTGGAAAAACAGTATCTCAAAGTGGAGATGGTTTTATAGGCCCTGCTTGGTTTACAGAAGGAATGAAAGATGTGTATTAATTTGGTGTATAATCAATTAGATTAATCTTTCAATCATTCCAATTACATTCCAAACGAGAAAAATAATGGCAGAAGAAAATCAAGATATGCAAAAAGCACAAGGCTTTGTTACTTGGGCAGACGACTCTGGAAAACAACAAGCTCTAGTTGACACTTCAGATAACATAGATCACTACGACGGTATACAAAAAACCGTTGGTTATAGGAGAAGATCGTTCTTAGATCTAGAAACCAACCGCTCTGTTAGAGTTGGTTTTACTAGAGAAGACTATAACAGATTTAGAAGTGAAGAGGCTGTACCCTACAAACAAAAAGAAGCCATCCAGATGTGCATGGCTGCATACGATAAAGTCGGAATCATTAGGAATGTAATTGATTTGATGTCTGACTTTGCTTCTCAGGGCATAACTCTCGTACACCCAAACAAGAGAATAGAAAAGTTCTACAGGAAGTGGTTTCAAAAGATCAACGGTAAAGAAAGATCTGAAAGATTCTTAAATACCCTGTATAGATGCGGAAATGTAATTGTTAAAAGAAGAACGGCAAAGATAAGTAAGAAAGCCGAAAAAGAACTGAGGTCAGCAGCCTCAGATATGAGCATACAAGACTTACTGTTTAACAAGCGCGAAATACCTTGGAAGTTTGACTTTCTAAACCCACTGTCAATCGAAGTTGTCGGTAATGAGCTAGCGACTTTTGTTGGTCAACCAAAATACGCTCTTAAGGTATCTAAAGTAATTAGACAGCAGGCAAAGCGCGGTATTGCAGGCACTGTTCCCTATAATGCAAAGCTCTCAGCTGTGCTTCCTCCAGATATTATAGACGCAATTAAAACCGGCAAAGAGTTAATACCTTTAGACGAAAACAAAGTCTCTGCATACTTCTACAAGAAAGATGACTGGTTGGTTTGGGCCAATCCTATGATATACGCAATTCTTGACGATATCGTAATGCTCGAAAAAATGAAGCTCGCAGACATATCCGCACTTGACGGCGCTATATCTAATATAAGACTTTGGAGTCTTGGCGATTTAGATAACAAAATACTACCAACTAAAAATGCAATCAATAAACTTAGAAATATACTAGCTAGTAATGTAGGTGGCGGAACTATGGACTTAGTATGGGGTCCTGAATTAAAGTTCACCGAGTCTAGTACACAAGTATATAGATTTTTAGGTAAAGAAAAATATGATCCAGTTCTTACGAATATATATGCAGGTCTCGGCATTCCACCTACACTTACCGGAATGGCCAGTGGTGGCGGAGGCAGCTTTACTAACAACTTTATTAGCCTTAAAACTCTTGTAGAAAGACTAGAGTATGGGCGCGATGTTTTAGTCTCTTGGTTAAATACCGAGCTTGAGATAGTTAGAAAAGCTATGGGCTTTAGATTACCGGCTACCATTCACTTTGACCAAATGGTTCTTGCTGACGAATCTTCAGAGAAAAACCTCCTAATACAACTGGCAGACAGAAACATTGTTAGTGCCGAAACAGTTGTTGAAAGATTTGGAGAAATTCCAGAGATCGAAAAAATCAGAATTAAAAGAGAAGAGCGAGAAAGAAAAGGGGAATCTATGCCTCAAAAAGCTGGCCCTTACCACAATCCGCAACACAAGAACGATATCGAAAAGATTGCTTTGCAAAAAGGAGATATTGGCGCGGAAGATCTCGGTATAATCCCTTCTGAAGAAACAGGCCCTCATCCGTTCACAAATCCCGAAGATAGAGTTAGTAGGGAGGTTAAAGATGAAGCCGCTGAGGAAGAGATGAGAAAGCAACAACAAAGAGAGAAAGAATTTGATCCAGTGGGTCGTCCTGAAGATGGGAGACCTAAAAATGCTAAGGATAGCGTCAAAAGAAAGCAAAAAGAAGTTCTTCCTAGAGAGACTGTGAAATCAGATTTTGTAAACTTACTGCTATGGACTAACAATGCGCAAAAAACAATATCCGAAATTGTGCATCCTGCCATCCTTGCACATTACAATAAAAAGAACCTCAGAGCGTTAAACAAGCAACAATCTGGAGAGTTAGAATATATAAAATTATGCGTGCTTTGTAATTTGAAACCTTACGAAGAGATAAATGCAGGTTTAGTTAATGACATTTTGAAAAGTGGATCTGGAGTAAATCAAACTGTAGCGAAAACAATTACTTCGCTAAAAAGTGGATTTATTAAAACCAACAAGAGGCCACCTAACATTGATGAAAGAAAACAGATGGGCGCTAATGCCTATGCGTCGTTCCATACTACCTAATGTTTTTAGCATTTATTTTAAATAATGGTGTATAATTTTATGAGGTATTATATGAATATTCCAATATACAAAAAAGAAATCAACGATAATCTTGGTGAAAAAATATTAGCGAGCAATAGTCTTGCTTACGCTTCACTTGTCAGTGCATATGTACCAAGCGAAGAAGACCAAGAAGACATAAAAAAATTATTAGCTTCGGATAAAGCTGCTGCTGAAAATAAAGGTCAATTTGATCTTTACTATCTAAAGTCTATTCTTGTTTCTACAGGCTGGAACAAAAACGATGATGTTTTTGATTCTAACGAAGTTTGGGAAGCTAGGAATAGTCCTGAAGATAAACAATTCAACTTCATGCATAACGAGGCTGATATTATAGGGCATATTACTGGTTCCACTGTTGTAGATACAGAAGGTAAGGAGTTAGAAGATCAGAGCATTATGCCTAGTTCTGATTTTGAAATCCGTACCAGTGCTGTTTTATACAATAGCTGGACTGATTCAGAAAGAAAAGAGCGAATGCGAAAAATCATAGCTGGAATTGAATCCGGTGAGTGGTTTGTAAGCATGGAAGCTCTTTTCAATAATTTTGATTATGCCGTTATATCACCTGATGGAGACAACAAGGTGATTGCAAGAGATGAAGAGTCTGCATTTCTAACTAAACATCTTAGAGCATATGGAGGAGAGGGACAGTATGAAGGACACAGGGTAGGTAGACTACTACGGAACATCAATTTTTCTGGCAAGGGCTTGGTGAGTAACCCGGCTAATCCTAGAAGTGTTATCTTAGATGATGGCGGTTCTAGAATTTTTTCTTTTGCCGGAGTTAATGAAACAAAATTAATTTCAGAATCAAATATTAAGGAGATATCTGATATGTCCGATAATGTATTAGAGAATCAAGTCGCAGAGCTAAAGGCAGAATTGGCAACCGCCAAAGAAGCCGCAGAAGCTTTGCGTGCTGAAGTTGCTGGTCAAAAAGATGAGGAATTTCAGTTAAAAATTGAAGCTTTTGAAGCTACTGTTGCTGAAAAAGACGAAGCTATTGCAGAAACTAAAGAAGCTCTAGAAGCTATTACAGCTAAAGTCACTGAGCTTGAAGAGGCTATTGCAAGTAAAGATGAAGAATTGGCTGCTGCCAATGAAAAGATTGAAGCCCACGAAGCTGAAAAGAAGGTGCTTGCTCGCAAGTCTATGCTTCTTGAAGCTGGTTTAGAAGGCGAAGAAGCTGAAGCTGCTCTTGAAAAGTTTGCTGAAGCAAGTGACGAAATGTTTGGGGAAATCGTTCAGGTTATGGCTGCTAGCCCTATGGGTAAAAAGCCAAAGGCTGAAGACAAACCCAAAAAGGATGACGAAGAAAAAGACGAAAAAGAACTTCCTCCTTTCATGAAGAAGAAGGGCGCTAAACCTATGGACGACAAGTCCAAGAATGCTGGAACGCCCCCTAAGAAGATGATGGCTGAAGAAGAAGCTGAAGAAGTTGAAGCTGATTTTTCAGAAGAAGTTCTTGAAGAAGTCGAAGTAGAAGCAGAAGCATCACTAACTGACGTTGGTGAAGACGCTGTTTTGGAAACAAGAACGGCTGCTAGCGCGTGGCTTGAAAGTAACGTTCTTCGTTCAACCGCTAAGGTTCAAGAGTAATTTAGTTTTTTAATAGGAGTATATATCATGGCTTTAAAAGCTGATAGACACGAACTCGATGTCGATATTTCTTTCTTCTGGAACGCCGCCGCAGCTGAACGTGGTGGGGTTGTAGTTTTAGATGCCGTTGGCTCTGGTGCAGCAATGGACCAAGCTGGCGCAAAAGTAAAGTATGCCGTAGCAACTAACGCTTTGATTCCCGTTGGTATTCTGTTGAACGATGTTGTCAATCTTGACCTCACTCGTCAACACATCAACTGGCATCAAGACGAAGTCCAAAAAGGTGGAAAAGTTTCTATCCTTAAAAAGGGTTACGTTGTGACCAATAAAATTTCTGGTACACCAGCTGCTGGTGAAGCTGCATTTGTGTGTGATGATACCGCTGGTAACATTGCTACCGATGCTGAAATTACTGATGGTAAGAAGATTATCATTGGTCGCTTCATGTCCAAAAAAGACGAAGATGACTATGCAAAGGTTGAAATTAATCTTCCAATGCCATTCCAGAATACTGACGACGATACTGTCGGTCTTGAGTAATAATCTAACCCTTAAATGGAGAATAGAATAATGAATAGAATGAATCGACCTGATGATCATTTTATTGAGCTTATTAAGCGCTCCGGCAGTGCTGAAAAGGTAGTTGCCCTTGAAGCTCAACATGAACTCGCTACCGCACTAGAACAGCCTTTGAGAAAAGGTGTTTTGGTCGGTGACGTTTTAGATGGGATCTTTGAAAGACTCCCAATGGAAGCTGGAACTTCAGTGGAATTCCCACTGGATCTCTTAGCTCCCGGAACTGAGAACGAACACGTTGCGTATACAAATCCCGGACATGGGCGTATTCCAGAACGTGCTGTCGAAGGCGATTACGTCATGGTTCCAACTTATACAGTTGGATCCTCGATTGATTACCTTCTTCGGTATGCTCGCGAAGCTCGCTGGGATGTTGTTGGTCGCGCAATGCAGGTTCTCGAAGCTGGTTTCGTAAAGAAGATGAACGACGATGGTTGGCACACCCTCTTAGCCGCTGGCGTTGACAGAAACATCTTGGTTTACGATGGCGATGCCGCTGATGGACAGTTCACAAAGAGACTCATTTCTTTGATGAAAACTGTCATGCGACGTAACGCTGGTGGTAACACTGGATCTTTGAATCGTGGACGTTTGACTGATCTCTACTTGTCTCCAGAAGCTCTGGAAGACATCCGTAACTGGGGCGTAGATCAAGTTGACGAAATCACACGACGCGAGATCTATCAAGCAGGCGACGATGCCGCTGCTATCACTCGCATCTTTGGTGTAAATCTGCACGACATGGATGAACTTGGCGAAGGTCAAGAATATCAGAACTTCTACAGCAACCAACTTGCTGCCTCACTGAATGGTTCTGACCCTGAACTTGTAGTTGGTATTGATAGAACTGCCAATGACAGTTTCATCATGCCTATTAAGCAAGATGTCCAGATTTTTGAAGACGACGCACTTCATCGCCAACAGAGAGCTGGTTTTTACGGCTGGGCTGAAGTAGGATTTGCTGTACTTGATAACCGAAGAATCCTTCTTGGCTCCTTCTAATCAGTAACGGCTTTCTGTCTAAGAACCGCCTCTAAGTTTTTTAGGGGCGGTTTTTTTGTATATGGTGTATAATAATATGTATTTTATAGATTTTACTGTGGTTTTAATTACATGACAAAAAGAACAAAAAGCGAGCTATCAACACAGATAGAGACAGTTTTACCTAACAACTCTGCCGGACTTATTAGTCCAGCGGATGTAAGAGATTCTTTTACAGATACCGCAGATTCTGTTGTTTTTTGGGACAATTCAGTACCGTCCAGTGCAACAGAAACTTGCAGTCCCGGAGAAATGCAATTTGGTGGGACCGCTATAAATGGCACAACAATATATCACCTCTATGTGTGCGTTGCGAGTAACACATGGAGAAGAATGGAGTTAACCTCCTTTTAGATCGGAGATAAAACATGTCAGCACTTTCAAACTATCTAGAGAACGCCTTAATAAACCATGTATTAAGAAACACTGCTTATACCACTCCCGGAACAAGTGTTTACGTGGGCCTTATTAAGTTCTACGAAACTGACAAATTAGAAGCTGGTACACTAACTCAAGAAGCAAGTGGTGGATCTTATGCTAGGGTGCAAGTTACTTCTTGGGACGCACCTTCTAATGGAGCTACCCAAAATACTAGTGATGTAACATTCCCAACCTCCTCAGCAGATTGGGGGATGGTTTCCGGTGTTTTTGTTGCCGACGCTTCAAGCGGTGGTAACGTCTTACTTCACGGATCTTTAACGTCTGCAAGAGATGTAAAGAACGGCGATGTGTTCAAATTTAATGCTGGCGATTTAGATATTACATTTGCCTAGTAAACTCTAAAACCTCTTGTTAGGGAGTTGCTATGGCTCTAGTAATAAAAGACAGAGTAAAAGAAACCACAACAACTGACGGTTCAGGCACTATAAGCTTGGCTGGAGCTGTTGATGGTTTTCAGACATTTGTATCCGCAGTAGGAGATGGCAATACTACCTACTACGCAATAGAAGATGCAAATGGCACTTCTTGGGAAGTCGGCATTGCCACAATAACTGACGGTTCTCCCGACACTCTCGCAAGAACTACAGTATTAGCTAGTTCAAACAGCAATAATGCACTCGATCTAACAGTCGGAACCCATACCGTTTTTGGTACATATCCTGCCGACAAAGCTGTTTTTCTTGATGCGGATGGAAAGTCTAACACCGCATCTCCTTATAACACAATCACTGGAGACACAACCTTGACCACTGCCAATGGTGTAGTCTTCGCAAATGCTAGCAGTGGGGAAGTTGACGTTACTTTGTATACCGCAGATTCAAATGGTGGTATGCAGGTAATAGTTAAAAAAACGGACAGCAGCAGTAATGCTGTAAATATTTTAAGGGCTGGAAGCGACACCATAGACGGCTCAACTACTGTTTCACTTTTACACCAGAATGAATCTGTTACATTGGTATCGGATAATAGCAATTGGTTTATAGTATAAAGTGTATATTACTACAGAAACATCAACTTCCTAGCGGAGAAATAATATGACATATTCACCTTTTGGGATTGGTATTGAAACACTAGGTACATCCCAAGTTTCAAAGTTTGTAAGTGTTGATAGCAATGGCGATCTCATCATACCAGATAGTGACAAATTTAAGTTTGGTACTGGTAGTGATATGCAAGTATATCACGATGGCTCTCATGGTTATCTCACAAACGCTACTGGCACTTTAAAACTAGCAACAGAAACAAGTGGTATAGCAATATCAATTGGTCACACCACATCTGAAGTCACTGTTAATGATAACTTGACTGTCACAGGTGACCTTACGGTAAATGGTACTACAACTACTATTAACTCAACAACAATGACTGTTGATGATTTAAATATAGTTCTTGCGTCTGGAGCTTCTGATTCATCTGCTGCTGACGGCGCTGGTATTACAATTGATGGGGCTAGCGCTTCATTGATCTATGACCATACTGGAACTCAGTGGGAGTTTAATAAAAACGTAGAGTTTGCCGGTAAATTACTTCCAAACGCAGATGCCACCTACGACTTGGGTAGCACGAGTCTTGGTTGGAACGACCTACACATAGGTTCTGGCGGCGTTATTAACTTCGCTAATGGCGACGTAACAGTAACACACTCTTCAAATACTCTTACCGTAGCTGGCGGAACATTAGCTACAGCAGCTCTCACAGCGACCACAGGTACGTTCTCAGGCGTTTTGAAGACCGACGACACTACAGACGCTACAAGCACCACAGACGGCTCTCTACAGACCGATGGCGGTCTTAGCGTTGCAAAAGATGCTGTTATCGGTGACGACCTTATCTTGTTGTCGGACTCTTCTGTCATTCACTTTGGTGGTGACAAAGAAATTACGCTTAGTCATGTAGCAGATACGGGTCTTACCCTAAAGCATACAGCTACGGCAGACGACAAACCAGTTACGCTTACTCTTGCTACTGGCGAAACCGACATAGCTGCTAACGATGTCATTGGTATTATTAACTTCCAAGCTCCAGACGAAGGTACTGGAACAGACGCTATCTTAGTAGCTGCTGGAATTGCTGCTGTTTCAGAAGGTGATTTCGCAAACGATAATAATGCTACGAAGCTCAGTTTCAGAACAGCGGCTAGTGAAGCAGCTTCTGAAAAGATGTCTCTATCTAGTGGTGGTAATCTTACAGTCGCTGGTGACATTACTGTTTCTGGTAGTGACATTATACTTGATGATGGTGGATCTCTTAAAGAGGGTGGTGGTACTGCTGCCTTTACCTTTGATGGAAGTGGTCACGTTACCAAGATCGGTCAAGATAGCCCATCTAATGGCGAATTCTTGAAATACGACGGTAGTAAATGGGTAGCAGCCGCAGCTACTGTTAGCAGTCTTGCTGCTGATGATATTAGTGCTGGTGACGCCGCTATAAATCTTACTACAACTAGTGGAAATATCACTATAGACGCTCAAGATGGCGACTCAGACATTATCTTCAAGGGTACTGATGGAAGTAGTGACACAACGTTCTTAACACTTGATGGTAGTGATGCTGGAGCTGCTATATTTAACAGCACTGTAAAGGGTAGTGTCTTTATTGACTCAGTAGAAATTATAACAAACGATGCCGTTACTGTAAGTAAAGGCTTCACTGGAGTTACTACTGGCGGATCGACTAGAGTCGCTACCTTACCAGCAGCTGTTTCAGGCAATGTTGGTGCAATGTACACCATTAAAAAGCTAGACAGCGGATCTGGTAGTGTGCAGGTTGCTAGAGCTGGCAGTGACACAATTGATGGAGGAACTAGTGTTGTTCTTTACCATCAGCACGAAAGTGTAACTGTTATTGTTGGAGCTGCTTCTACTTGGTACATCATGTAATTTTAGGAGTTTTTGGTAATGGCGCATTCAATCACGTTACAAAACCTATCAGATACTGATATTATCAATAATGACATATTAGGTCAAATTTGTTTTGCTGCACCTAACGAGGCTGGAGGAACCGACTCAATATTAGTATCGGCCTCTATATTCGCTAGATCAGAAGGCACTTTTGCTGCTGATAATAATGCTACTGAGTTGGTTTTTGTAACCGCCGCTAGTGAATCTGCCTCTCCCGGAGCGACTAATTATGATATGACCTTAAGCTCTGGTGGAAATCTTACTTTAGCTGGCAATCTAGAACTCGGACACGCGAGTGATACTACGATAGCAAGAAGTAGTGCTGGAGTAATAACAGTAGAGGGAACAGAGGTTATTTTGGCCGGTGCGGTCACTGCGATAACCTCTCTCCTTGCTACTGATATTAAGATTGGTGAGGACGCCCAAACAGCAATTGATTTTGAAACTGCTAATGAAATTCATTTTGACGCTGATAATGCTGAAAGAGTAAAAATAGATTCTAATGGATTAACCATGACTAGTGGTGATATCTATACCGACAAAATTAGGCGAGCCTCAGATAGTAGTACTACTACAAAAATACTTCTTAATGATGAGGTATTAAAGCTATACGCCGGTCATTCATCAAACAATATCTGCACGATAGACTCTACCGGATTAACTATTGACAATGGTAGCTTGGAGACGGCTACTATTGATTATACTGATGGCGATAATGCAATGACCATCGCTGATGGTGGTAAAGTTACATTTGCCGCAGGATTTGCTGTAGGTTCAGATGCGGCTGGAGACATTCTTTATCATAATGGCACTAGCTATGTTAGGCTTGGCATAGGATCTGATGGTCAAGTGTTGACTGTCAACGATGCCGGAAACGCACCTCAGTGGGAAAATGCTTCTGGCGGTGGTAGTGGTGATATAACAGGAGTAACCTTAGCTGGAGACTCTGGTTCTGCTGCCGACACTTCAGGAAATGCAGACATTACTATCGCTGGTGGTAATGGCATAACTACTTCAGGTAGTAGTGCTACTTTGACTGTCGCTCTTGATGCAGCTCTAACTACAGTCACTTCTTTGTTAGCCTCAAATATTAAAATTGGTGAAGATGATCAGACAAAGATTGATTTTGAAACCGCAGATGAAATTCACTTTTACGCTGCCAATGTAGAGCAGGTATATCTTGCAGATAACATTTTTGGTCCACAGTCTGACAGTGATGTTGACTTGGGAAGTAATAGCGTAAGGTGGAAAGATGCTTATATTGACAGTATAACCACCACGGGTAAGATAACTGCCGGTGGTTCTATTAATCAAGGTATTACAAGCGCTACCGAAGATGCTACAGTCGTTATAGACCTAAGTTCTGGTAACTATTTTAATATAACTTTAGGCGCAAACGTATCAGACATAGATTTTACCAATGGAACAGATGGTCAAAGATTTTTAATTAGATTTACTCAGCCCGGAGGTGCTAACTATAGTATCGCCTATAATGCTGTCACTCATGACCAAGATGGTGGTGGAAGTCCTGCCAGCGTTACAATTAAATGGGCTGGAGGAATAACACACACTATGACTAGAACAAATGCAAAGGCTGATACTGTAGGATTTATTATTAATGATGAAAATGCATTTGATGGGTTTATAGTAGGACAAAATCTATAATGGCAAGAAACACAGTAGAGGTAGTAAGCGATAAAGCAGTAAGTAGTTGTTCGGGGTCTGGACCTAGCTACACCATCAATTATTCAGCAAAAGTTACTTGGGATCCCGGCGATGCCGGTCCTCCCGCCATACCTGTTCAGGTTGGAGATAATGTCACTGCTTATAAGATGACAGCTGGAGATGGAGCGCATGGAGATGGAGGAACTGATGTCTCTACTTACACATACCTTGTCACAGGAATAACAGACGGAGATACATTAACACTTAAATATATTACTGATAGTAATGGGGATGGAGATGACTCTCCTTGTGACCTACCTTCTGGAACAGGAAGTTCAGCATCTCCTAATAAAGCTCCACATGACTTCACAAGAGATTTAGGACCAGCTTTTAATTTGTTTTTATAAGAGAGAATTATGGACAGATGTCAGTGCGAGTCGTGGGGATTTTGCTCGTTTTTCCAGCAAGAGATGACTTACGAACCTCCTAACTGGCAGTGGTGTCAAAACGCCACACCAGAAGAAAGAAAAAAATACAAGATAGCAGTTGAGAAGAAACATAAAAGAAGAGCTACTGGGCCTTGGTGTTATCCAGACAACCTAAGTATTAGATTTTCTACGGTGTCTTCTTTAGTTGACGACATAAAAAAACACCTACTACCGAAACTTGCAAAGCTAGAAATAAAAGGGGTGGTTGGTATTCCAAGATCTGGAATGTTACCAGCAACTCTGTGTGCTTTGTGGCTAAACGTACCTATGTATTCAGTTGCGGAGGACGGAAGCTTGCATTTAATGTCAAATGCTTCAGGCTTTGGCGGCTTGAGGATGTCCAAGTTTAAGGAGAGACAGGGCGATATTCTTTTGATAGACGACACGCTTTCAAGCGGTGGTTCTATGAAAGAGGCTTTGGAAAGCATAAAGACAGACGAAAAGATAATAACATGCGCTGTTTATGCTAACCCTAAAAACATTGAAAAGATAGACGTTTACGGTATTGATTTGCATCATCCATACATATTGGATTGGTGCTTTTTTAATACGTCGTACATGGAAAAAAGCTATTTAGACTTTGATGGAATTCTTTCACCAGATGTTCCTTCAAACATAGCAAACGACGAGAGTAAGTATGTTGAATATATAGCTAACGTAGCACCTATACAGTATAGACTTCCTCGTCTTTATAAGATCAAAGGGATAGTAACAGCGAGATTAGAAAAATACAGAAAGGTGACAGAGTGGTGGCTTGACAAGCATGAAATAGAATATGAAGAGCTTCACATGTTTCCAACAGAAAGACAGCAAGAAAGGGACGCAAACCATATAGAAGAGTCTTCCAGTTTTAAGTCTGACATATACAAAAAAAGCGATGCTTTTATTTTTGTTGAGAGTCACAAATTAGAAGCAAAGAAGATACACGAGAAGTCGGGTAAAGTTGTTATATGTCCTGATGATGAAAGGATATGGGTAAAACGTGACTAGTGTTATAATCCCGTTTTCTAGTTCTAGATTTATTCATGTACCAAAGACCGGCGGAACTTGGGCATTAGAAGCCATGAGTTCAATAGGTTTAAAGTATGAGGTTATAAATCCAAGAAAAGATATAAGAGGTGGTCATACTGGATTTTACTACAAGCAACGAGGAGCATTTTCCTTTGGGTTTGTTAGAAATCCTTTTGACTGGTACAAGTCATTTTATAAGTTTAATAAAGGTCTTAGCTCTAGAACAAAAGGGCAACTAGGTATAAAAAGATGGAATCTAGAAGACATAAATGAGTTTGTCTTTGATTCGATTGAAAATGGACATAATCTGTCTGAGCAGTTAAGGTACTTTTTTGGACATTTTTACGAAATAAGTTTTATAGGTAAATATGAAAACCTATGCGAGGATTTGATAAAAGCTCTTTATTTATCTGGAGAGTTTTTTGACGTTGGTTATGAGGATACTATAAGAGAGTTTAGCAATACTATTGTTAACTCTAGTGAAGGTTTGGAATGCGGAGAATACTCGACAGAAGCAAAGAATGCAATATTTAGAGCGGACAGAAAAATATTCAGAAGATTTGATTATTAATGGACAAAATTAAAATAGCACAGACAAGAGAAGAGCTGTACTTATCAATACCTAAAGGTGGCGTAGGGGCAGAGCTTGGTGTTTGCAAAGGTTCAAATGCCGCGATACTCTTCCAATACACAAAGCCTACGAAGATGTACTTGGTTGATATATGGACTGAGTCATGTCCCGATGGTCAGGAGTGGCATCCACAGCTTATACCAAGCTACGGGAATCATTATGAAATGGTTGCGGACATCTTCTCAGAAGAAATTACTTTAGGAAGAGCTGAACTTATAAAAGATTATAGTACTGAGTTTTTGTGTGATCTACAGGATAATTCTCTGGACTGGGTTTATTTAGATTCAAATCACGATTATGAAGTTGTGTCTGCCGAGATAGAAATTTCACTACTAAAAGTAAAGAGTGGTGGATATATCATGGGTCATGATTACTGCAATTTTATGGAGAACACTTGGGGAACCTCAGTTGTAAGAGCTGTAAACGAGAGGATTCAAAACGGGGACATATTCATGGAAGCTATAAGTGAAGACACATGGCCTTCTTATTTATGCAGAGTTTTGTAAATGGAAGTAACTTTTGTAATACAAGGACCAATTACTTGTGAAACAATGAAAACAGTAGAGGTCTGTAGGAAGTATGGAGAAGTTATAGTGTCCTGTTGGGATAACGATTGTCCAAGATTAATAAAAAAACTTAGCAAGCAAGTTAAGGTGGTCAAGAATAAGTTTTTTAACCCTAAAGGATACAACTTTCAAAACATACAATATCATATAGCAACATTTTTACAAGGTGTTAAAGAAGCAAAAACAGAGTATGTAATAAAAATAAGATCTGACGAATACTTTACTGATATGTCTAAATTGATAGAAACTGTCAGCAAAAATAAAGATAAGATTACAACTTGTAATTTTTTATTTAGACCAGATGTATTGTTTCATCCATCGGATCATATTATAGCAGGAAAAAAGAAAAGCTTGTTTGCGATGCTTATATGGAGTATGGATTTTATAAAAAAATTTAAAGAAGACAAACCTGTTAGTGTAAAAAAAATAGGTTTAAAAAGCGATCTTTTTTATAAGGATGTAACAGCAGAACTTACATTTTGCATATCCTACCTAAAAGGAAAAGGTATTGATATTATCAACGACATTAAAGATATGGATAATGACGAACTTAAAAAATACCACAAAAAAATAATCAACAATCATTATGCTTTAATCAGAGCTTCAGATATGGGAAATTTTTTGCTCAGATTTAAAGGAAACCCGGATATAACAGGACCAACGGCATTTACGAATGAACAGGACTTTTTAAATTACGAGTTACCTTCGATAAAATCAATGAAAGAGTTATAAATGCTCGGTTTTAATTCAATAAGTTCTAATCCATTCTCAGCAGTGTCAGTTACGGCTTCGAGTAATGCTGTCGCAAAGATAGTCGTTGGACCTGCTTTTAGTAGGGGTTTTGATATAGGCTTCGAGAGAGGCCCAACACTTATTGCTACAGCCACTATAACTCAAGAAGTTTTACACTCTAGCCTACACCTTTCTGCCACTGGTACTGTGGAGAAGTTAGGCGTGACTAATATTCCGGTTATTGTAAGCGCTGCTTTTAACTGGGCTGATACCGCTTACCTTCAAAGTCAGGCAAGTTTATCCGCAAATAGTGTATTATTATTAGGAGGGGTAGCTGATATAACTTTCCCCTCTACGATATCTGCCAAGCTTACGAATGCGTTTGACAACTCAGATATCGTTGACCTGACTTTATATTTAGACAAACAAATGGACTTGTCTGCGTATATAGAAAAAATGCCAGAACTAGCACTTTATTTAGACAAACAAAAGCCGGTTGATTTGTATATAGATAAAATTATTAACAAATCTCAATACATAAATAAGCAGTCAAGCTTTGATTTGATGAGAGAGAGATAATATGCCAGCCAACGAAGTACACCAAAATGACGTAGGAACTAAGTTCCTCGTGACAATAAAAGATGGCAGTGACGCTGTAAACGTCTCTAGCGCCACAAGCACAAAACAAATTATTTTTAAAAAACCATCAGGAACAAGCATGACAAAAAGCGCTTCGTTTAATACTGACGGAACAGATGGCAAGATATACTACACTGCTGTTGCTGATGACTTAGATGAGATTGGCACATATGAAATACAGGGAAAGGTAGTTATTACAGACGGAACTTTTTATACGGACATACAAACGTTTAAAGTTCATAGAAATCTATAAAGGGGCGAAACATGGCTTGGCAAAATGAAATGAGTATAATTGTTCGTCACTTGATCAATGATCTTGACTCATCTAGTTACACATTTACAGATAGTAGATTAGAAGAAAGCATACTAGTAGCTGCTCAGTTAGTACTAATTGAAATAGATTTTGATAAGTCATACACGATAGACGTAGATGCAGCTTCAATATCACCAGACCCAACAACATCCGGCGACAAAGACAACTCATTTATAAATCTAGTTTCACTAAAAACCGGCACTATACTACTTGGTAGTGAGCTTAAAACACACTCGCTAAATGCTATTGCACTCAAAGATGGCCCTTCCTCCTTAGATCTAAGAGGAATAGTAAGTAGTCTAAAAATACTTTTTGATGACATAAATAAAAAGTATGAAGATGCAAAAGTAGAGTTCAAGATGAACGGTATTGTAGGCCAAGCTATACTCGGCCCATACTCACCGGGTAGCGATGGTGTCGCCAGAATGCACTTAGGTAGAAGATCAGGATACTTTGAATAATGGCAGAATATACACAAAATTCACTTAAATCAAAAATAGATGCTGACCTAGCTGATAATCAAGCTGGAGGTATCACAGCAGAAACATTAAGAACCACCCTGAAGCACATGGTGGATTCTGTTATACCAATTTCTGCTAGTGGCTCTGATATATATTTTATAAACGACATTGACATTAGAGATAATGGCGTTGCGATAGCAGATCAAAATATAGGAACCATAAAATCTCAATGGAATAACAATGACGTTTCATCTATAAACTTTTTCTCAGGCTCTGATACCACAAACAAAGACGATGGATACATAGTATTCAAAACTGCTGCGTCTGGAGTCTCTTCGACCACAGGTGGAGAAAGCTTGGTAAAAAGACTTGAGATAAGTAAATCCGGCCAAACCTTGATTTATGGTAGCGGAAATACACTCCCAAGTATGGAAATAAGAAGTATTAATGCTTCTGGTGTTAATATCCTACTGGAAAAATCTGTTGGCAACCTAGCTGTGCCTACAAATCAGTCTTTCTATGCAGGGCATTGGGACTCCTCAACATCTTCCTTCACACCTAGAATTGCTTTCAATACTAACGGTAGGTTTGGTGTTGGTACTACCTATCCACAAAGCCAGATACATGTAAGTGCTTCTGGTGCAGCGATGAGGGTTGATTCGGAGGTTGATTCCAATGACTATGCATCTATAAAGATAAACAAATATAAAACTAACTCATCTACGTATGACTCAAACAATCTTAATGTAGGCTTTGGTCTTGGTGTCGCCAGTGCTGCCAGTGGTGTTGGTTACTTTTTTGTAGCTAGAGATACCAATAGAAATGATGCAGTTAGAGCCAGCGAATCACTCATGGTGGTTGATAGTGGCGGCCATGTTGGTATAGGCACTAGATATCCAAAAGAAAGACTAGAGGTTGGGGATAGTCTTGGTAAGATCACTGCTAGTGGAGATGGTCATGCAGTATCAATATCTTCAAAGACAGGCGATTCTCATCTTTATATAGGTTCTGGTGACGGTAGAGCTTACCTCTCAAATTATGCAGATATAAGATGGGAAGGCGATAATCACAGACTAGTTATAGATACAAAAAGCGCTCAAGTACCCAGAGCGCAATCGTTTGTTATTGACTCAACAAATGGCAACATTGGAGTAGGCCATTCAGGAATAAGCGTTGAACACACTTGGAGACCAAACCATAACTTCCATGTCTCTGGAAGCGGAACTCCAACAACCTTAACGCTTGAAAACTCTCTCAATACAAACACAGCAATACACATAGGTAAGAATACAGATGGTAGCGGCATATTAACTTATGCGTCTACTGATAATGAAAAGGGTCATTGGGCCACTATAGGTTATAAGTCTTCTAACTCCTCTTTGAAGATCAATAACTCAGGATCCTTTGTTCCTTCTCATTTAACTATTGATAGAAGAGGAAATGTTGGTATTAATACCGACTCTCCATATCATTCTACTGTTCTAGGCAAGGACAGGTTGCATGTTTATGGTGAAAATACCTCGATGATTATTGGAGACCCATTTGGTGGAAGCAACTCAGCTCTAAGATTTGTTGGTTCTAGATCAACAAACAACACTGCTTACATACAAGCGGGAACTAGTGCCGCAGACACAAATGCAAAACTAAACATAACTAGATTTGATGCGGAAGGCAGTAACCTTCACAAGATGGAGGTCTATGCAGATTCTACTAAATTCCGTGGATCTGGCGTGTTTAACGAAGTTAGTGTACAAGGCAACATATTGCTAAACGATAACTGGTTAAGTAACGACGGAGGAAATGAAGGTATAAAAATAACAGACGACGGAAAAGTCGGATTGAATACCACTCCTTCATATGAATTACAGTTAAGTAGTAATTCTGCTGCAAAACCAATAAGTTCTGTATGGACTGTAGTATCAGACCAAAGAGTCAAAACAGATATAAACACCATAGAAGGTGCTTTGGATAAAATAGGCTCATTGAGACCAGTCAAATTTAAATATACAGAAAGCTATTGTGATTGTACAGCTGGGGTTACACCTGATAATGACTACTACAACTTTATTGCACAAGAAGTTGAACAACATTTTCCAGAGGCTGTTATTAATAGCGGACATGACCTAAAAGATCATGATACACATGAAGTGATTGTGGAGGATGTAAAATCTCTTGATAACCATATAATTAATGTTTACCTAGTTGCTGCTGTCAAAGAGCTTAAAGCTGAACTTGATGCGGCTAAACAAAGAATTTCAGAATTAGAATCCTAATAAGGAGATAAATATGGCTGACGTAGCTGATCATGCACAAAAAAACGTAAGCGCAATTAATAACGGTGCTGTTGTAGTTGGTTCTCCAAAAGCAGCTGGTACTGATGCGATTGGCAGTAATTTTACTATTGACGCTACCCAAAATGACGCTGGTACAACTGGCGGTCTTGAAGGCAAGCTTACAGATAGATTTGACGAAGTAACTTATTACACATCATAAGGAATAAACAATGACAGCTGTTCCTAATTTTTTAACAGGTAGAAAGAGTAGCATTGGAACCACTGCGCTTCAATTAACTACTAATACCACCAAAGCTGACAGAGGTGTTCAGGTTACAGCGGCTGCTGGTAACTCTGCAACTATATATGTCGGTTTACATAACGTAACAGCGGACTCAGCAGATGATACCGATGGTTTCCCATTGGCAGCTGGAGAGTCCATACTAGTTCCTGTCAGAGATGCGACAAAAATATATGTCGTAGCTTCTAGCGGTTCTAGTAGTAAAGTATTTTTCATGCTTGTATAGGGAGTCCGCAATGGAACTCATCTTAAAAATAGATGATGTAGCTGGCGACAATACATACAAAGATGGAGATATAGTACAGGCTTTTTCAAATGAGCGAATACTCTTATGTCACGCTCAAATAAAGTGCCATGTAAGTAATTTCCCTTTGGATACTGTCACCGGTCTTCGTCCAAACGATGGACTTCTCATGAAGTTCATGGAGAAAACCAACAAGTTTAAATTCGTTAGAGTTAATGACTCTCAAGTCAAAAAGGTTAATCTAGTAACTTTAGAAGAGGAAGTGTTGGAACACGATTCACACACCTTCTTAAAAGATAGATTTACAGACTCTAACCATTTAATATTTGGGGAAAGCGGTTCAGAAATTTGGTACTCAACCAATAGAGCGCCAAACATAGATGCTATATGGAATGATATAGAGACTCATACCGACTATCTAAAGGACGATCATTTTTCTTGGCCGTTAACAAGTCTAGAAAAAAGACACTTCTATGCCATGAACTGTAGAGGAAATGCTGGAGGGACAGTACAGGAACTTTCCGGCGGCACTGTAAATGAACGCCACTTCAAAGCAGTTACTGAAGATGAAGTTATTGTTGCTAAGAGAAGGTGGCATGTTCCTTACTGGGATATCTCAGGCGTAGACGTAGACAGCGTAAGAGACAAAGAAAAAGAAATTGACGGCAGGGTAAGTAGAGAAGAAAGACCTTTTATAGATGATATCACTGTAGACAAAGTTGAAGCGGGGATAATAGTAATATAATGGCAACTGTTACAAAAAGCATAGGCACTTCTTCCCGTGACTACAGCACAATAGCTGCATGGGAAGCAGATTTAGATAGCTCCTCAATATATTCAAGTGGTGACGATGCTGTTGGTGAACTTTATAACGACAGTGTTTTTGTTGAGGATATTGATATAGATGGTGGGGGTAGCATTGGTTTAGACACCATAACACTTACATCTTCAGATACTGAAGGCAATAGGCACAGAGGTATCAAAAACTCAGGACCTATAGTCAGGCATAATTCTTCTAGTAGAGACTTTATTGAAGTTGCAGGTAATGCGACTGTCGATAGCGTGACAATATCTTTTATTGAGTTTGACGGAGATGATGACTCAGTAAGTAATGGTGACGACAAACACTGTATCAAGTATACAGGGGCAACTGAACTTTACTTTCAAAATAACTTACTTCATAGCTGGGGTTCTGGGCAGGACGCGTCAGACACACGCACCTTTAAAGTAGAGGGTGACAAAACAGTATTCACTAATAATTTTATATTTAATATACATGGTGGATCTGGTCACACTTGGTATGTGTTTATGGGCAATTCTTCTTCAGCAAAAGAGTGTTTGATATTAAACAATAGTTTTTACGATATAGATAAGCAAAGCGCAGCAAATTCATATCTGTTTAGCCATGTTCATACACATGCAAATTCCAGAATAAGAAACAATGTTATTATGGATGAAAACTTAACAGCTGTGATTGGAACCGGAACCAAGCACGGATCCGCTGTAACCGACTATGTATGCTACGACGCTTCAAGTCTTACAGGATTCACAAACGTTGTTGAAGACACTTCTTCCAACGCTTTTTCAGATAATACTGTTTCAGATCCAAATTTACATTTAAAGTCAATAAGTAATTGTATAGATGCTGGTGTAGACCTTGGAGCATCGCCAACTAATGTCGCGGTTGATATAGACGGCAGAAACAGACATACCGAAGAAGATACTTGGGACTTGGGCGCAGATGAATACACAGCCGCATCTATAACCGGAAAAAGAGATGGATTTTTAAAACCGAATTACTCCTCTAGGATTGCATTCATATTAGTTGATCCATCATCCGAAATTATATAGGTGAAAAATGGCTATTAACATACCAGCAAGCGTATTTGAAAAATTAAACGAAGCAATCTTGCTTTTTAATAGAACTTGTACTCTTGTATACCCAGAAAGAAAAGACAGGTGTGGAAACTGTATACAAAATACAATAGGTGGAAGATCTGTAAATACCTATAGATCTGGAGGTCCTATTCCTTTTAACAGGGGTTCTTTGTGTCCACTTTGTGGAGGAAAAGGTGTTAAGTTAGTAGAAGAAACAAAGAGCATTGAAATGAGAGTCTATCATAATAGGAGAGACTTTATTAATGTGGGTTTTAATGCAGATATCCCAAGTAATGTTATACAAACCATAGGATATATGTCCGACTACGATGACATTATCAAGGCTAAAGAATTACTGGTAGACGTTGGGTCTTACAGGCAGGGCAGGTACAAAAGAATGTCAGAGCCTTTTGTTCAAGGGTTTAAACAAAACCCAACCCAATATGTAGTTGTTTACTGGGAAAGAGTATAGTATGGCGAAGTCCAAAGCAAGCCTAGTAGTAAAAACATCTAGAGCTTCTCAGAGAAGGTATATTGCAAAAAGCCTAGCTGACCAAGCAAATAAAGCTTTTAAAAGGTCGGCTAGGTCTTCTTTGCTTGCTGTGAGCAACGTTGTTTTCGCCGCCGTTCTTTACTCTGAAGAAATGCAGAGCTTAAAGTCTGGTTTACTAAAAGCTGAGCTTGGGCTAACAGATGGAATAGCTAACTCTGCACCAAACGCAATAGCCTCCATAGTGGCAGACCAAGTAGAGTTAAAACCTAAAAGAGTGAGTGTTGCCGGAAATAGCTTGAGAGGCGGCATGGAACTGAACATCATGCCTACAACAGCTTACTCTCAAATACTAGGAATACCACAAGGATCATACACATACTACTCAGTAAGATATAAAAAAGCTGTAACAATAAACTGGCTTGAATGGCTGCTAGCAAAAGGCGACTCAATACTCGTAGCTAATTTCGACTTTGTTAGTAGTTCAAAGGGAAGAAGCGGCATGGGTACTATGCAAAAAGATGCTGGTAGTTGGAATGTTCCTAGTAACTATTCTGGTACATACACAGATAATTTTATAACTAGAGCGTTGGAATCTAAAGGTGTTCAGTCAGAAATAACAAATATCATAGAAAACAATGTGATTAGGTACTGGGGAATATAAAATGGCCAAAGATTACCTAAACTTAAATAAGGTAGACAACGCTGGCGATAGCACAGTAAGCTCCTTAATAAAAGACAATACAATAGAATTTTTTGACTGGGCCATCATCAATGGTGGTGGTTTTTTCAATGTTAATATTCCTACATCTGGACACTACGGCGGAGACAAACACAAGCTTAGACTTGTAGATGATCCTCGTTACAACAGTGGTCAAGTGTGGGAGGGTTTTAGATCTAATTGGGTTTGGCAGAGCGGTCTTGAATGTGAAACACAACCATTAGTCACAAACAAATGGCATAATCCGGGAATATCTGGAGTGTTTGTTAATGGTAGTTTTTATGCTTCAGGAGATTCTACTTATGGACATCATATAGATTATCCTAGGGGTAGAGTGGTGTTTGATAGTGCTATAAGTACTACATCATCTATCACTGCTGAATTTAGTTATAAGTGGGTAAATGTTGTACCCGCAGATAAGGAATTTTTTAGGGAAGTTCAGTATAGGTCGCAAAGAGCAGACGGCGACTTTACTTACACAGGATCTGGAGATTATTCTCAGCTTGCTGATAATAGACTTCAATTACCAGCGATAGCTGTGGATGTTACAAAAAGAAGAAATTTGGAACCATATGCTTTGGGCGCATTGACACACTATATCAACACTGATGTGGTTTTTCATGTGCTTGCGGAGGACTCGTACACTAGAGACAAACTTGTAGACATGGTTTCTTTGCAAGAAGAAAAAGTTGTTTATATGTTCGATAGTGATCGTATAGGTAGAAATGATGCATTTCCTTTAGATTATAGGGGTCAGGTAAGACCTAGTGGTCTTTCTTACCCAGATTTAATTAAGCCTAGTGGTCATAGCGGAGAATCTCTAGAGAAAAAAGGATACAGATGGGAGTATTCGGATGGAAAAATGACGTTTAGAGACGCCAGAATACAGGAAGGCAGCGAGATAAATCCTAACTTATACCACGGTGTAGTTAGACTCAATGCGGAAGTAATAAAGTAAATAAAAGCACCCAAATGGTGTATAATAAATTGGTAGAATATAACCCTAAATTTAGGAGAGTATAAAATGGCAACAAGAGTCTATTGGGCAATTTCAGCATTAGGTGTTGCTCCAGATGGTTCCACCTCTGCTACTCAATCTGAATTCGTTTCAGGTATCCAGAGTGTTGGTATTACAACGACTTTTAATCTAGAGCAGGTTTTCCAACTTGGTCAACTTTCTCTGTATCAAGACGTTGAAGAAGTGCCTGACGTAGAAGTTACTGTTGAAAGAGTACTGGACGGTTTCGACTGTATGTACACAAGAGTAATGGGTACAGGTACTATATCTGAGAATCAAGACGTAAAGAAAGACATCTATTTTAACGTTTATAGTGATGCTAATAACGAAGTTGGCGACGGAAACCCAGAAGCTGGTGTACACTGTTCTGGTATGTACTGTTCTTCAGCTACTTTCACATTCCCCTCTGATGGTAACTTGACAGAGTCTATTTCTCTGGTAGGTAACCATGCGACTTGGAGCAGTTCCGCACAAATCGGTGATGCACCTTCAACAGCTATGAGTGGGTCTGTCAAACGTAGACAGAACGTTACAAATATCAGTGCAATTAGAAGTGCCTTGTCTGAACTTGCTTCCGACGCTCAAATTACTAACATTACAGTTAGTGTTGACTTTGGTCGTGAACAAATTAACGTGCTTGGACAGAAGCTTCCATATCACAGATATGTTACATACCCTGTGGAAGTTACCTGTGAAGTTGAAACTCTTGCTAGAGGTAGTGCTAATGTTAGTGCTGCTCCAGAGCAAGATAACACAACTGAGCAAAGCATCGAGATTATAGCTGGTGGACATACATTTAATCTTGGAAGCAAGAATAAATTACAGTCTTACACCTACGGAGGTGGTTCAACAGGTGGTGAAAACGCCACAATTACCTACTCTTATCGTAACTTTAATGACTTAACAGTCACTGAAGTAGCAAGCGGCTAGTGTAGAATTAAAATTGATTGACACTATAGGGTGCGGCGAAAGCCGCGCCCTTCTTGTCAGTACGAATTGCTGCGATAGCCATATTTTTACATATAGGATAGTTTTTTGGCAAGTAGTCGTACTGACCTTTTTTTAGGAATAAAATGGACAGCTATGAAAAACAACTTTTGGTGGCTAGGATAAAATGCGGTTATTACATTTATAAAGATAAGAACATCACTTTAAAAATAACACCGCCCACAAAAGAACAGCAGTATGAGTCACTAATTGTTTATAAGCAAGCTTACGAAGATGCTTTAAAAGACGGAAACATGGTAAAGTCTGAAGTCCTTGAGATGTTAGAATCTCAGAGTCTTTGGGACGATGAACATGAAGAGCTTCTTGAAGACTTGTCCAAAGAAGAAGAAAACTTAAAGAAAGAGTTGTTTAAGAACTTCTTTAAAGATTCCGAAAAAAGAGATATAAAATTTAATCTTAGCAAAGTTAAAAAAGCTCAGACCAAACTTAGGTCTATTAGACATTCATATGACTTTTTAACTTGTGAAGGTATAGCGACATACGCGAAAGCAATTTGGATAGTAGAAAATACCACTACTTATCTAGACAACAAAAAATACAAATTTTTAGAAGTACCTGTCACGGAAGTTCTAAAAAAATTTAATCAAGACAGTATAACTGACGAAGAATTTAGAGAGTTAGCAAGGACTTCTCCTTGGAGAAATACTTGGAATTGCAATAACAGTTGTGCATATGTTTTTTCAGAGTCGGTCTCTGATTTAACACCAAACCAGATGGCTTTGATAAGCTACTCTGTTATGTATGACAACATATATCAGTCGCAGGAATGTCCACCAGACGAGGTGGTAGAAGACAACGACGCTATTGATGGATGGTTGATTATACAAAGAGAAAAAAGAGGCAAAAAACAAAAAGAAAGCCTGCTTGAAAACTTGCACAAAAAACATGAAAGTGCAAAAGACATTTTTGTTATGGCAGAAAATAGAGAAGATGCAGACAGGATAAGTGAACTTAATGGAGATATTGGCAAACATATAAGAGCCAGTAGACTAGTTAAACTTAAGAAAGAAGGGACTGTAGCTCACCATGCATTTTCTGACATACAAGCGGATCTTAAAGGGCAATTAATGGAAGCAGGTGCAGAATTTTAGGAGAGAAAAATGGATGATTCTTATAACGAATTAGTTAGAAAATCTCAAAGTTACAAAGAAAACAGAGATACAAAATATAAACAAGTTTCTAAGGAAAGATTGCTAAAGATATCGCAAAAGAAAATACAAACAACTATGATTGGTGCTTTAAGCACAATTGAAAAGTACTTTGGTTTTCTTTGGGGTCATGAGACTTCCGATGGTGAATTAACACCAGAGCAGAGCCACATGAAGCAGCAGTTTGAAGAGGTTAGGGCCGAAATATTAGATAGAGGCAATAATCAGATTAGAAACTTAGAAGCTGAATTTGTTAATTATGATATTAGCTGGTTAAGATATCAAATGAAATTACCGGTAAAGCCAGTTAATTTGGACCATGAAAATCAAGGAGATGAAGATGGCAAAGAGTAGGAACAAAATTGAATCTAATGACGCAGATGGAAATAAGAAGGTCTTATACCTCATTGATCCTGATGCAAAAATTAATAAGGAAGCACAGCTTGCTTACAACAGAGCTTTTAGAGACGCGCTACAATCTGGTGCTATTTTAAGACAAAAGCTTGATGACGTTCTCAGAGATCAAGAAATCTGGGACGATAAGAAGCAAGAACGATACAACCAAATTTTGAAAACCTTAAATGATAATGAAAAGGCTATCAAAAAAGGCGGTATTAAACTTTCTGAAGCTAAGGATATAGCTGAAGAGATGGCTGTTGTTAGAGCAGAATTTAGAGCTTTGATCGCTGAGAGAAGTTCTATGGATGGCAACACAGCTGAGGGACAGGCAGACAACGCAAGATTCAATTTCCTTGTCTATGCTTGCACCAAAGACCTTAAGAATCAACCAGTATTTTCTAGTGTAGACGAATACGAAGAAAATGCAACTGAGCCATACGCTCTTGAAGCAGCAAAACAGCTTGCAGAGAAAATGTACGGCTTGGACGCAAACTACGAAAACACACTTCCTGAAAATGAATTCTTAATCAATTATGGTTTTGTAAACGACAACCTTCAATACATTGATAGCGAAGGCAAATTAATCACGGCTGACGGACAGCACGTAAGTGAAGACGGCAGACTGATTGAGTGGCAAGAAGATGGGTCATTCATATATATAGATGGCGACGGAAATAAACTAACCGAAGATGGGGAATACGATGTTGAATTTTCTCCGTTTTTGGACGACGAAGGAGAGCCTGTAGAGAAGGCTGTTTCTGAATCGGAAGAAGTCTCTGAAGAAGCTTCAGAAGAAGCATCTGACGAAACTGAGGAAGCTGAGGAGTCTAAAGAAAAGGAACCTGCCCCAAAGAGAGGCAGAAGATCTAAAAAGACAACTGTAAACAGCAACGAATAGTAAACGGAAAGTAGACGCGACGATAAACACAACTGTCTATCGGTGCGTCTATTTTTTTTGAGAGGTAGATATGGCTAAACCGTTTGTATTAACAACACAACTACAGATACAGATACCAAACCTTAACCAAGTTGTCAGTCAGCTTAACAAGGGGTTAGGTAATGTAAATGTTCCTGTTAATATTAATATACCTAAAAATGCCAACACTCAGCTTACTAATTTAAACAAAAACGTCAAGAACGCTGGAGCCTCTGCTCGCGGTGCAGCAAAAAACTTTGACTCCATGAGAAACTCTCTTAGGGGTGCGCTTACTTATATAGCTAAGTACGACGCCGCTAGAGAGATTTTCAATCTATTTGCACAAACACTTAGAGATGGTGTTTCTTCTGCAATAGCTTTTGAAAAAGAAATGGTTAAGGTCAGTCAAGTTACTGGTCAAACCATGAAACAATTAAGGGGTTTGGAGCGAGAGATAACCAGAGTTTCTACAGGCTTTGGGGTCTCTTCAGGATCTTTAATTAAAACCTCTAGGGTATTAGCTCAGACTGGTATGTCTGCTAGAGATGCTAGGATAGCTCTTGAAGCCCTCGCTAAAACAACTCTGGCCGCTACGTTTGACGATATTACATCTACCACAGAAACCGCCATTGCTGCAATGAGGCAGTTTGGTATAGCCTCGACAGACTTAGAAAAGACGCTTGGTAAAATTAACTCCTTAGCAGCTAACTTTGCTGTTGAGGCTGGTGATATCGGCGTAGCCATCAGGCGTGCTGGTGGTGCGTTCAAAGCTGCCGGTGGAAGTCTTGATGAACTTAATGCTCTCTTCACCGCTGTTCGTTCTACCACTCGTGAAACAGCGGAAACTATTGCTACTGGTTTTAGAACTATCTTTACCAGAATACAAAGACCAAAAACTATACAGTTCTTAAAACAGTTAGGTATAGAACTGCAAAATGTAGAAGGTCAGTTCGTAGGACCGTTTGAGGCTGTAAGAAAATTAAATATAGCTCTTAAAAGTCTAGACCCCAAAGACGTTAGATACTCACAGATCATTGAACAGCTTGGTGGTTTCAGGCAGGTCTCTAAAGTTATACCACTTATTCAACAATTTGGTCAGGCACAGAAAGCCCTAAATGTATCTCAGCAAGGTGGTACTAGTCTTGCTAGAGACGCTGCAAAAGCACAACAGAGTCTTGCAGTCCAGTTGACAAAGGTCAAAGAAGAATACATGGCTCTGTTTAGAGAGATATTTGGCGGTCAAGGAATGCAAACCGTCATAAAGACCACGCTTAAACTAGCCTCCGCTTTCGCTAGAGTTGTAGATTCTCTTTCTCCTATAATACCTCTTATTGCAACTATAGGTGCTGCCAAGTTAGGTCAGTTTGCTCTCTTTGGAAGTCTTGGCAGAGGTAGAAAACAGGGAGGTAGAATAAATAGGTTTGCTACTGGTGGTATGGTTCCCGGAAAAGGAAATAGCGATAGCGTTCCTGCCATGCTTACTCCCGGAGAGTTTGTAATACGTAAAAGTTCTGTAAGAACAATTGGCGCCAACCGTTTGCAAAAGATGAACAGATACGGTAACGGCGGAACTGTAGAAAGAGGTCAAGTACAACGAGTCGCCAACAGAAAAGCTTCTCTAAAAAATAAATATGATATTGGCGAAGGTGGTATTCACGATAAATACAGAGCCAAATTGACAATTAAAACTTTCGACCCCAATGATAAAGAGGTGGGTCGCAAAGCTATTGAAGCCGAAGCAAAAGAAGCAAAAGCATATGGTCAAAAAAGATATCAAGCCCTTCTTAAAACCAGTGGGGATGAAAAGAGGTCTGCGATAAGAGCTGGTGCTTTGATGCGGAAAAGATTTGGTCTTTCAGGATTCATAGGTAAAAGGACAAGTGGTCAATCTAAATTTTTTACGTCTAAAACTCCAAGACAATCACAAGGTGTTACGAACAACCTCGTGGGAGGAATCCATGAAAGAAATGTAAGTGGATGGGCAAAGAAAAATTACAAGAGCGCAAGAGTTGGTAAGCTTCCAGACGCAGACGGAATGGATTTTAGAGTTGGTAACAGCGGCGTTCTCATCGAAGCGAAGAGCCTAAAGAGAAAATTAAATAGAGACGAGATCATAGCAAAAGGTTTACTCGCTAAAGCCGTCAGTAAAAACTATCAAGACAAAGTTTCGCAAGATGTTAATTTAAAAGAACTTGTATATGCTGAAGCGCCAGCGAGCCTGAAAAAATCTGGGTTTACCAAGAGGAATAGAGGAGGAGGCATATCATCAACAGATACAGTTCCCGCACTCCTTACTCCCGGCGAATTCGTAATCAATAGAAAGTCCGCAGCTAAGATTGGTTACGGCAACCTTAACAATGCAAATAGATTTGGTAAAACACCTAAAGGATTTGCTGCTGGTGGAATAGTAGGCGTACAGAAATTCAATAACGGTGGAGAAGCAAGAAGTCCCCGTCTTGGTTTAGGCGTTTTTGTTGCACTACAAACAATATTGCCACAGTTAGCAGAAGCTTTTAAATCAGCCGATGGAGAAGTTACCGATCTTTCTATGGGGCTTGACGCGGCAAGCCAAGGCTTGATGACATTTGCTACATTGAGCTTTGCTACTGGTGATTTGCTAGAAGGTTTTGGTGGCAAAGTAAAGTTTGCTGCAACAGGCTTATTGGCTGTAGGGGCAGCTGCATTTGCTGCTTATCAGTATGAAAAACAAAGAGGGATGGAGAGAGAGAAGCGTGCTGTTAAAAACCTTGAAGAAGGAGGTTTTCAATCTGAAACGCGAACAGCAGGTCTTAGGCGTCAATTCATAGACGCTAGGAGGCAACAAACTGAGGGTGCTGGCGGAGCTGCTGGTCGTGTAGCTGGAGCTGCTGGTGGCGCTTATGCTGGAATGAAAGCTGGAGCATTAATAGGAGGATTGACTCCAGCTGGCCCAGTTGGTGCTTTGGTTGGAGGTATACTTGGAGCTATAGGAGGAGGTATCGCTGGATATTTTGGTGGCGGTGCTATTGGAGAAGCAATAGGAAAATTAAACTTTGATGAAGCTGGAGCTATAAGAGAGTTTAATGAAAAAGTTAAGTCGTTAAAACTTGGCGTGTCGATAGACGGGTTAACAAACTCCTTAAAAGCTTTTTCTGAAGGAAGAGCTTCTATTGGCGCTATAGCCTCTACTGTTAGAAGCGGTATAAAAAGTCTACAAAGAGGCTTCTTTGATGTTAGCACCGAAGAAGGTCTTGAGCGATTTAGAGGCCAACTACAAAAAACTTTACCAGCACTTTCCGAGTATATAAACAAAGCTGCATCTTCTGCAAAAAGCATGGCTGAGTTTGATGCGATCATAGGTGACGAGGCTTTAAATGCATTCTCGCAACTTAGCGGACAAAGCATTCCAGAGTTAAGAAGACAAATACAAGAAAATATAGCGCAAAGAAAGAAAAGCGCCGCTGCTCAAAAAGCAAACATAGCAGCAATTCAAGCATCAAACAAAGTCCTCTACAGAGCAAGAGATGCTGGTACTGCATTTATGGAACTAGAAAGAAGACTTGTTTCCTTCGACAATGTAATGTCTGGTGTTGAAGCTTCTATAAACAACACCTTCTCTGGGCTTTCGATTGGCAAGATCGCTCCCAACTTTGATGACATAACTAACATATTTGATATGTCTGCCTTTACTGCTCAGGTAGATAGCCTATCAGGTGTACTTGGAGAGTCGGGACAATCTTTGGGTCAAGACCTCAAAAACTTTGCCGCCCTTAACTCTCTTCTTCCTAACATATTAACAGAAGCCGCTGGAGAAATTGGAATTGGTGGCGCTAGAGCTTCTGAAATTATAGAGTCTAAATTAATGGCTGCTGATCCGGGAGGGATTATAGGCGCTGAGTTTAGAAGGGTTATTGCACAAAGAGTTCAGGCCATTGCCGAGATGGGTGAAGGTGGCGAAGGTAAGTTTGCTAATAGAATAAGAACAGATATTGAAGGTGTTGTAAGAGACCTCACTAAAGGCATGTCTGAAACTGCTGAAGCTTTCCAAAAAGCTGCTCAGTTTATAGATAGTGCAAATCAAAGATTAGCTAAGGCGTACAACTTAAGAACTCAACTTGAGTTAAAACAAGCTAGACAGCTTTATGACATTATAGGTCTTCAGGCTGAAAACGCTGAAAGAATGTCAAAGGCCAGACGCCAACCAGTCAATGCTGATGCTGATTTAAATACGTTTAATAACCAACAAAACGCAATCTTAAGCGGAACTGCCATAAGCGGCTTGGGTTCAAGCGTAACTATAGTTTCAAACGAATTTAACAGGCTAAAGCAAAGAATAAAAGAAAGTGATGCTGCACTTGCAAATCTCGGAATTGCAGCAGATTCTAGTGGTGACCTGTTAGAAAACAATAGAGCTTTAATTGACGAAAACGCAGCTCTAAAATCGCAATTTGAAAAAACAAAACAAGTTCTTGAGAACTATGCTAACGTACAAGCTAGAGTAGCAAAAGTTCAAGAAGAAATTGCAAATGCTCAAGCCAGACAAGATAAAGCAAAAGCTGTAGCTGAAAATATAGCCTTTGGTACAGATCAAGAAAGACTAAAAATCTTTAGAAGCTTTAAAGCCGCAGAAATTGTGGCTTCTAGAGGTCTAGCAGCCTTACCTCAACAATTTAGAGGCGATGCTAGGAACATGTTATCACAGTTTGCTGATGCTCCAATATTTGGAGGGAAAACAGGTCAGCAGATACTAGACCGAGAAACCGCCAATCTGTTTAAGCATTTTCCACCTAATATAAGAAAAGCTTTAATGGCGGAGTTTGCAGACGCAAGAACAGATGAGCAGAAGTTCTTAGATAGGCTAGACAAGATTCAGCAAGACGCTGTAAAAGCTCAATTTGCTTTCCTTGAGGGTATGCGTGGGGATAGCAAAGACCTAAAAGAAACCATAGCAAAGCTCAACGCAACTCTTGCAAATGACTTAAGGACTATATTCCAACAACAAGAAAATAGAGCTTTGGCAAGAGAGGTGTCTGAGAGCAAAGGCACGCTAGCTAACTCTAAAGCCCAGCTTGAAAAGTTAAAAGAAATAAGAAGTGCTGGAATACCCGTTCAAGACCCGGCTGTTTTAAACGCTGTTAGAAGCAATGTAGCTGGCATAAAAGCTCTCAAAGACGCTAGACAAAATCTTGCTAGGTTTACGGGAGCGCAGGAATTTGGTATCAATCTTAGAAGCCAAGAGAATAGATTTACAGGCTTTGCTGCGGCTGATTCAGGCAGAGACAATCTAAAAGCCATAAAAGTGTTAGGCGCACAACTTAGACAGCAGTTTGGCGCAGATGTTGGAAACCAATTACTACAAAAAGCAATTGATGCTCTTGCTCAATTTAGGGTAGAGAACCCAGAGGCGACAGGCGCAGAAATAGCTAAGGTCATCGGAGACACGATTAGTGGCGCTGGACTATCGGGTGCTAGTAGCGCACAAGGCATTATTGATGAAACAATGGCAAATCTTAATGCTGCTGGTCTTGGGCCATATGTAGATACATTGGTTAACAATGTAGACATGATATCTACAGCCTTGGCAGCATTTCCAAGTGAAGCAAGTTGGTCTTCATTAGAAGAGTCTATAATAAGAACCACAACCACTATAAACAACGCAAACGCTGCTATTGCTGCTAATAGTCCGGCGGGAGCTGTTAAGCTGGCGTCAGGTGGAAGTATATTTTCTCCACACGGAACAGACACCGTCCCTGCTATGTTAACACCCGGCGAATTTGTCGTTAACAGAAAAGCTGCTCAAAGAAACATGGGTGCGCTGTCGGCTCTTAATAGTGGAAAAACCCAATACTTAGCTGGTGGTGGTAAAGTTGGTGATTACTTTGGAACCCAAGCCGTCAGAGAGGATGGCAAAAAAGTAGAAGATGTATGGGGGTCTCACAATAAAGCTGCTGAGGCAATTGCGTCGTGGTATAAAAAACAGACTTCAAGCAGTGGTGCAGGTTCTGTATTTGACTCATCCAGACACTACATGGCTAAAAAGTACGCTGACCAAGACATGGCTGGAATAGCCAAAAATATACTCAAGTCAAAAGACAACGGCGATGGAATCCCTATGAAAGACCCTCAGTATAGGGCGATGGGGGCTGGAGCTGAAAGAAAATCTTATAGTGGTAAGTATGCAAACTTACCAAAAGCCGTTAAGAATTATTTTCAAAGCGGATTCTTAGGCGTCAATGGATATAGCTATGGCCAAATGAGTGGTATAGAAGCCTTAGACTATTTTAAGTACGGCACTAGAATGTTCATGGATGGTGCTGGGAGTGGTGCAACTGGCAGGAATTACGGCGGTCAAGCTCTAGGTGAATATAAGACTATTGGTAATTTACAAAAAGCAGCAGGAAAAAGCAGAGAGAATCAAGCAAGCAAACTATACGAAAAAGTAGTAGAGTGGGCTGAAGATAAAGCCTTTAGTAGAAAAACAATGAAGGTTGGTCTCTATAGATTCCCGCTTAAAAAATCAAAAATAGAAGCCTATGATGATCCAGACACTAATATAAGTGTTGATGGGTTCACGTACCCTAATATTCAACCGGGTGACATATTAGAGAACGATCCGCAGCTATACGATCTATTCACAGGCGGCAGTCCGGGAGGCAGAAAGCTAGGAGTTGTTTCTTCTGGCTGGGTTCCTGTTGGAGACGCATCTGAAGCTGGTGCTGGATTTACAGGAGGTCAGTTTTTCCCCGGTAATGAGCTTGAAGAAGTTTACAAGAACTTAGAAGGGTGGATATTTAACTCAGGCTCTCAATATAGCAAATTTGTTAAAGAGTATCTCACCGGAAATGCTGGAAGAACTGAACTAGCTGTTGTTCGACAGGCTTTTGGTGAGTTTGACAAAATCTGGGGTGGGCTAAAGCCTAAAAATTGGAAAACCCCAGCAGGATATAATTTAGCAAACGAACCTAGAGCTAACTTTAGTTATATCAAAGGTCTTGTTGAACGTAGACTTTCAACAACAGAAAAACAGCTTGCTGACAGTTTTCCATTTAATCCCATGGATATAGATACTTGGGGTTCAGCAATAACTAGCAACACAAGACCTGTCGCTGCGCTTCAAGAACATTCTCAAAATAGAAGTGATCTATATCAGAAGATGAAAGACTTCTATGCGCAGTTTAAGTTTAAAAATGCACAAGACCCAACGCTTGCATTTGGTAAAGCTTTTGAAATTGTTCAAGACGATCTTAAAACTGGAGTTAAGGGATACGACGCTAATAATTTTATAAGATTAGCCAACAAAAATGTAGCAGGTCAACAAGACGAAAAACAAAGACGCGAAGAAAAGCTAGAGTCCGTCGCAACCGCTATGAAAAACGTGAAAGGTCTCCCTACTGGACTTGGGGCGTTATCAGAACACATAGCACAATCCATTAAAGGATTCAAAGCAGCAGGCAACTTCACTAAAATTCCTATGTACGCTAAAAGATCGTCAGCATCTTTGAGAGGTGTTAGAGACTTCTGGCAGGCTAAGGATTGGGGCCAAGGAGAGACAAAAGCTTTATATCCTTGGTTAAGCGCTTTGGCTACTGAATTAAGCAGATGGGTAAGCGGCGGTCTTGTTACAGGAGCTGGAGCTGATAAAAAGGGCGCGTTTATAAACCTAAACGACGCCGAGGTTTTCCGTCAATTAGCAAGAATACAAGACGCTAGAAATCAAGGTAAGAATATAGAAGAAGGCGTTGAGGTATTAAAGAAAAACCAGCTGGGAGAAATAATCCAAAGCTTTGAAGGTCCTAGCTTAATGGGTCGTATAGCGAGGATAGCCAGAAATAAACCTAATGCTTGGTATAACGTAGGTTTTGGTGATGAGTTTCCTTACTATGGAACTTTTGGTTTCGACTCTGTATCAGAAGCTGTAGGCAAACTTCAAGAAGAAGTAAAGAGAAGTTTTGAAAATACAATACTCATATACAATGAGCAATTTAAAGCAGGTCAAAGACCATTCCAAGCGGCTAATAAAAATCCTCTACTAATGGCTACGGGTGGTAAAGTTCCCCAACGTTTAGCTTCTGGTGGCGGTGTCTTCGCGTCACGAGGAACCGATACAGTTCCGGCGATGCTTACACCGGGTGAGTTTGTTGTTAATAAAGATGCGGCCTCTAAAAACAAAGGAGCTTTACAAGCTATTAATAGCGGCCAAACACAATACCTTGCCGGTGGAGGTGAAGTGCAAGCATGGAAGATGAGAGGTTTTGAATCGACTGGAGGGGTTGGTAATAAAATACTTGCAAGAAACTGGCGGGATACAGCTGCAAAATACTATCCAGATAAAGAGTTGCCAATGTTATCAACTCCAGCAAGTATAAAATATTCTGGGCCAGACAGAAACCGTGCCGCCATGTCGATGGGCCACCTCATGCGTCTTGAAGAGATAGCTGGATGGGACATACTTAAATTTCGCGAATATAGAGATAAAATACTTAATTTAAAACTTGCAGACCTTGGGGTTGATCCTTATGAAATATATCCAAAAGCGCAATCAGGAAGTATTGATCATGAATACGAAGGACAGTCACAAAAACGAGATTTACCAGTTATTTCCAAAACGGGAGAAGTAAGGCATGTAAATGCTTTAAGAGGTCAGGCGGGACAAAAGCTATTTGGGCATCTGACTAGTGATCCTGTAGCTTATCTTGCGAACTTTAAAAGAGATGACTTTTACGAGTATGGAGCAACTGGTGGATATACCGTTAGGGATGCTAACAGATACAGTAGTTTTGATTTAAGAGACAAAGCAAATCCCGGAGGAAAATATCGTTTGGTAGGACCTCCTAAAGGTAAGCTACCATCAATTGGAAACATATTTCAGGGTATGCGTGCAAAAGATCAAAAGGCGAGTGGCGATGCTGCTGCGCTTGCAGATAAAGAGCTAATCGCAATGCAACAGCTAGTTGCAGCTAGAGGTAGCTTCTACGGAGGCGACAGATTTGGTGATATAGAGACCAAAGCCTTTGCGTATATGAATAGGGACATGGATGGTGGAGAGTTTGTAGATGTACTTTCCGAAAAAGCTTTATCCAGCATACTTGCTAAAAGCGATATATCGCCTGAAAACAAAGAGATTCTAGGTAGAAAATGGGCGAATGTTCACACAAGATTTAAGCGCCAGACTAAGCATGTCATAAGGGGAACAGGGATGGTAGATCCCGAAAACCCCGCTTTGACAAAATACGGAGGAGGCGCATCAAGTTTCGAGAGCAAGCTAACTCAATCCTACGCAAAGCTACGTCAGCTAGCGCAAGAGAATTCGGTAAGCGAAGCTCACCGGGTCAAACTTACGTATGGAGGGATGACTCCAGAACGTATGCGTGGCGGCTTAGAAGGTGACGAAAAGGCTATTATTCCTTTAAATGATCCAAACATACTCGATATTATCGAATCGCAAGCAGGGTCTCACTGGAGAAACAACAGCCTGCTTCATATGACACAGCTGAAAAACGATTTGGAAAAAAGAGTAGCTGGCGGCTCTCTTGGTCCTGAAGACCTGTCGGGTGCGCAAGCGCGATTAAAACAATACGAAGAGTCGATGATATGGGCTAGGTATCTTGAAACGATTAGGATGCAGCCCGGCCAATATGGTAAATACATACTTAGAGACATAGAACAACTTTCTGAAACAAGAGCTGGAGGTTTAGACAAACAAACCTTTAACCAAATGCAAGTGCAGAAAGAGCGTCAGGCAAGAGGTAGAAGTCTTGAACTGACAGCTAAGCATTCAGGACTTTCAGGACTGGTTGATTACTTAGGCTATGCCTTTAGTCCTTTTGAGCAATTTGAAGATCAAATGCTTAAAAGCAAAGTTGCTGAAATGAGGGATCAAGGATATTCAGAATCACAGATCGCCAGTTTTGTGGGCGAGGTGAAAAAACATAACTCAATCGCTACCGCCATGACAGAAAGTGTAGCGGCTAATCCGGTGACTAAAGCTCTCGGTAAAGTTGGCATCAGTATGGAGCAAGTGCTTGGGTCTGGATTGCAAGCACTAAAAGGTTTCTACCATCTATCAGCGGGTGAAGAAAGAGCAGCAGCAATAGAGTTTGGAGCTGCGGCAGTTAGTTTTGATGAAGGTCTTAACGCTCTTGAAGCTTTGCCCGATTGGAACAAACAGCATGTAAGCAAGGTTGAAGAAAGATGGAAGGCCGAACTTGGGTTAAGCGATAAAGAGGTTGGAAATAGATCACGCGCTCTTATGATGGCTGATATAGCATCTATGTTCGTTGTGCCTCCGGGACTGCTTGCAAAAGCTGTAACGGCGCCGATAAAGCTTGGGAGGAAATTGACACCAACAGTAGTAAGAGCAGCTATTGCTACACAAAGAACCGCCAAGAAAACTCTGTTCGGAGCTGGAGAAACAGGTGCGGCTTTATCTAGAGGTGGAAAATCTGGCGCAGGTTTGCCTAAATATATTGGTGACGATTTTGCAACCGCAGGGAAGCTAACACCGAATCAAATCGCAAAAGCGGAAGTAGTCACCGATTTACGTGGGCCTGTAAGACCAAAGTCGGGTGTGCAGCATAGCGCTAATAATCCAATTAGACAAAATGCCATTGCTAATTATAACAGGGCAAATCCCGAATCAATGGTAAGTAAATTTGATGAGCTTCCAGCATGGGCTAAGCGAGACGCTGTGAATGCGGAGACCGCAGCACGAAAACTTGGAGAAATGCGAGATAGTCTTGGCACTTTCTTCAAAAAAATGACAGACACAGACAAATCAGTCGTAAAAGGAGGTGTAACAGCTGACGCTCTTAGTGTAAATAAAAGAACAGGTGTAGCAACACCATACAAGAAAACTCCTTTCCAAGATGCGGATGCTATGTCGGGGGTAGTGTCAAAAGCTGATGCTGATGCAGCTATAACAAAAACTCTTAAAGACGCAGAAACTACCGGAATGATTGATGATATCTCTGCGGGTATAGACGCTGATAGAGCAATAGTTAGAAAAACAATTGATGATGCTATTGTGCGTCCTAAAATTAGTCAGCAAGAAATTGTACGAGCCAACATGGAGCAAACTAGGATACCTCGTCATGGAGGAATAGTTGAAGGACCTGCTGGTCCAGTTGCGTTAGACCCTAGTCAAGCCGGTTCTCGCTTTGCGACAACAAAAGCTGATGTTATCTCTGTTGGAGGTGTTGGAGACGATGTTACTAGAGGTGCTACAAAAACTACAGGTCCACACTCACGGTTCGATGCTCACCTACAGTCTCAGAAAAAATTAGCAGACATAAGGTCGCAACTTAAAGATCCAAACTTAACCCCTGAACGAATGGCAGCGCTTAAGCGTCTTGAGTCTCGTTATAGTGGCTCTATCCAAGCAAGAAGTACAAAAGCCACCGATATCTCGGGTCCCACAGGTCTACAAGGCACAGGATTAAGTACTCGTCGTAATGTTATTGATAGGGCAGTGGCGAGAGAAAAAGTTGTCAATAACATTGTAGAATCAGCTACGGACAACACGATTCCAAGAGCTACCCAGACCAAATTCACTCCTGCATCCACCGCCGCAGACCCTGCGACTACAGCAAAAACAAAAACTTTTGCTGGAAAGATGAATGAAAAAGGCCGAGGGTCAATACGTAAAGAAGATTTGGATACTGTTGAGATGAGGACTAAAACAAGTCCTGATGATGCGTATATAGATCAGGCGGCTATGCAGCAACAAGCTATTAATATACAAAAACAGTTACAACAATTTGAGGCAACTCAAGTAGCATCGACTCCAACAACTGCTGGGGGTAGAAGTGCCAAACGAGCCGCAAATCAACAGGCAAGTGATAATGCGGCAGCACTGGCAGCAAAGAGGAAGGAGCTTTATGAAGCAGCAGGCTTTGGTTCTGAAAAAGAATATAGAAAAGCTCTCGAAAAAGCCCAAGCTAATTCAATGTTTGATACATCTAAAGGAAACGTAGATGTAAGAACAGCAGATGTACAGGCAAGTGATGAAGCAATCGCTCTTAATCGTGACAGGAAAAGACTTTTCAACATAAGAGAGAGACTCCAAGACAGAAGAAGTTTAAGTGGTGAAGAATTACAAAGATTGGAGCAACTGGAGTCAACTTATGATAAACAAGTTAAGTACGCGAAAGGTTTACTTGAAGGAAAAATAGCACGCGGTGAACGTCTTACTTACACGCGTAAGGCAAAACAAGCTGCGGAAGCTGAAGAAATGATAACGATTTACCGTGGTCTTGGAGATGATGGTGGCGAGGCCCTTTCCAATTGGTGGACTACAGACTTAGAAAAGGCAATGAGTTTCACAGGGAGAGAATCTGGGTCTTTGGTTTCTGTCAAAATTCCAAAATCAGCTGTGAAAAAATTTGATGTTAAGAGTCTTAACGAAAGCCTTCAACTGCAAAAACAAATGGATGCTGGTGGAATTTCTCAAGATGCATTTGATGCTTTGGGGGTTTCTAAGTCTAGGTTGGAAGAGATTGAAAGAATCGCGATTGCTGCTAAGGGCCAGAAGGAGACAGATTTTGGTCTAGAAATGTTCTTCTCACAAGATTTTCTTAATCAGTTGAAAGGCTCGAAAATGAAGAGGCTTGACGTTGCTGATTTGGGTCTGGGTCCGACAGCGAAGAGGCCAAAAATGCCGAAAGGTGCGCAAGGATCTATGCCTTCCCCTGAACAGATGAAAGAGTTTACGAAGCTCAACCGTAAGGTCACTGCGGACCATTTTAAACGTAAAGAAACAATATTAGATGCGGCGAAAGATTTATTTAAGACTCAGGGATATGCTAAGGGTGGCATTGTATCTTACTTTAATTCTGGTGGACCGGCTATGGGAACAGATACGATTCCTGCAATGCTCACACCCGGAGAGTTTGTTGTAAGAAAAGCCGCTGTAGATTCTGTAGGTGTAGAAACACTTAGAGCTATAAATAATATGGGCAAAGGCTCAACAAGTTCTAAGCCTAAGAAAAGAGCTGGAGTTAACTACTTAGCTAATGGTGGTCAAGGTGAAGCCTCTGGGTTGAGAATGCCAACTCTAGATGTAAAAGACTTTAATACAGCTATAAGTAAATTTGATAGCTCTGTTGATAGACTTGAAAAAATATTCGGCAACGGCATACAAATGACGCACAATTTTGAGGACATGAATGTTATTGTAACAGTAAACGGAAACTTTGGTGATGATGACGGTGAATTAAGTAACGGAATGCAGAGAAGAATTAACAGAGAAGTTAGAAAGGGTATAAATGACTTTATAGACAGGTCATTCCCAGATATACCTAGAATGGACATAGCTTAAAGGAATAACCAATGGCTGATTCTTCAAAAGATCTCGGCTTAGTCATGTTTGGAAGCGTTGCTCGCATGACGGAGAGGGAGATATTTCCAAGCGGTGTCAATAGGGAATTTGGATACTGGCGAGGAAGTGAAAACAAAAAGATCGTAAATAAGTTTAATAAGCTTTATATGCCTCTTGAGGGTAGCGGTCTGTATTCTGGTTCTCCTGTTGTAAAAGCTAAAAAAGATACTGCAAGCAATGCTAGTGGATTAAGTTGTGACCCAGAAGGTTGCGCTTGGATGTTTGATGGTTCTGATTGGTCTTTATATGAAGACCTATGTGGGTTAAGACCTACAGCATACGATGCTACTTGTGGATGCACAGAACCTCCTGAAGGCGGTGGTTTTATGGGCGACATAAAATCGACTGCATGTGTTGGCGGTGTTGGTGGAGGTGGAGGTTCAACCGCTGATGGAGACTCTGCTGGTGACGGATTTGCTGTATGGCAAAGAGCCGGAGACCTCGTAGATATAATTGGTCAAGAGGCTATACAAGAAAGATGTCTATTCCTTTCCCAACGAGCTAATGTAAATCTTGGAAGCGGCGTTAGTCTAGCAAACGCAAAAGGGTTTACTGTCTATTCAAAAATACTACCTAGTGGTGATATCAGTGATACAATCATCCTAGCTCAACACAAAGAAAACCCAGCAAAATTCGTTCTTGGTTGTGACTTTGATGGTAGGTTCTATATTCGTGCCGATGGAAATATAGAAGGTGCAAACACTGCTTTTACTGCTAAGTCAGCAAAGAGTTATCAAGAATACAAATATCCTGCGCATGTAGTTGGTGTTTTTGCTTCTGGAGACTCAAAACTAAAGATATATGTAAATGGTATTAATGAGGGCGAGTCTCAGGTATTTAAAAGAGATCTAAGCGGTGCTGACAATACAGACATTATTTTAGGTAAAAGAGGTTTTGCTATATCTGAACGTGGTTACACGGGATGGGTAGATGAAGTAGGTATTAGTAGCAAGAGCTTTAGTGACGAAGAAGTTAGTCAGTTTTATAATAGCACTTTTGGCGTTACAGATATTATTAAAAGTTACTCTCCTCCTACAGGAGCTGCTTTTGACGCTGGATTATTTGCTGCTGACTTTGATGCTAAAGATAAAGACTTCATAGAATTTACCGTAGCTTCTGGTAATAGCGAAGGCGCTCTTGGTGGAGCTTTTGACCCAAATCTTTGGGGTAATTCTAATTACGCTGTATCTTCTGTGTTAAGTATTAGGATTGAAGAAGCGCCGCCAAACTTCCATCAGTTAGATACCGTAGCTGTTGATGTGTGGGTTGAAAATGCCACAAACCATCCAAGCGGAGCAAAATTCACAGCAGCGCTAGTGCATAAAGATGCAGAAAAACCTATCAATACAAGCAGGAGTCTCAATTGGTACGCTAGTGGCGTAATGATTCCTTCTGGAGATAGACAAAAAATAACTTTTGAAGCGCCACTAAATGGGTCGGATACTTTCTTCCCAGACGGCGCTATCCCTTTCAAAGATGATTTTGGAAAACATAATTTAGACCTTACAGTATTCTATCCAGAGTACGACCATCCATACGATGCTGAATTCAAAATATATTCTACCAAAATAAGATATACGTCGTTTGACAGGTATCTTGGATTCAACAACATTGACGGATCTATATTAAATGGAGCGTCTTTAGGATTAAATAACGGTCAAGACCAACCCCTGTTTGTGGATGGGGGTTTGAAGGCTAAGGCTTCTGGTGATTTGAGACTTACTGTGTTTGCAGACAAAGCAGCACAGAGTATGCCTTTGGTTTTAAACCAAGATGCTAAAACTAGCATGGGCGATACGGGTCATGGGTATCTAACTGCAAATGGCGCGGTCTTGATAAACCAGAATATGAACCTTAGTCTTCTTGGCGCTATTGAAAGAATGACTAAGACGTTGTTTATTGGTGGTAAAGTATTCACCGTAAACAACAACTTAAATTTGGAAACTAAGGGTGGTGTTAATATATATCCATATATACAAAAAACACTTCCCATCTTAATTGCTACAGAGCCGGGTTCTGGAATTTTTGAAGCTAGCATGAATCTAGCTCTCCCCAAAGTCAATCCGGCTAAGTTAAATGTTGACTTCCCTCAGTTTATTGAGGGTGAGCGACCAGTTGCAACAATGCCTCTGTATGTAAAAACAGCAGAGAGTGGAGTTACAACATTCCCGATATCATTATTAGGACCTTCTGTATATAAGAAGAATGAATCTATGAATCTTTATATGCAACCTGATAGTCCACAATTTTTAGCCAGAGGAAAGAGGCTTTCTGGGTCTCCCACAGTTAAGCAAAATAGTAATTTTGATTTAGTAACAGTAGGTAAAGCTACTTCAAGTGGAACTATGGATTTAGTGATAACATCCGTAAAGGCTAGTGGTAATTGGAATACAACTTTATACAGTCAAGGTTTTAGAACTACAGATTAGGTGACAATATGCCAGTTTATTTTAGAGGTGACGATCCAGACCAAGATTGTTATTTGACACCAGCTCCTTTTGTAAGTATAGACAAAAATTACGAAAGAGCTGGCGATGGTCAAATACTTGGAGTTAGATATGTAATAACTTTAGAAGGCAGTATGGTTGCTGATAGAGGATCTCCGTCTACTCATGAAGACGCAACTAATGGATGGTTGACAGACAGTGCGGACAAGATCATTAACGATCATGTACATGCCCACTCTTATACTGACATTATGAAAAAGCAGCAGCTTATGAGAAAGCTGTTTTCTAAACGTAATGAAGGTGGAATTTTATATATATCCGCTCCGTTTACCGGAGGCGCAACAATAAGTTGTCATGTAGAAATAATTGGTGTTAGTTTTCCGCAGCAGCCACCGGGACAAGTTCTTGTTCAACCATACAGTATAACATTTGAAACCTCTGCTCTTAGCGGTGCTGGTATAACTGACCCAGACGACATGAGTATCAAACATCAGCTTGTGTCTGCTGCTTCTGAGAATTGGGATATACAGGAAGATACTGGCAGGAATTTTATAAACCATAAAGATGACGGAGGGTTCAAAAACACATATGGAACTTACACCGTGACCCATACTATTAGCGCTACCGGCAGAAGAAAATTTAGCAGTGATAATAGAGGAATGCAACCAGAAGCGTTTGGTAGAGACGCTGGACGTAGTTCGGAAGACGGATTTTTTAACAGGTTAGATACTGATGGTCAAGCTTGGGAACAGGCTAGAGATTTTTGCCGTAGAAAGTTGATGCATGGTGTTCATATTCACAATCCTTCCAGTAGTGATGGAATAGACCTTACAAAATATGGGGCAAATATACCGTGGGAGTTAGATGATGAACACGACCTTACGGGAGCCACGATAGATGGTTACTATGCCTTTAACTACACAAAGACGGAATCCATTGGAGAGATGGATGGGACTTTTAGTGTAACCGAGACGTTTGATTTACTTCCACAAAACACCATAGCTATAGAGACTATGGAGGTACAAAAAGGTAGAGATGCAGGACATGGTAAGTCAACGGTAACAATAACCGGAACTATTGAAGGTGTGAACCTAGCACCTGTAATAGACGGAAAAATAAAAACAGCAAACTCTACTCATAATTTAGAATCAGCAAAAGCTAATAATAATGGATTTGATAAATTTACCAACGCAAAGACTAGGCTAGGCCAGATAAAACCAATACTTTACCTTCATGCTAGAGAGTTTACTGGCGATACAGGAATATTGCCAACACCAGTTTCAAGCAACATATCAAGAAATCCATCAGCTGGAATTATAAATTACAGTTATACCTTTGAGAATAGAAAATATTATATACCATTTTGCCGGGCAGAAACCGTTACATTAAATGACACTTATCCGGGACATATAATTGCTCAACATCAAGTCATAGGACGAAAGACTGGACCTGTACTGCAAGATATAGGCACTCAAGGGCCTTGGAAAAGAAACATGTCTATAACTTGCGTTGTCGATGTTGATAGTCAAAAATTTTGCGTAGACTCTGGCGGCGATAGAACTTTGCATGAAAATAAAACAGACTGTGAGGCAATATCAGGAAACACTTGGGCTACAAATCCAAACTACATAGCAACTGATTATAGTGATGCAAATACTAAAAAACCAAGCATGGTTGATACGGCGGTAGTAGGCACGTTAAGTCAAAGAACCGCTATAAGAAATGTAGTAAATACATTTAAACCTGACAGTGCTTCTGCAAGAGCTATTTTTGCAGACACAGCACCTACAGAAACTTGGGACCCTCAAAGTGGATCTTGGAGTTATAGTATTGGATGGACTTATGAGTTAGCAGAAAGTTACATCTGCAATGAAGATGTAGATAATATAACTGGTGGTGACAACAATTATCCGGGAACACCTAAGTAGGGGTAAACAATGCCAATAAATTCATCTTATGATAAAGAATATCTGTTTCAACAGACTTTTCTGGGTGCATCTATAAAAAGCTGGAACACAAGTATTGGGTTCAACAGTAACAGTACCACCATGAATATTATATTGGTAGAAGATCAATTTTTCTACAGGGGTGCTAACGCTGTAGATGAAGGATACCATATCTGGGATGAAGATGGCTTTCCAGATGGAGCAGACAAAAATTACACAGCAACCGGAGACAAATTTTTCGCACCTGTGACCGGTGAGCCTGCTTACTTCACATATTATAAATCATCTGTTCCTAGCTGTGGAGCTTGTTATGACACAAGCGTTGGAAAGAAAGACGACATTCTTTCTAACTATACAGAAAAAAGCGGAAACGAAAGCGAAGCTGATTGTAAAGCTGCTGGTTTTACTTGGATTAAACCGTCTAACTCAAAGAAGGCAAAGCAAAAAGAAAGAGGGATAATAACAGAAGTATTTGAGTTTAACGGAATAGTAAGCTCATATAAAAAATACAGTGGAACTGACGGTGTTAGATATGAAGTTATTTTAGAAGATCCAAGAAAGATGCTTGAAGGTTCTCAAGTTATTTTGGGTGGCTATGCAGGAACCACACCCCCTCCAGACAGATCTTTTGGAATGATAGATAAGTTTGACGATGGAGACTATTCTAATGTAAGAACTCTAAGCAATGGCTATATGGGTTATTACAACATAATAAACGCCTTTGGTTACTATGAGCATTTTAACTTTGGAACAGCTTTAACAAATGCAAATGGCTTCTTGTGGAGAAGAGCATTAGACGCATGTCAAAAAATATTGCAGGGAAAATATGATATAGTTGGAGGCGCGGACTTAGAGAGAATGGGTGGTCCTCTCTATTACATGAGAGATACAAGAAGCGCCCAACAAATAAAAGCCAGTGAACCTATTGATGTTCATAGGTATAAAGTTGATTTGTCAGAACTAGATAATCTCAGTGACACTAATGGCGGCTTGCTTCCTGACCTGTATAGATTGCAAGGACAAAAAGCCTCATTGCTATCAATAGTACAAACTATATGTGAAACAGCAGGCGCTGACTTCTTTGTTAAGCTTGACAAAACTACAGCTAGAACTAAAAAAGATGATGATAGAGAATATTCCGGCGTTGTTAAAATTGTGCCGCTTCCTAAGAACGCTCCGATTGAATACGGAAAGATTAGAAAAGTAATAGAAGAAGCTCACACAGATGAAGCTTGTGGGGCGACTGCTACACACCCTTGGGCAAATAGAATATCCAGCGAAAGCATGGGTTATGAATTTAGAGACCCTCTCTGTGGCGTAATGATGCTTGGTGACAAAAGAACAAAAGTTGCTGGCGTTACCGCTATGGGTTGGTTTCCATCTATTAATGGGGGTATGATTCGTGAAAGATTTGCTGTTGGTTCTGACAAGCTAAAAGAAATGCTTCCTGCTGTAGAGCATGACGGAGTAACCTTTGCTAATCCCGGATGGTATCATCCATTCAATCTTCCATACACAAAAGGCTTAAGTGCAGATCAAGTTGGATTAGGCGTTCTACCTCCCGCTGCAAATATACCTTACTCTCCAGCTCCTGCGTCAAATGATGACTATATTGCTTGGGGCAAAGCTTTAGTGCCGGACATGCATACTGACACTGGTGCTGCAAATTTAGCAGGACCTTTAGCTCCGGGAACTAAAGCTTCATTTCAACCTTCAGGAGCTTGGGGTGATGGACTATTAGATATATTTCCTTGTTGGGGTTTTCTAAAAGGCATTGACAGGATGCAAGGACCTTTTGCAAATATAAACTTGCTACAGTTAAAAGCTGAAGGTATTCCAATCAAAGGGGGATTTGCTGACGACAATGTTTACAATGATTATGATACTAATGAAGGAATATTTACTATATTTGAATACTATAATCCGTATTCTTCAGTTCCTATATTTGGAAAAAGTAAAACTATTACTTCTGTTGGTGGCGTTAGTCAGTTAGTAAAAAATCATTTAGTTTACAGTGTGTCAACGGCTCTAGAATTTAATGAAGACCAAGCACTTAGGCGAGCTATGAGACAGCCAAAATGCTTTGTAGGCCCCGGAGGGATTGCAAACGCACCCTGTTGGCAAGACGACGTTTTACCCGGCTCACCAATCCCTGTTGAATACCCTGTATGCAAATCAAATCCTTATCATGCAGCTTGCTACACCCACGGAAAACCGGGACCAACTTACAGATATAAGCTAATAAATCAAAAGTGGGACAATAGAAGTACTATATATGTAAACCCAGATTGCGTTTGTAAAGAGAGAGATCTTATAAATGGAGATTGGGAACACAAGCATTGTCATGCTGATTATACAGAAGACAAAAACGGAGTTAAAACGGCGCTTCCTAAAGACCAACAAACGACAGCTGGTGATTACTATAAGCTGGGAGGAAGTAATTCAAAGCTCGCTAGATTTTGTTTTGAAAATCCTGTTTACCAAGTTCCAAGAATCCAAGGCGGAAAAGCTATGGTTCAGGCAGTTAAAAATCCTGAAGTTTATAAAGGCTGGTTGAAATCTTGGGACTGGTACATACCTGCTGTAAATGTTATTCCCATTGATTTAGCAGGAACAGGTTGGACTGGAGGACCAATAGGATCAAATGGAAACTACTCTCATTTCTACTACACTACAGTAACAGCTTTAAGGGCAGCTATAAAAGGTTACAAAGACTGGTTTGAATATACAACAATTTTTGAGCCTTGGCTTCATTGTAAATTTAATCTAGACAGCTGTCCGATGACCTTAGAGATGGATATTGAAAATCACAACAGAAATGATTTAAGTGGAGGTATACAAGCGGAACTTTTTCAAGACCCAGAGACAGGTAAGGAAACAGCCGGAGACATAACATACGGAACAGGATATGTTGTCCATAGTTTCAATAGATGGCTTGGACAAAACAGGACGGGAGTTCATAAAGATGCTAATGCCGGAACAGATGGCAGGTTTAAGGAAGTAGAGCTAAAAAACGAACAAGCCCAACCTTTTGGAATCCCGGTTCTTCAGGGTCATTCAATTCAACAAAATAGTTTACTTGACGAGGTATTTAAGAGAGTCAAGAGAGTTGCAGATGAGTTTTACGGCAAGAAGTACTTAGTGCCTTTACCCTTCACACCTAATGAAGTTGAGCAACACCTCAGACAAGTATCTGACGAAGCTTTTGAATTTGAAAGTTCTTGGGAGCCTACTTCTGAAGGAGGATGGGTTGATGTTGATATATCAACTCCAGAAATAGGAAAAAGATACCCTCAAAATGCTAGCTTCTTTAGTCAAAATGGAAAGTTGCTTCCTTTTGCTGTGTTCCCAACACATCATATGCAAGTTATGAATAAAAAACTTACCTCTATTAAAGTGGATGGTAAACTTCCCTCCGCTGGAGATCCAAGAGAAATACATGTCACCACTAACCATCCCGGAAATAGTTTAGGTGGGGGAAGCGTAGGAAAAACATACATAAAAACATCAGTAGATTCTCAAGTATACTGGCTTTGGAATCCTACAACATATGCAATACAAACAGGAAGAGCTACAAGTGGAAGCTTAAAACCTTACGCTTTAATAACACTAAACAAACATGTAGATTGCGGCATATTTGATGTTGCTGCATATCCATCTATAGTTAGCAAAAGAGACTACATAGGTCTAGGTTATGCAACCAATTTTCAACCGCTTCTTACAGAACCTCAAGATGTGGTCAACACAAACAGGACTATCATAAAATGGTCTGATTGGTTTCATGTCGGTGGTGAAAATCAAGACGATGGAAAAAATATGTTTGGATCTGATGCTAACCACCCGTACAGTAAAAGTAAGGGGTGGGTAATTGGTGACTATGAAACTGAAGGCACAGGAAGATTTGGGTTGGCTCCTGCTAGGATGAAACCTTGGACAGCAGCTGTACCTCTAAAAAGCAATAGATACAGATGGGGACCTTGGGCTGAGGGAAGAGGCTTTGGTAAAGCAGAACTAGAAATTGATAGTACCTTTGCTCCAGAGAATTTTGGTGGTTTTGATTTGATGGAACAAGCTGCAATCGCAAAATTGCAAGCGGCTGTAGAACCTGCTGGAGCTGCAAATGGTGTTGCTATCGAATCTGGTTCTGTAAGTTTAGCTGGACTTCCCACTATAGGAACAGATGTGAAAGAACCCACTATCACAGGCTTGCAGCTTTTTGACACAGGTCCTTATATATCAGATGTTTCTATAGACATAGGAGCAAACGGCGTAAGAACTACATACAATATGAAGACACAAAGAAAAGCACATAAGCTAAACGAAATATATGAAAATAGAATGAGGAAAAATGCTCAAGACTTTATGAAGCTTTCTCACGAAATAATACAAGGTTATAATCCAAGGTAAAAACATGAGTGCAGATTCAGATAGAGAAAGAAGAAGTCAAGAAGACAAGCAGACTGTAGAGAGTCAAGTTAAAGATATTCTGCAAAAGGGTCTTGAGGGTAAGCATCAAAATTATGGAGCGGCACTGTTCACCGGCTCGCTTACAGAAGCAGACGCTTCACCAGTTGCAGCAAAGAACAATGACGGAATTGACTTGATTCCTGTAGATGCTACCTTTCCAAACGGTTTTGCAACAAATATGTCCTACGCTTCGGTGGGAACTACAGACACAAATTCTTACGTTAAAAAAATGCAAACCGGCAAACGCAATGCTGGTAGCGGTGGATTTACTGACAAGCAAACTTGGCAATCAACTGCGGCTATGAGTCAAGACGGGTTATTACTGCCTTTCTCAACAACTTTCGTTCAGAGAAACCCAGCAGGTATTCTAGCGGAGCTTGCTAAGCCTGAACAAGAAGGAAGACCAAGCACTATAGACGGAAGACTTCCTCCCTATGAGTTTCCTACGACGTTAATAGACGGTGGAGATATAACTAACGGGGTGGTAACATCTTTAACTTTGAATCCTTTTGCTCAAGGTCATAGTATAACAAAAGTTAACAGAGGTGAAACACCCGGAAACATAGATGTTAGAAATGCTTCTGGTGGTGGCGGTAGTGAATTACCACTAGGTCAAGGTCAGAGTTTTCCTAAAAATGCTTCTAGACCAATGTCACTTAGAGGTCCTTTAGTTTTAACTGGTTGGGGATACGATACGGAAGGCAAACCAACACCTAACTTCAAAAAAGAAGCAGGCCAAAGAGATGCTACGCCTAGATCTCCCACTTTTGGTAAAGCTATAGTACCCGGTTTTTTAGATAAACCTAAACAAGACAAACACTTTCTAACAGGTCATATGGCAACAATAGACCGTTGGAAAACAGGTCCTGTAGATCTTAGGTGGGACAGAACTAGAAAAGTATGGGTATCTCCCGGAACAAATAAAGTTTATCTATGTAAAGCTACTAGATGTATTTTGCCTACATCTGGACCTGATGGTCTTAATTCATTTAATTTTGGTGTAAATAATGTAGTAGGTGGTCTTAGACAGTATGGAAATCCATGTCCTAATAAAGCATGTAGGTATGATACATACTTCCCAAAAAGTGAACAGTATCCTGATATTGAAATATATGACCCTGAAGACAAGCAGTGGTGTGGTAACTGTCAAGTAAAAGATACGGTCAATGGTCCTCGTGTTCATTGTGAGGATCCTAGCACGGGGTGTGTGCCTTTTTATGATGCTGTTGTTATTAGGTCAATGGCTCACATAACATCTGGAAAAAATGTAAAGTCAGATTGTGGGGATAAATTCAAAAGAACGCAATCTTCCGATCCTTACAGTAAAAGAATGGGCAATCCATGTCATGGATGGGGTTCTAGCTATGATGGCAAGTTGCAATATCTAGCAGATAAAGTTGTTGGACCAAATAAAGAATATCAAGAAGAAGCTTACGACATTTTATACGAAAGAATTCTAATAGAGAATCCTTTAAGTCAAGGACTTATGCTTGGAGACTCATTCCTGAGTTATGATACAGGTAGAAGAATAACACTCACATACACAAGAACTGATGGAGATGGTTGTGGAAAGGGTGGAAACCCAGTAACTGTGACGGAGAGTTTGCCTGTGCATGTTATACTACAAGCTGAGTTTGTCGGTGTAGAATTAGTCACAGACGCTCACTGTGAAGCTGGCGAGATGGGTGCTTGTACAAGAAAGATCATGGCTCAAGGTATGGTAACTTCTAAGGACTGTGGTCCTGATGAAGACTTACCTGCGAGTACAGTTAGTTAAAGGTAAATAGATGGGGATTGGGGACAATTTTGACACATCTAATATTGGACTAAGGAACGCTAGAACCGGCAGGAAATCTGGCCATGGACACTCATGGATGGACGATAATGGCGGTCATCCTTGTAATATAGGTTGTGGATGTAAAGAAGTTTTCTACGGCGCTGAAGGCAATTGCTCTTTGCCTCCTGAGATTAGAGTCTCTATTCTACAAGTCCCTTCTTACTGTTCAGATAATAATACTGATCCAGAAACCACAAACAATGTTACTACTGTTTTTGGTGAGTCTGCTACTGCTGATAAGACCGCAACACAATGCGAAGCTAATAATGGCGTGTGCAAAAAAGATGGAGCTGAAATCTTTCAGTTCAACAGAGAAGGCACAATAATAGAAATAGTTGATAAGTACACCTGTGAGGACCCTGTCGCCGGAGGTACTTGGGAGACTAGCGGTACATTTCATAAAACAAGCAGAACGGTAGCAAGAGCAAAACAAGAATCTGCGGACTCTTTCTTACTCAGGTATAAGAACGGAGCATGGAGAGGAAGAAGAGCTTGTAGACAAACTCCAGACCCCTATCTAAATGATAGTGGCAGTTCGTACAGAATGTTTGGCAAAGAAGGTCATATTTATGATCCTGTAGGTGGAGCAACACCCGGAGCTAGGTTTGGGCGCACTAGTCGTGGTAAAGGCACTGTACCTAGAATTGATAGTATGCTTGGGGAAGCTCCACGAGAAGCAAAGTTTGGAACGCACTCTTTAAGAAGCTTCCTTATAGAATGGCTTCCTAACGATGTTCCATACGGCACGGCTGAACCCGTACACATCCAGAAGATGAAAAACATAATCTTGATGGGTTCTGAAGAGACAGATACAGATATCATGGACAAACTTGGTGCGTCTTTTGATGAAATTGACGTTCCAGACGAAGACCCTATCAATAAAGTGACAGCCAAAGCCGGTAAATTAACTAAAGTAATAGCAACCGCTAATCCTTTCCTCGAAAATTACAAAGAAGCCATAGCTGTTTTGCACGAATCTAATGATTCTTATGATGAAAATCTGGGATGTTTGCAAAACGGCGAAAGATTTCATATACCACACGCTTGTGCTAGACTGCTTCCAAATGGCGACATGGAAATGGCCTCTAAGAGATATCAAGTTTGTTACAAAGAGGTATGTACTGGAGCAAATGAAACCAGTAAATTAGCCTGTGAGGGAAAAGGTGGCGCTTGGGACATTCAATTCATTAGCGATTCTGAACCAACAGCAGGTCATGAAACGTCTTGCGAAGCTAGTGGAGGTAAAACATTTACAGGATTAAAGTATTTAGATGAATCTGAATGTGCTGAAGAAGCAAAATGTTTGACTGAAGATGATGACGAGGAATCTTCTACATTCGGTGAATTAATAGACGCTGAAGACGATGATGGAAATGTAATAACTGATAAATATGAGTGTTTAGCCAGAAGTATTGGAAATACTTATAAAGAGTTAGATCCAGCTGATATTCCATCTGTTGGCGACTTTGGGGGAACTGTAGAGCCTATAAATCACTGGACTCATGAGTGGCAAGAGTTGCACACTGATGACGCAGCAGCCATAACTAACAAGCTTGACTTAATTATTGGAAGCTCCTATTCTGCGGGGAATGCTTGCTGTGATGGTCATATTGATAGAAAATCTCCGGGTTGGCATAACAGTATAAGAAATGCTAACCAGTATGGATCTAGAGCCGCTGAAGTTCAAAATACCTGCACGGGAGAATATGAAGAAGTAACACTTATACCGGGAAGACCTAGCGGTAGTGTAGTAGATCTTTTAGGAGGAACTGGAGGAGGTCCTTCGTTCCACTCATCCCAAAGAGCTGACCAAGCTCAGTATGACGATATATCTATGGGTGGATTTACTTTAGTCCACAAGCCTTGCACTTTTTACGGTAACTGTTTTGCTGAAGGAGCGGAAGATGCTGGTGTTGGTCAGGTAACTGTGCTAAGAATACCTATGGATCAGATAATGAACTGCTCCAATTTAAGGCTAACAGATGCTCAAGACAAAACGTTTGGATGGAAAGAGCAGTTTGGTTGGTGGGGAAATCCAGCAGGCTTCTATCCCGGAGATCCTCAAGAAGAAAAAGACATACCATTTACCGGCAGACACCTTAATTACTGCCATACAAGAGGTGGAATGGGTGACGGCAATGACGACGGAATTGCTGATTGGACTTCTATAGGTAAGCAAACCCATAGTTTTTACGGCAATGCTGGAGGTGAACATTGGGACACTCATGGAAATACAAACTTTAATTTTGGAAGTTGCGCAATAGCTCTATACTGGGAAAACCAGATGGGGTTAGTGCCTCACAATTCAAGATCCTTCCACAAACCCGGCGATTGGGCATTAAGAAAACTAAACCTTCAACCTCAACCCTTCAAGGCTACAGAAGCTAAGCAAAACTCTTATAAAAGTTTGAGAGAAGCTCAGAGAGATAAAAACCTCTTTGACCTTTGGTTAAATAGTTTCTTTCTAGGGGGCGATATTGATCAAGTCCTTGTTTCAGGAATACTAGGAGGTCAGCGATTACACTGGCACAGTCTTGCTTATTGGTTCGAGCATGATTGGATTGCCTACGACCTATTTCGAGATGCACAAGGTAAAATCCGCGTAGGGGATCTAAAGGTTCACTTTAAACGTATAGGTGACGAATTAAAACGAGCAAACGCCGGTAAAATGGGAAGGTTTGACCATGGCGGTATGGGTTCGACGGGAGGCCCAAGACAATATCCAATATGGAATATATTTGATCACCCAAGAAAAAGAACCGATGGATGGTTGGAAGATGGTGAGTATCCAGACGACCATTGGGAAAAAGATAACGGCTTTAAAGAAGGTTATACTTGGCACTTAATAACACACGCCAAGACTATACTAGGCCCTCACGCGTCCATGATGGCTGATGTTTATCACAATAGAAAAGAAAAAGGAAAAATACATGACAGTTTAGACTACTGGGGAAGAACTGGGCTTTATCCAACAGCCGATGAACCAAGCTACGTAGTCAATACCTGTTTAGGAGCTGGTCCCGGAGAAAAGATAATAGAAGCCGCTTCAAACACCACGCCAATTGTTGTAAGAAGCACTGGTCATAGCCTTAAAGATGGAGACCATATACAAGTTAAAGAAGTTTCTGGGAATTTGTCTGCCAATGTAATGACTCTTAGAGAGTTTATGGAGGAACAGTGGGGTAAAAAACTAGCCGCAAAGTGCAAAGCGGAAACCTGTGATGATCCTTATTATCCATTTGCTGTATGTCCTTGTAATGGGTCAAAATCTTATAAAGATGATTCTGGTGTAGATCATTGCAGTGGGGTGATAATAGATGGCGAAGATCCTCTTCCAGCAGACTTTTTTGTAGTAAAAGTCATTAATTCTGATGAATTTGCTTTATACACATGTGATGGATTTCCTGTAGATGGAAGAGTAAACACTTTAATTGGCGCAGACTTTGCAAAATGCGAATCTTCAAACCCAGATCTATTTCCTAGATTATGTGCTTCAACTTTTTCTTCTGCTCATGAAGTTCCTACAACTAATTCCACTGTAACCTTGAATAACGGTAAGTATGAAGTCGTCAGTGCAGCAGAAACAAAGTTTGAAAATGAATCAACCTGTCAGTCATATGGAAACTGTCTTCTTTTCAATCCGCCTTATGGAACTGGAACAACCCTTACAGAATCTGAATGTAGCTTATTAGCTAGTCAATATGATCACATTGATGTCGATGTTAAAGATGGCGCAGTCACCTATAAATACTACGAGTTAACCGGCGGTGCAGGACCAGCCTGTGGAAATGAGTGTTTTGAACCTTTACAATGGATAACTGAAAAAAATCTAGAAGCCATGCAGGGTAAGGGTACAGATCCAGAAGAGGGAGGATTGTCTAACTATCCATACTGCCCATTCACCGGCTATTGGCGTCAAAGTGATATAGTAGACCCGTATATGGGACCGCCTAAAAATGATTACAGAATAGGCTGGAAAGAATTCTATAAAAAAGATACATCAAAAGCTGAAGACTATTATGTATGGATGGATCAAGAAGAGACATGCCCTGTCTGCTGTGATCATTTCATGCCTAAAAAATTAAAAGCAACAGTAGCTGGTCATGCAGCTCACGGCGCTAGTACCATGCTAAACAGCTTGATGTTAATAGGTAGTGTTACTACGACAATGCATGATCCTGATTCTGATGTCTGTATGGAAAGACCTAGTGGGAGTAACGGCGGATGGTCAGAAAGCTCAGATATTAAAGATGGAATGTCTGGTGTCCCAGCAGAAGAAAGTTGGCAAGACCAATGTAATAGTGATGATGAGACTGAAAGAGAATTAGTAAAAGGCAAAAAACAACAAGAAGTTCCTTGCGGTATTAATAAATGCACAGGTGAATTCCATCCTCATGTCATAAATTACTGGGGACTGCCTGTAGGTGGAGAGTTCTGTTGTGATTGTGGAACTTATAACACAGAGCCTTTGAATTGGGGTCCTAACAATAAGCCTGCTGGTCCGGGACATCATAAGTGTTTTAAGTGCAGTAATGCTATAAGATTTAATGACAACTGGACAGGTCTCGGAGGCCACATATCACATCCAGACAGTTCTGTGTGGGAGTGGGCAACTTCAGGCGCTTTGGTAGATAAAAACCGCGCTCTATGCTGTGAAGCTGAATGTAATCCGGGAGCAGGAGCTGGAACTTACCCAACTGCTCAAATGGTCATGGATGCTGCTCCTGATGGATGCAATCATACAATAGGAAGCCTTACATGTAAGACTATGGATGTTGGCGGTGGCGGCGGAGAGGGCGGCGACGATGGAGAAGGCGAAGGCGGCGATGATGGTGGCGACGGTGGCGACGGTGGCGACGGTGGTGGCGGTGGTGACGATCCCGGTGATGCCGATGGCGGTGATGATAGCGGCGGTAGCACTTACGAAATGTGCATTTGCGGTGAAGACACTGGAGAAGCAAGTCAAGAAGGGATACCATGTTTCGGTTTCCCAAATGGAAGACCGATGAAATGCGAGCCTCCTGAAATTACAGGCTACCAAATGGCGGGATGTCCATCAGGCAAAGGAGAAGTACATAGCAACGCAGAAGCACAGGGAGATGGATGTGGAGATCCAAACGTCTTTGCAATGCCAACAACTGAGTGTTATGATTTCGTACCTCGTCAAGGAATAGGCTACACAGGAGGTGATTATGATATCAAAGATGGTTGTTCAGGTCTTAGCTCAACGACAATCGACCTGAATTACAATGGCTCTCACTGGGTTTCTAACTGGGAACCCATGATGGGGGATTCTCCCTCTACTAGAAAATTAGGTAGCGGCAAAACACACACCGAATTTGTTGGGGGAATGTCTTGCAATCACTATCCAAATGTTGGCGCTCAATCAATATGTGCTGCTGGATATCCCGGATGTGTGGCTTATGACAAAGATACGTGTAAGGTTTGTGGCGGTAAATGGTTAAATCCAGAACCATTCCGATTAGCAGAGTCTACAGGTGGCGATTCAGATTTACCTATGGATGGAAATTGCGGCCAATGCGCAACAAGAAGCTTTACCGGCTATATAAAAGGTAGCAATTTAGGCCCTCCAGTTCCAACTCCATCAAAAGACGCTTTCCTAATGAGATTCCGTCTTGGGTGTGGAGGAAACTTCCAGCAATACTATGGCTCGGATGTGTTAAAAAATGGTGATTACTATCAAAACAACCAACTTAACATGTACATTGAAGTCAGTTCGTGTAAGTATAATTCCTGCAACAAACTAGCAGCCTTCAACGCCTTCAGACCTCCATGCCCTAACTCTTTAATAATAAACGACCCTAAAAATTCTGGCGGGCTGACCGTCGATAGGGATGGAAAAATAGAGGACACTATATCAAGAACGATATCTGGAGGTAGTGGAGGAGATTTCAAATTAGCTGTCAATGGAGGAGATCCATACTGGAACGTACCTCAGTGTATCATTAATGGTCCTACTTCTGGTATCACAGGTTATTGCAGGTATAAGGTTCGTGGTCCTGCGGGAAGCGATGCCGCTCCAAATACTATAAAACCTTTTGATTGCAACAAACCCGCACCTCCAATAGAAGAATTACATCAAACTACTACTGTTGCCTATTGTCACTCTCTTGATGATGAGGGAACCTGCGAAGGAAAAGAGTTAGATGAATTTTGTTACGCAGAAGCATTCCCAGAGGGCTGTACTGGTGAGTTCATTCCCGGAGGGCGAGGGGCTGAATTTTCAGGCACAGAATGGGATATGGACAATTGTCCAGCACAGCCAGCTGATCTTGATTGGGTTGGTAGCACTCCTACTGTAGATCTTCGCCGTCATGTAAATCCTTCTGCTGGGTTTAACGATTGTTATAGCATAGGCTCCAATATTGATTTTGTATTTTCAGACCCAAGTGTTTGTGATGCTGCTTTTCCATGTACAGAGTGTTGTGAGTTTAATCCTACTCCTGCTGGATACCATAGAGTATTTGGAGGAACACAAAGAACAGACTATATCACTTGTGCCGTAGCTAACGAATTAACATCACGTTACGATGGCGGTCCTTATGGTCTTGGAGGTACTCAAATTCCTGATGGTAGATTCATAAACCTACAAGGAGGAAAGCACCCTGAAAACTTTGAGGTTGTAGGAGCTTATCCTAATGACTATGGTACAGCTCTCGTAGTTAAGAAAAACAACAGGAACACTTGCGGGTGGCAAAAAGGAACTCCTGTTAGCATAGGCTTAGCTGATAAATATGAAGCGGAGCATGGAAACTTATTGCAAAGCACAAGAAATAAGCTCAGCAGAAACTGGAATAGAGATGCAAATGGGCGAATGGTCACTAGTTTATCAGAAAAAATACCAAACGGAGAAGTTAGATATGCTAGAAATCCAAACTCTGAGTACATGGAAATAATAGTTAAAGATGGCGCTCAGTTAGTCAGTCGCGCACATGCTGTCAATAATGAATTTTGGGATGCAGTTGCACACAAGCGTCCTATTGATAGACATGGAGATAATGCTTTTTCTGGATGGCCTTATGACGGAAAGTTAGGAGGTCTTTCGGGTCTGGTCGCTCCTCAAAGTGATACCAGAGTTCCCTCAACAAGAGCAAACGACCTGCATATGGAAAGGCTTGGACAAACCTATATTCGTAACGGAAGAAGAGGTTTTCATCCAACAATGTCAAACATATTAGATGACACAAAGGCTGTTTTCCTATCTGAAATACCAAAGATGGATGTTAGCTATCCAGACAACGACACATCAAAATCACCAAAGGTTGTTTATTACAATGAGATGAATATGTCTTTGAGTATTATCAACATCGAAAATATATATGATCCAGAACAGTCTTATTGCACAAACCCTAAATTTACAGACGAAGCAGATTGTAATGAACAGGGCGTTTGTAAAAAGATTGATATGTCAAAACCTGAGTCAAACTATATTGTTGAGACGACTGATAATAAAACTGATTGTGAAGACAAAGCAGCTAGCGATCCTGATTACAGCTGGGTGAGAACATCTTGGTGGAAGCCAAAATTCTTGTATACAGAGTTTACTACACATAGAAATCACGATCTTCTAGACGGAGAGAGGATAATAATAAGTGGTAGTAGGACTCATGAAGCTAAGTGTCTTAATATTAAAAATCTTCCTCCAGATCCAGCGGGTAGTGCCGGAGGAGGCTCAAGAGGCGACCTCCCACAAGGCTGGGAAATGTCTGATGTCGATCAGAACATATGTGAAAGTGTACTCGGTGGTACTTGGTCTTTTGACTTTAGTGATATGGATACAGCCAAAAAGGGATGTCCTCCATTATGTGACTTAGACAAGCTTATTGGAAGAAACACATGTGGTGAAAACGAATGTCCAGACTGCGTATTTATACCAGCCCATTGTGAGGACGATCAATATAAGAATAAAGTAGAATGTGAAGCTAACGGAAAAGAGTGGATTGAAGATGACGAGTATTGTTTTAGGTCTTCATTTGATGGACATCGTATTGTTGGAAGTGTTCAAGATGACGAAGGCGCAACAGTACTAAATAAGTTCACAATAGTCAAAGATTCTAGAATTACTTTTAGGGGTACATCAGCTGCTTATCGTAGCAGTTTTGTAGACATCACAAAAGTTGGTGAAACCGGACCTGTGGGTCCTGATGAAAACGGATGTGGGCATATTAATAATGAACAAGAGTGTAATGCACATACCGCAACCGCAAACTGTAAGTGGAGAAATGACAATACTCTTGTAGCTGGAGGAGAATGTTATCACTTAAGTGAGTGTGCTAAGCTAAAAGGTCAAAACGATGCTTGCTCAGCTAGTCCGTGGTGTACAGTTGATGTCGATGAAGATGGCACTGACATTTGTGTTGGCGGGGTCACTCGAATGGATGAGCATTGGAAGCAAACTACTGCTGCTACAGATATGAATGATGCTTTAAGAAATCATCATGGCATAAGTATGGGATCTCCATCTGATTTATACAGAGGTGAAGAGTACTTTATTCCAACAGCGGACAGTGCTGGCAACTACGGCCCATACTTTGGTGGACAATGGAGTAGAGGTGGTGGTACTTTTAATATAAGAGTTGGGCAGGAAGTAGCTCTTGATGATTGTAGACAAGGCGGATCTGATACACCGACAAATCTTAAATTTGTATTTCCAATGGCTGATGAACTTTGTAATCATTATTTACCAGCGATTGATACAGATATATCACCTTTAAGAGGTTATGGGCCTTATACAGAGCCTACAATGGATATTAATAGACCTTTTGGGTTCCCTGCAAGAGCGTTTTTGCGTGTAGATATCCATGAAGGAAGTTCGCCTGTTGATGACTTTGATTATCCGTGGACAAGAGAAGGACAAGCAGACTACAAGGAGGAAAATGAGTAATGGCTTGTAATAACTGTAATAAAAAATGGCTTACATCTCATGGGTCTAAGCCGGACACCCACAAAACTAAAGGTTTTTTTGGAGATGACGGCGAATTACCACAAACAGAAGCCATATCTATTGACCTTTTAACAAATAAACTAACACCATGTGAGTGCGATTTGACTGAAGATGGTGGTGGTGTACACTGCGAGAGACATAAGTGCTGGAAAACTCCAGACCTCGTACAGTTATGCCAAAAGAGAAAAGACTATTTTGATTTATGGGAGCAGGGCGTAGGACCTCTTCAAGACATGTATCAAAATGTTATGAAAGAAGGCACTAAAACTTCTATAGAAACTGCTGAGCTAGAGCAGAAAACGCTAGAAGAAGAGTATTTTATGGGAGATCCTCATATCCCTAAAAAATCTAGAGGATTGGGCGATACAGTCGCAAAAATCACCAAAGCTACAGGTATAAAAGCCACTGTGGATAAGGTGTTTGATTCTATAGACAAAGACTGTGGTTGCAAAGAGAGACAAAGTAAACTGAACAAGCTTTTCCCCTATGGTAAGCGCAAGAAAACAAAAGGCTTTTTTGAATAATGGTGTATAATATATTAGTAGATAAACTCCAAAGGAGATAGATATGGCCTCAATTAATTTTTATGCTGGTGATACAGCTGTTAACCACCTTTCTGGCTCAGGGCTAGGGTTTTTTGGTGGTTCTTTTGGTGCATCAGTTGAAATAAATAAATTTCAAGACACTACCTTTATAACAGACGGAAATGGTACTGTCCAAGGTGGTGCAGCTAACAATGTAAAATATTCAACAGACAGTCTAGGCTTTGCTGCTGGCGTAGTTCCAGCTACAGGTTTAAAGTATATACCAAACTCAAAAGCGACTGCTAACATTAGATTCACAAATAGCACTTCGGTTAGAACTCAGAATGTAAGACTGAGAATTTTTGATAGAACAAATAAAAACCATCCTGCTAGTGGTGTTATTACTAGAGTTTGCGAACTGATTCATCCTCAGACTTCTTATGATATTGAAGGCTCTGGAGATGCTACTTGGTGGGGAGGATCAACGCATACCGGTACAGACGCTCAGGGGACGTTTACAGGCGCTCCAAACCCAAGCGATAGGTTACCCGCAGGTACTAACACAGTGGGCGGTAGCGGCATCCTAGTACCTCTGTCGCAATCTCCCGGCCCTAGCGGTATTTTTGCAGGTGACGGATCTTCAAACACTGGTCAATATACGCAACACGACTGGTACGTTGGTATTTCTGCCTCGCCAGACAGCGTTGGAAGTAAGACACTATACGGTCTATATGTGGAACTAGAGTACCTGTAAACAAAACCTCGTCTAGATTCTACATAAAAAAAGCCCGACTCTCGCGAGACGGGCTTTTCTTTTCCATTGACTTATTATTCTTCCTTTTGTGTATCAGGATTCCATTTGACCCATCCTCGGTCATTAAGCCAATTACCTTCCTTATCTTTTCGTCGAGGGAATAGTCTTCCACCCTTCTTCATCACACCGAAGGATAGCTTAGCTCCGCAATCCATACAGCGTAATTCGTAGTAAAGGTTATCCTCTACTGTGCGAACTTGGAAGCGAACATTTTCACTTCCACATTTTCCACAAACAGACTCATCAAATATTTCTTGAAAGTGAGCTAATTGCTCAAAAATTTCAATCTGAGTATCTGCTTCAATATCGACGTTAATACGTCCCGATAGGTTAGTGTAGTTAACTTTCATTTAACTTCTCCAATTCTTATAACCCTTGATGTTGTTTGGTATTTCTTTGTTGCTATTTTGATAGTTATTCAAATGTTTAACCATCATTTTAGCACAATCTTTGGTGACATCGTTAATACTATTGTAAGTATTTTCACCTATATTGATGAACTTCAAAATGTCAATGTCTAACTGAGAACACTTAGTGTCAATAAATTGAATCTGTTGCAAGCTGATTCTGCTATCATCTGTAACAGTAACAGATTGCTGTACAATTTCAACAATATCTTTCTTAGCTAACTCTTCAGCCGCTAGACATCTTACCTTCAAAGCTTTTCGTAACGCTCTTCCTTCTGCTCTGGTTGATGCCGTTGCTACAGGATGAGCGCAGAACAAGTCGTCTGTATTTCCGTGCCAAACATCGGCAACGTCCTTCCAAACTCTAATCTCTCCAGAATTCATCCAGTTAAAGGCAACCTTATAAAGAACAGTAGCTCTGCCCGGCCCTAAAGCGTCTGTTGCTGGAAATACCTGTTCTGGGCCAGATTCGATTACATCGCCAAGCAACAACTCAGCAACTCTTCTTAGTCCAGCACAAATAGGGTTTCCTTCAACAAGTTCATTCTTCTGAAAATGACTCATTACATAGTCGCTCCACTCTGGAGATCCGTATGTAGGACTTTCATCTTCGGGATCTTGAGAAATCAATTCGCTCTCTGTCACCTCGGTGAGAGAGGGTTCATCCTCAAAAACTTCTTCAAATAATGTTTGTTCAGACATCATTTCCTCCACTAACTTAACCAAATCAGACTTCTTGGCTCCACTAGGAATCGCACAGTTATGTGCCTCAAGAAGTGTTTTCAATTCTTTAATAGGCTTTTTATTGTAATCTATCATGCTTCTATTTCAATTAGTCTTTTTGCCGATGAAGGGAATTTTTTATCAATTTTTTTAAGCTCATCAATAACTTGATTGAGAATATCTCTCATGCGTTTCTGGGAGATGTTTTTAATCAAGTTTTTGACACGTAGAATCACGTAGCCTCTGTTGATAAGCATACCAGCTTTTTGAGCATCTGCCCGAATATGTTTCTGTAGACTCTCTTCTCCCCAGATTGGGAGAAAGTGAGCTGGGCCGTCAATCTCTATTGCCGTTTTTAATCCCGGCACAAACAAATCGACTTCCATATTGTCGTTTGGAATCAGACCCTTCTTATGAAAGATAACATCAAAACCATGCGAGGTCAAACCCTCATATATAAATTTTTCAATTTTAGAACCTTCTTTACTGGCTTTTCTGACAGCTTCAGCAGCCAGCTTTCTAAGATGCGCTTTGTCTTCTTCCGACATAGAAGCCCACTGATCTTTAGATATCTTAGATCTTCTCTTGCGTTCTGAGTCATCCATTTCATCCCAGAAGTGTGACATGCCGTTGCTAATCGCTATTTTTTCGGCTTGTGTTCTTTTCTTACCTCTAGTAGGATGTTCGTGACGACCATTCTCTATAGCTACCGTCTGAGCTGTGCTACGATTTCTCAAGTCTACCCCAAGAGTTATTAAGGTTCTTCTTATTTTATTGGCATAAGTACCTAGCTCTTGAGCTATCTCATATGTGCTTTTCTTATGGTTTACATATTGATCTATTATAAACTCTTTGTACTTTTCTAGAAATTGACTAGACATTATTTATTATCTCCATTAATTGTTCTGTGTTAAAGTTTTCAACTATTCCGTGAACATCTCTGTTTGAATAGTTTTTAATTGCCTTTGCGTGATCTTCGCTTCTGGCTATTAGCTTGACATCATCAATACAAAAAGCCTGAATCATAGTTTCAAAAGATTCGTCTTTCTTTCTTATCCACTCCAAGTCCCAAACGTAAAAGAATCTACTTTCAGCGGCAAAGGTTTTAGAAATTGATAGGGCTGTAGAAGCAGAGGTGGCTACTAAGGAACCATCAAAGCTCCATATTTCATTTACGCACATAGACGCAAAACTCATAGGAACAAAAACTGAGGTGTAGTTTTCAAAAAACGCTACAAAATCGGTGTCATTGTTCTCTATATACCTGTTGGTATTTTTTATCATGTTGAATGAAAGTTGGCTTGCGCTAAGCTCCTCAACTAGGAATCCAACCTTTTTAGTTTTTTGCATCAGCTTCCTCTTTGTTTTGTATATACCATTTTATTGTTTTTCTTATTCCGTCGTAGGTTGACAGAGGATCTATGTCGATGATTTTTCTCATTCTGGTTGTATCTAAAAGTTTTTTCATCTGGCCGTCTGGCTTATCAGTATTCCAATAAACTTCGCCGGTATAACTTATTGCTTCTACTATAATTTCTACAAGTTCTTTTATGCTGATATCTTTACCAGTACCTATATTAAGAGGTATTGAGCTGTCCTCGTATTTCTCTAAAGCTTGCACAACTGCTTCACCAGCGTCATCTACATACATAAACTCTCTCATGGGAGCGCCTGTCCCCCAACATTCGACTTCATCTTCTGCGTCAATATCCGCCTCTACAAACTTCCTTATCAGCGCGCCTACAACTTTTGTTCTAACTAAGTTGAAGGTGTCATTTGGTCCGTATAAATTTGTTACGCAAGCAGTTACTGATTTTAAATCGTATTGCTCCCCATAAGCCTCGGCTGCTGTTTGCAACGTTCTTTTTGCAATCCCATGCGCTCTGATTGTTTTATTCGGAAGACCATCCCAAAAGGTGTCCTCCTTTAACAATTCCATACCCGTGTCTGGATAAGCGCAGGAGGTCATGATGGAAAGGACTTTTTTGACTTTCATATACTCACATGCGTGATGTAAATTTAATCCCATAACTGTATTTGCATATAGGATGTCGGCAGGATACATTCTGTTAAACTCGATGCCGCCGTTATATCCAGCTGCGTGTATGCAATAGTCCGGTTTAGTTGACTCTAAAAAGAGTATAGTCTCTTCAATATCTAAAAGGTTTACAGTGTCAGAGTTCACCGCTATGACTTCTGCGCCTCTAGTTTCTAGGGCTTTGCATATGCCCCTTCCAAAAAAACCAGTTCCGCCAGTTACTAATACCTTTGAACCTTCTAAGTCTATCATGAGTATTGATGCCTAATTTGTAAGATTGGTGCTACTTTAATTAACTCGTCGATGCCGGTTTTCATGTCTACGTCGCAGGTAAACCCTTCGGCTTCTAGTTTATCATAACTAACTTCATAGTCTCTTTGGTCAGCGTCTGTTCCGATTTCTTCGTAATGTACGAAACACCCTGTCTTTTCTTTTACATACTCAGCAAGCTCTCTTTTTGTCCAATTCAAATGATTAGCCCCACAGTTATATGTTTTGTGTTTCCAGTTACCCATATTCTCTACACCCATAGTAAAAGCCTTAGCCATATCTCTTACATGGATAAAAGTTCTGCGGAAATCTGCTTGAAAAATAGTGAGTATGCGATTGGTAATAGCTTGATACACAAAATCGTTTACAAGCAAATTCACCCGCATACATGGGCTAACACCGAAGCCGGTTGCAAAGCGGAAAGATACGGTATTATCTTGAGTAGCTACCATTTCTTCTGCGACCCGTTTATTAACACCGTAAAGAGATACGGCGTTCAAGGGTGACTCTTCAGTACAGGTTCCCTTTACTCTTCCGTAAACGCTTCCTGTCGAGGCGTACACCAAAGGTATATCTGGATTGTATGCTTCTCTTGCAAAGATAATATTTCTCGTACCCTCTACATTTACTTCCGTAGCCAGCGCAGGTTGGGATTTGCAAGCCGGAAAGCCAACAATAGCAGCGAGATGAATAATAGCGTCACACCCACGTACAGCCTCCTTCATTTGTTCCAAAACAGTAACATCTCCATATTCAAACTCAAATCTTGGGTTTGTTGCTAATGGAATAATTGCGTCACATTGACCCTTATGAAAGTTGTCAACACACTTTACTTCATAACCTTTGTCTAATAGATGTCGGCATAGTACGTTTCCTACATACCCGCCTCCTCCTGTTACTAATATTTTAGACATTATTTCTCCTGTAAGCTACGAAAGCTAAAAATATACAAGTGGATTGCACCACCGGAAATTGCACTGTAAATAAAATTGCCATCAAAGAAATAAAACCCATGTCCCTGCCTCTTCTCATAGGTTTTCCATTGACGTTATCGTTGCTGTATCTTCTAGAACTTTATCGTATTCATTATATCCTACACAAGCTCTATAGCACAAAAAACTACCCATGTCTGTTATCTCTACAAGCTGGCAGTTGTCTTTCATTATTTCTATCGACCTTGAATTGTCTATATCAACACCTTTGTGCATGAGGTAGCATATAAACAAAAATGACTCTGGAGCTAAACCGTCATGGTCGTAGTTTTCGATTACTGGATTATCTTTGCCAGAACTTTCCTCACATATTCTAACCGCATTATTAAAAAGACCTTTGACATCTTCTGTTTTGCCGCCAATAACGTGGTCTGATGGGTGAAACTTACAAAACTCATCTGATGTAAACAGAAAGTTATTGGTTGTTAGCTTGTCTGGCGATGATTTCATAACCTCTATAAATTTGGAAAGGTCAGTATAGATTTCATCACATCTAGCTTTTATCACAAACTCGGTGTCTACCACCTCAATGCCATTTAGAGATGTCGCTGCTTGATAGGCTAGGTTTGAATGGTTGTAGTACCCTTCGTATTTGTCAATCGAGTCTTCAACGTAACCTATGTCATTCTTAGCTAGAAATCTTTTTGATGGTTTAACTCTATGATGATCCCAAGTAGATATTACTATCTTCCCTACATACTTTTTATAGTTTTGTATTTTTTTGGGTGATAGGACAGGCGCTATTTTGCCTGACATGCTCAGTAAAGGTCCCTGTAATACAAGTGTTACATCATCGTGTTTCATTAAATCCTAAGCCTTCTCCAGCCCGTCTACCTGAGTATACGCCTACATAATCTGAACATATGGCGTGGCAGTCAGATATAGTGTCCATTGATATTAATTCTGGTTTCATACATATCACATTTTCTCCAGTCGCGTATCCGGGATAGCTTATAATCAAACCTCTGCTCGTGATAGTATAGTAATCTTCTTGATGCCAAAAGCAATGAACATCAAGTTCAAGCAGTGACTTTAAAGCATCTAAATTCTTTGCGTGAACTAACAGGTTTTTCTTTTTTAAATAGGATTCGTCTACTCCATACATAGGACCGTCGTGACCTAAAAACCAACTATCTTTTATTTTCCACACATCTATTTCTACATGGTAGTTATCTTCGATAGCAGAATCTATATAGATAGGATTGTTTTCAAGTTTAGGTTCTGGCCCAAAGGTGTTGCCTCTGTGTGATATCAATATCATATTTCTACCATCCCTCCAAAGTCTTCCATCATGGTAAAGTTAATTCCATAAAAATCAAATAACTGTCTAGTATAGCTCCATCCTTCATACTCCCTAGTAATTCCAACAGTATGAACTTCTTTAATATCATTTAGCCAAAGCCAATTTACTAAGAAGTGTAGAGAGCTACAATGATTCCTAAGCGTGCCATCTCTCTTCAAAAAATCGTCGATTGGGAGATGAACTAGATCAACATCTTCTCGCTTAAAGACTTCTATTTTGTATTCATCTTTTATATCTATTACTTTTTCTACATCCTCGTAGTTTACATGAGGGTGGAGTATTCTACATCCATGCTCGTCTAAAACCAGAGGCTTTTTATAGTCCTGAAACTCCACCATGTGAGCAAGCATATTTGAGTGCTTTGGGCTTTTCTTGTAGATGTATTGGACATCAGACCAATCTTTACTAGAGCCAATATTAAATGAGCCTGTATTAAAGCTGTAGATCGGGCTTGTATTTGCTATCTCTTTTATTCCAGACTTATCGCCTGTCCAATATCTAAGAGTGAAGCAGTGGGGAACTAAGAACTTGTTCCACCTGTCAGAAAAGTTGGATATGTTGTGAACAAACCTAACAAGGTCTAGGCATGTAACAATGTCTACCTTGTCTATAGCGTGTATCGCTCTTCCTGTACATAGAGTAAAGTATTTGCTTGTGACTTCTGGTGTGAGATATTCTTCGGATGCAGGTCCCGAACCAATCAGTAAGACTGGCTTATTTATCTTCACCTTTTCCAGATCCACCGCTATCTTTCCTTACTATATCTTTTGGGTCTAGTCCGTCTATCCAGTATACCTCTAAAGCTTTAGTGTCTTCCATAGCTATAAATCTATGGTCTATTCCGGGAGGTACATCTGAGAACATTCCATCGGTTAAGATTGTCTCATCTTCACTATCCTGCTTATATATAATAACCTTCAAAGCACCCTCAAGCACAATAAATCTGTTCCATTTGTTTTCATGGTGATGACGAGAGCAGTACCCATCCTTCTGCGCCTCTATATAATGTACTTCGCTGGTATAGTTTTCAAAGAAGCATCTTGTTGATCCCCAAAATTTACCTTGAACAGCTCCGGTTAATGTTTTATGACCCATTTAATTCCTCCTCAAAAACTTCCTTAAGATTTTCAAACATAGTGCCTTCTTCTATTTCTTTCATTTTATACTGAAAATAAGAAAGAGACCTTCCTAAAGAATGCTTTTCTTCAAGCGTTGGTTTGTATATATCGTTTATGTGGTTAAGTTTGGTACTAGAAATAGGCTTCGCTATAGCGTCTCCCAAAACAATAGTTGGAACACCATAAAAATTAGCTTCTAGAGCCGCATTACTAGTATGTGTTATTACGCAGTATAAGTCTTTTTTTAGTAGTTCGTGAAACTTTACTTTACGACTACCTATGTATATAGTTCCTTCGACATCCTCTTTTGCGTTCCAGCTGGGCTTAGGTCTGTATATTATTGTTCTGTCTGTCAGCTCACCAAGCTTCTTTACAACGCCTCTCGCAAAAGTAGTAGGATCTTCAATATCCATGTATAGATGGTACTTTGCAGAGCTTCCTGCGAGTAGTATAAACTCTCCATCTTTTTTATGATGAGGCTTAGGGTCTAAAGTTTCTATACTTATTAATTTTCCATCTTTTGTATTTTTTCTTATTGGTATACTTAGCAGCTCTTTCCATCTGTCATTTCTATCGCTAAATTTTTTTAAGTATTTTAGGGGTTGCCAGTTATTGGGACTAAATCTTATAAAGGCTTCAGGATCTCTAAGCCTTGCGTTTCTACAGTAACCTTTGTCCATGTAAATATAAGGCTTGCCATATTCAATCGCTAAGTCTCTTATCCAGTCTCCAGTTATAGTAAATACAAATACAAAATCGTAATTTTTAATACAATCTGGATTTTTAGAAAGCTCATCTCTTAGGATGATATCAACTTTTTGCCCGTGTTTTTCTAAACCACTCTTTAGGACTTCTGAAAGTAGAAGAAAGTATTTGCTGTCTTTTATAGGTAGTAGAAATTTCATTAATCTGCTAACCATTTAGGGTTTTTTAAAGTCCATTGTATTGTCTTTTTTATTGACTCCTCAAAGGACACTGGGTACTTATAACCCATTCTCCACAGCTTTGTGTCTTCTAAAGCGTACCTTAAATCATGTCCGGGTCTAGATGAGTGAAAGTCTACTAGTTCATAGTTCAACTCTTTGCCTAAAATGTCTGCCACAGTCTGCGCAAGCTCTAGATTAGAAAGCTCTTTTTGACCCACAAGATTATACTTGTCTCCAGCTTCTGCTTTTTCTGTCAAGAATAAAGATACGTCAGCTACGTTTCTTGCGTGTACATAAAACCTTGTTCCCGGATTCTTGTCAGGGTCTGAGTGTATGTACACCTTCTCGCCAGCCAGTATTTTTTTTATGCAAAGAGGCAAATATTTTTCGGGATGCTGTCTCTCACCAATAACATTCATACAGTTAGTTGTTACAATAGGTAACCCGTAAGTATTATGAAAGGCAATGCCTAGCTGCTCTGCTCCGGCTTTACTAGCAGAATATGGATTTTTTGCTTTATGACGATCCCATTCTTTGTAGGCAGTTCCTACTGGTGCATCACCAAACACTTCATCTGTACTAAAATTCTGTATGTAGTCGATTGTGTCGCAGTTTCTGGCGAAGTTAAATAAGTTGCAAGAGCCTACCACGTTATCGTAGACGAAGCTTAAAGGGTCTTCAATGCTCCTGTCTACGTGAGAAGACGCAGCTAAATGAAAAACAATGCTGACATTACCTATTTGCCTTGCTAGTTGTGAATTTATTTCAGCCTTTAAATCGTGATATAAAAACTTAAATTTCTTTTTCCAAGAAGGGTTAGCATCTAGAAACTCTGATATCCGGTTTAGATTGCCAGATGTGTCTAACCTGTCCAAGCAAACTACAAACCAGTCTGTGTTTTTTAATATATGTTCTATGAGGTGATGACCGATAAAACCAGCACCACCAGTAACTAAGACTTTTTGCATTTTATAAACTCTTTAAATTTTTCGCTAAGCTCAAACTCTCCTCTATTATACATCCTTGGAGGGTACTTATAACACTTTTCTATTTGTTTTTCTTCCATGCTCTCTAGCAACTTTAAACTGCTATAGACAAAAGAAGGCGCTATTTCTAGCATTCTTTTATACAGGTCAAAAGAACAATCAGTGTCTAATACCGGATATGTTATCTTGCTTATTATTGGGCCATAATCAAGGTCTCTAGTCATTTTATGAAAAGTGAGACCCTGTTCGTTGTCTTTGTTTTTAATTGTATGATCTAGTATGTCTCTACCTCCATAGTCTGGTAGAAGACCGGTATGTAGATTGTAAGCGTTTGATGTGTCCTCAACAAAAATATCGTATTGTAAAGAAAGCTTTATATCGCATGGGGTATCAACTTCTACCTGTTTAAGTGGCACTTTTCCATTAACAGGTGTATTCCTACAAGGTACATAACCAATTAAGTTATAATCACCCATGTCTAGGATATGTTTGACGGCAAGCTCTGTTAGGTATGAAGAGCCTAATATGAGTATGTCAAAGCTCCTCATAGTATTCGCCTATCTTAAAGGACATCCCTTGAGTGACGCTTTTCTTACCTGTTGCTACGTATTTTGACTTAGGTAATACCCTAAAATCAAAGCTAACCCTAGTAGATCCTGTTTCGTTTTTCTTGTTTCCGTGTGCTAAGTTAGCTCCGTCCCACATATAGAACTCACCGTATTCCGCTTCCATAGGACTAAAGTCTTCTTTTCCTTCTTCACTTTCTACCCACACAGTATTTGAGCCAAAGGCTTTTGTTAACGGGACGAAAAAATTTACTTCATCTGTAAAATGATTGTAGTCCCTATCTCTGTGAAAAGCACCTACCGCAACATTGTTTCTTAGATGAACTCTAAAGGTAGGTTTTTTCTGAAAGATTATAGGTTCGTCAAACAGTGGTTTTATTTCATTTACTACAAACGCTCTAAAATTTAAAAAGAACAAATGATCTTCGGGAAGCTCGTAAAACTTTTTGTGATACTTTGAAGATTGATCTGTGTCTACATCGAATAGTTTTATTTCTTCATGTAGGCATGACATATCTACACAGCCAAAAACCCTCTGCAATATTGAAGCAAACCTGTATTTAAATGATTTATATTTAAATTTATTCATTTCCAAAAATATATTAAACCCCCTCTTCCATAAGCAGAATTCTTTTCATACTTGATGTTAAATTGTGACTCAATCCAACCAATTTGCACTTTGGTTATTTTGTTATTCATTACGCCTTCTATATGTGGCGCCATTTTTCCCACAATTATTCCCATGCTACATTTTTTTATGATGTTGTCAAAATAGAATTTTTGTACATCGTGAGTTATCTCTGTAAAAGCAAAGTTAGATATGAACAAATCGTAATGAGTTTTTAGTTTGTTAATGTCTTTGTATGGATTTATATAGGTAATGTCGGGTGTTTTAAAGTTAGAAAGATAAGCTGACTGAAGTTTTAACATGTCTGGCAGATCTACGTGGGTGTAGCTCTTGTAACCAACGATGTCGTGAAAAATTTTAGCTTCTATTCCAAAGCCACATCCAACTTCTACTATGTCAAAGTCTGAGGAGAGGTTAAGATTCTCCTTTATTTTTGTTATATCGTACAACGGTGGAAAAACTGAGTCCGAGCAGTTAATCTTAAAATTTTCACGCTCAAAACTTTGAAGTACAGGATTGCCAAATGAGTCCCATTCTTTTATCTTGTCTAGGTTTTTAGTTAATATCTCTGGGTTGTTTTTTAATAGATAGCTTAATTCACCGTTTGCTCTCTTAGCGTTGTCTCCGCTTATGTTTCTACGCAAGCTTTCCATCTGTCTAAAGTTGGTATAATCTCCGCTTTCATGCAGTGAAGAAATATCATCTAAAAACTCTATTCTGTACTTTATAGTCCTATGCCAAGACTCTTCATGTGATTCCATTTTAACTCTCTCTACCCACGTAAAACTCTTTTATTTTAGTCACAACCTTTCTGATTCTGTGTGGTGTCATCCACCAGCCAACAGGGAGGCAAAGCATCTCGCGTGACACTTCGTTCATCACAGAAAGCTTCCGTTTTGTTGAATACTTTTTGAATACTAGATGTTTGTCATTTCTAGAATGAACCACATTTGTTTGTACGCCTCGATCTAAAAGATATTTCTTCAATTCGTCTCGGTAGAGAGCCTTTATCGTGAACAGCCAGTAACTGGAATCAAATCCAAATTTGTTTTCTGGAAGTGTGACATAGCGTAAATCTTGAAGATTTTCATAATATGTATGAGCATGTTCTCTGTTTTGCTCTATACATCCTCCTACGTATGGCATATTTCCAATACCTATCGCAGAAGATATATCATTCATATGAAACTTGAAACCCAAATCTTTTATAGGCTGTCCGCTCCTAAAGTCTTCCTTGTTATCTCTGTCTATGCCAAACCATCTTTTTCTTCTTGCGATTGATTTGAATTTAGGAGGCGTGATCAACAAACCTCCATCTCCAGTCGTTAGAGATTTAATAGCCTGAAAACTGAAACAGCTAAATGTATATTGATCTTTCAAGACATTCCCTACATAAGAACCATTCCAAGTAGAACCCCAAGCGTGAGCGCAATCCTCAACCACATATAAAGGTTTTCCGTATTTTAGAAGATAGCCTTTTTTTATCTCTTCTAGTCTTTGGTAGTCTATCGGATATCCACCCCAATGCACGAAGCTTAATATCCTAGTATTTTCATTGAGTAGCTTTACTACTTTGTTCAAGTCAATATTAAAATTTGACGATTCTATATCACACCACTTTATAGACAAGCCATTAGACACTATTGGTAAAAGACCAGCTGCGCAGGTTAGTGGACTGCAAATGACCTCGCATGATTCATCTAATTTTTCTGCTTCTTTTATCAAATCAAATGCAAGATGTAAAGCAGACGTACCAGAGTTAACGGTTACTATATTTTTATTAGCAAAATGATTGACAAGCTTTTTCTCAAAAATTTCATTAACACTACCCTGAGCTATATGACCAGATCTTAAAACTTTATGGCTTTCTGTTATTGCATCTTCGTGCATAAAAACCCTAAACAGGGGAACTACTAATTTTTTAGGTTTTGTTTTTCTTATATTCTGAATCATATCTACTACATGTGCCATGTATGATAATTCATTTTCAGGTTCAGTCCCCTTAGCTGAATACACTTCGTCTTTTTTATCTCTAGGCTTTACTTTCATCCTAATATGCGAACCAAAATACTCATTTCCTTCTTTCCAGAAGTAATTATTTTTTGCGGCTTGTGGTGATTTCACGCCGTATGCACTGGACAAAGAATTCTTTGTATATGGAAATTTTACATGTGGCCTTGCCGATAACTGATCTCTTACTTTACTGTCTTCTACTGATTGCTCAACATATCCGTAATCATATTCTAAGTGTTCTAAGTATACTTTTGTACCAGTGTCACCTTTGTACAAATCTGTAGGCTGTGGAGTAAAATCAAATTTAGAAATATCTACTTTTGTTGTGTCTACAAACATGCAGTAAACACACGGGAAAGTGTGACTAACCCTATCAGCTGAATCTATAGCATACGGAGTACCGAAAAATGCTAAGTTGTTCTTATCCATATGGTCTATGATCTCTAATAGAGATGGGCCAATGAAAAAATCTGGGTCTAGAAAAAGAACATACCTTGTTTTTATATGGCGTATAGTTTTGTTTAGACCTGCTGCATGATGAAAGCTTCCTACATGTATAGCTCTATTTTTTTGGGGAACCTCTACTTTTGACTGATCAACACCCTCAATAATCTTGAAATTAGGAATACTCTCAACCATACCCAAACTCTTCGAGGGTTGATTATTTGCGACTACCCATTGCAAACCGTCTGTTGAGTATTCAGATATTAATTTCCAGTTTGATTCTAAAAAATTAGAGCAGTTCCAAGCTGCACTAGCTATCGTTAGATCGCTAATCTGTACTGACATTCTTTTTTACCTTTGCTAATCTAAGATGTATGTTGTTCTTCTCAACGATCTCTATAGGGTCTAGTCTATCCACCAAAAAATTAGGATCTTTGTCAAGCTCGTCTATGAGTTTTTTGCATCCATAGTCATCTCTGTTTTCGTAATAGTCGTCAAATATAACAACTGTTTCGTCGTCCATGAACTTTTCTACATTCTTCCAGTCACTTTCTATCGTTTCTACTGAATGTCCACCGTCAATAAAAACAAAGTCTATTTGTCTTTCTGGAGAGAATCTGGCTAATGTTTTCACGGTATTCCCAGCAACCAATTTATGCTGTATACCCTCTCGTCTAAGTCGGCGCTTGGCTCTTCCAATATTGGCATGGCTTTTTCCATTAAACTCCCTATCCATGAACTCTTCATTTCCCCAGTCAAATATGTCAAAGCCGTAATAGAATACGTCATCGTTATATTCTTTTGCCTTGTTAACCATAGTTATCGCACTGTTTCCACGATGCGTTCCAACCTCAAGTATGGTTTTAGGCTGTCTGCCTTCTACTTCTGCTATTAATGTTTTGTATCGCCCAAGTAATTCCATGCTTCACCTGATCTTATTTCGTCTAAAGTCCATTGTTGATAAGCTAATCCGTAAAAAAAGTCACGATCCATAGGTGGATTCTCAATGTCCGACACCTCACCCAGATTTCTCGATGGGTTAGTAAAGATCGTAGGAACTCCGTTGAGTAATGCTGTTATTCCTGCATTTGAATGGTCTGTTACCAACGCCCATGCATTCGGTAGCACTCTTTCTAGAGGGATTTCATTTTTTATAGATACAACTATTTTTCTGTCTGTGTATTGCTGCAACTCTCTTACGGTATTTCTTAGCCAGTCATGCATACCCCAATAGTCCGCCATATATTTTGACGGAGGGACAACTATTACATGATCTCCTGTTTTACGCCAGTCTTTTACCTTCAAACCTTTTAGCTGTAATTGTAAAAAACGATCTGAGTCAAACTTACCAAGACCGTTATGCCAAAATGTGTTGTTAGTTATTCTATAATACCCATCGTAAGACTCTGGCGTGGTTGATCTAAAAAAATATCCGTGATCTATATGCCAGTAATCCTTTGCGGCTTTAAGGGCATCTCCACAACCACGAAGTATTCCGTAACTAGCAACGCGAGGAACTATTATGTTTCTCTTTGCTAATTCTTGAAGCTTAAAAATGTCTATGATTCCACCACCACAGCCTTCAGCAAAAGCCCTTCCTACAACCTTGCTTCTCTCATGTTGTGTAAGAATTGTCTTTGGTGGAGACGCTGCCATTCTATTGTGGATCTTTATGACCTTTCATAGAGGGTAAACCGTGCCTTTTCCAATGTATTCCTTTTTTATGAACTAAGTATTCAGCAAAAGGCCCATGTTCTACGACATTGTTTTCTTGGACATCTACAATATCTCTGGTTGCTATATTTGTATATTCTTCAACGACCATTCTAAATACATAGCCGTCATCCCATCTAAGATATTTTCTAAACTCACCACTTCTAAACTTGTTGATAACAATACTTAAGAGCAAGGCTCCTTCTTCTTTTAAGTTAAATCCAATTATGCCGGACTCTATCCCAGTGCCAGACTTTTTCCTGTGAGGCCCTAAGTGATAGAACATAGAGTGACCGCTAAATATCTCCTCTATCTTTGATCCCGGCAGATGCTTATTTACCACCGTGTCGCTATCTAGGAATACTATAGCCTCGTAGCCTGACTTATTATCCATAGCCGCATTGAGTGCTACTATCTTTCTAAACCACTGAGAGGCTCTTTGATTGAATTTAGTTTTTTCCTCATAGACACCTTCAAATTTACCACCAAGCTCGACAGGTATGATGTCCTCGTTTTCCTTTAGCCATGAAGAAAGAAAGCTATCTTGTTCTAAGTCATGAAAAATAAACTTTCTATGGTGGGGAATAACTGCGTCTAGACCGTCTTCGTGAGCAATGAGAAGATCGCCTTCTGTCTTATATTTGACGAAAGACGTAATCATGTCATTTCCGGTAGCTTTAAAAAGCTTGTCATTGAATGTCGTTACATAAAGGACTTTCATGCCATTTCTTCCAGTAAGGGAAAGAACCTAGAAAATACTCCAAGTCTCTTGCCATAAACTAATTGGTGGTTAACCTTTTTTGTATTTACTACCCACAATGCACCAGAACCAAACTCAATTTCGTGACAATTCTGTTTTTGTTTGCAGGCATCGCAGTAAGTGCAGGGACAGGAGATCCTCCACACTCTAGCTTCATTATCAAGATTCAAAAATATTCTCATAGGCTCTTGATCATAATTATCCATGTGCATTCTACGAGGTATTTCTTTTGTATCAAACCTAAGATTGAATTGGTCATCTCTGACATACTTCAAATCTCCCATGAAGTACCTAGAAGCCAAATCATTGCTAAACAATCTATATCGCTTTACAGAGAATTCCCCAAGTCTATCTCTTATATTTGCTAAAATTGTTCCAGCCTCAGCATTTCTAAACAAGGTGCTTGGCTTCCCAATGATTCCCTCTACGGTATGCTTTCCTCCGACATCATAGTTGTTTTTGTTTTGTGTTTGTGAATCTTGAAGTATTGCAATTTCATCCTTAGAAACAAAGTTGTCAATTATCACAAGTTTCTTGTCTAGGTAATATTGAGACAGATCATCTGATTCTTTTTTATGTGAAACAATAATATTGTTAGGCAGTTCTTCACTTAGCGTGACTTTTGTTTTCATTTAACTTCTCCATCTTAGAAGCTGGAACTATATAGTTTTTTGGTAGATACGGGCCATACTGCTTTTCTTGCTTGACTTCGTCAAACTTATCTCTTGTTATTTGACCTAGTACTTCTACCACCTTATTTTTTATATCCCATCTGGTAAGGACATAAAGTTTTGGAGGGGTTCTTTGTTCGTATTCTTTTACTGTGATTTTCAGTTCTGGCTCCCCTCTACCCATGTAGGTTATCGTTTTAACCTCAACCCCATCGAAGTCTTGACCAGAATCTCGAACTGAATATATTTCTTCATCAACCTTTTGGTCTGTTGCTAGAGCGTATCCAAGCTCGCCAATAACACCAAGAAAATGAGCCATGTATTGTTTATCAACTTTAAACTCGGAAGACATCTCCTCCTTGCCATCATTCATAAACTTAGCAACGTCTTTGTTTCTAAACGATACATCTTTTGCGTCATGTCGCTTCATCGCAAGGTCTAAAGCGTAATCAAGTTGTTCGTGGTTCAATTTAAATTTTGTCATTTGTCAAATCCATAAATCATTAGGCATTTACTATCTACTGGTATTCTTTTTCCGCCAAGAGACTCCAAAAGATCACAGCACAAATCTTTGTCTTGGTCTATCTCGAAGACAACCACAGGCTTCCATTTCTCTATCGTTCTCTTTGCACCTTTAAGTATCCTAAGCTCATGCCCTTGCGTGTCAATCTTTATTAACCCAACTTCATGAAAGTTGTGAGAATCTAATGCTCTGACATCGACTACATCTTCAGGGGTGAACTTGTTTCCTTTGATCTGGTCTGTGTAGACTATTTTGCAATCGCCGCAATTTTTGACACCCAGAAGTAGATTTCCTTGAGTTTTCTTCTCGCCTAGACCATGACTGTAAAGACTTATGTTGTCTAAATTCTTTGTGTTTTCAATGAAGCACTCTCTGTTTTTTTCGGCTGGCTCGAAAGCTTCTACTTTGTCAAATTTTTCAGCAAGCGGCCTGCTCCATATACCTACATTACCACCAGCGTCAACAAACGTACCGAAGTTAGTAACGGCATCTAAAGCAGCCTTCCTCACTCTTCTTTCGTAGTAAAGATCTGTGTGAGTAGGATCAGAATCCTTCTTCTTTCTCTCGTTTATTTTTCTTGTTATAAGTTCGTCCCCGTCAGGAACGCACCACACGTCATTTATCCTGTGCATGTTTTAGATTACTCCTTAAATGATTCCAAGCAAGCCCTTGACGCATCTCTTCTAAAGACCATTCTGCGTAAGACATGTCGTAAACCCATTGATTTCTGCTAGGCTTTTCTGGGTCTTCTATCTTCTTTATTGTATGCCCTGCAACATCATAAGCTAAACAAATTGGATCTTCCGTTATGACAGGTATACCGTTAAAAGCAGCGTCAACAGCGCCGTTTGACGTTCTAGTCACAGCGCACCAAGCATTTTTTAAGTCTTCTTTGATGCTAACCTGTTTAGCGTCAGTTAGTTTTATATTATCGACTCCTTCTGGAGGTCGAATTCTATTTCTTATCTCTTTATCGCCTATGGGATGTGTTCTAAAGACAATAGGTCTGTCAGTATACTCCCTAACCCTTTTGACTAGATTGTGATAGTAGTCTGTAGGATCAGTCCACATATTAGACATTGGGTCGCTTTCGGTTCCAACATGAGACAGGCCAGCGCCGTAATGTGTTTGACCTATGATCAAAACATGATCGCCAGAGTTGCGCCACTCTTTTATTCGTAACTTTCTCTTTTTAAACCTGTCGTTTGGGCTATTCTCGTTGTAAAAATTTGCACCCCTTTTGATGCCATCAACACCTATTGAGTAATATCTCTCACTAGAGTCTCTATTTCTATCGTCGTCAAGAATCCCACAGTCCAGCATCACTCTTTGGCGACCAAGCTCTATCATTTTATTTTTTATGGCAACCCTCATGTAGCCTTCTTCTGCCATGCCATGAGGATCGGAGTGATAACAAAGAGATTCGTATCTTGTTACTTCAGCTATTTGAAACGATACATCGCATCTTTCAAGTTTATGCAGGTCACTTTTTGACTTTACAAGCTCAACGTGATCTCCAGAGCTAACGACCCCTTTAGTAAAGGACTCCATTATCTCATCTGTTCTTCTTTTTGTGTAACATATAGCTACTTTCATTAGAGGTAACTCCTCCAAAGCTCAGCATAATCCACATCTTGCCAGTTATCAAACCAAGGACCACCATTGGTAAAGTGAATCACAGCAGGCGGTGTTTCAGGCTTGTCGTACTCACCTTCTAGCCAGTTCCACTCTAGAGGTATCTCGCCTATCTCTTCATCATTTAAAAATTGAAATCTATGCAGAAAAGCTCCCGACTCGCTACTTGCTATATCTTTTGTTAGGGCTTTATTAGAAGGATGAGAGCAATTCCATAATATGCAACTAGACCAGTTTTTTCTTGGGTAAGAAACTTGCTTTTGACCATCCATTTTTACAGCGTTTCTAGGCACATAGTCATGTTTAACGCACATTAGTGCGTATTTGTCGTCTGCCATGGCGAACAACTCAGCTACGTCTTTCGTGAATAAAAAGTCACAGTCTATGAATAATGCCCAGCCGTTGTAATCTGCTAGATATGGAGTCAGAAACCTAGTGTAAGTAAACTCCACAGAACCAGCTTCTGGTTGTGGCCTGTAATACTCTCCGGTCTCAATAAGCGTCTCTCTAACAATCGGTGTGATATCAAGCTCTTGCGATGCGTGTTCTTTTAGGGATTTAACACAGACATTGTAAGCGTCTGTTTCTCTGCTGTCCCATCCAATAAAAACTTTAAGTGTCATTTAGAAATACCTCTAAGTCTTCTGGCGTTCCAAGACCCCACATTTTGTCGATGTCGAACACCTTTATTTTTTTCTTATCTTCTATAGCTTCGTTAAATACAGGGCAGACATAAAACTCATTGTTTACCCGCTTGTCTTTTGTAATCATTTCCTCGGCATATTTTACATAGTCGCTACCTTTAGACCAGTAATACACACCTACCGTAGCCTTGTTGCTGATGGGTTTCTTTTCAGCAACTTCGGAAACAAACCCGTCGTCATCAAGTTTAGCAAAGCTCCACTTTGGATGAACCGACTCAAAAGTTAAGATTCCGCCGTCTACACCTGAAGCTTGCATGGAATACAAGAATTCATTGCTGTTCCAGTCAATAAACTGATCGGAATTTGCTGTTAAAAGCGGCTCGTCGTTGTTGATGAATTCTTTTGCCAACAATGTTGTACAAGCCGCACCTTCAGTTACTCCATCAACTTGAACTATCTCGCAATTAGGAGCTATTAAGTTAAGTAGATACTGAAGATTGTATTTTTCGTAGTGGCTTTTTTGGACTATGAATATGTGTTGAGCATCAATGTTCAAATTTTCAACGACAACCTGTATCATCGGCTTGCCATTGACTTCAATAAGCGGCTTAGGAAAGGTGTATCCCGCTTTTTCAAAGCGAGAGCCAGCCCCAGCCATTGGTATCAAAACTTTCATATTTCCACCCTGCCATTTGGGTCTTATCGGTTTATGCTTACATTCAGCTTTTTCTATAGCTTTATGTATGTTATCTAATCTTACGTCTTCTAGACCTTTTACGCCTAAAACATTTCCTCCAGATTTTGCAGCCGCCTCTCTACCTATATGAGAGTCCTCTATAATAAGACATTCTTCTGGGTTGACTCCAGCATGTACCATGCATTTTAAGTATATTTCAGAGTGTGGCTTTGGGTTTTTTACGTCTTCGTTAGAAAAGTACTCATCTATGTATTCTAAGTAACCTGCTTTTAAAAGCATTAGCTTTACACTAGACCTTATTGAGTTTGATGCGCAATATATTTTATATCCTTCACTACTAAGTCTTCTTAATACCATGCATATACCAGCGTGTGCAGTAGGACTAACTACATCTGATATTACTTTCTGTGTGCATTTTTGTTTTTCTTGCCAAACTTCTTCATGTATATCAGTAGGTAGCCCTTTTTCTTTAGATAGCTTAGCCAGTTTTTTGCTTGTAGGAAGTCCGTCGTAAGAAGAGAGATGTTCTTCTAGTGATATTACATACTCCTCTCCAAACTTAGACAAGGCTCTATTAAGAGCTTCGTAATGTATGTTTCTGGCTTCAACTAATACGCCATCAAGATCAAATATTACAAGTTTTATCATGCGTATTGTCTACCTCTTAGTAGCATTGGAAAATCTATTCTTTCTACCGGTAGGTTATTGTAACTAATATGGTATTTCAGTATGTATTCAGGATGTATTGTAATATTGTTTCGTGCATAGTGTCTTATATGATTATAAACAGAATTATAAAAATTCATATAGTAAGGAGAGCTAAAGGCTAACGAGTCTTGATAGCCACCTCTACCATCAAGTCCGTATGGTATAACAAGATTGCTGTAAGCAAGTTCTATCTCTTCTTGAGTTATGGCTCTTTCGTACTCTATCTCAGTTCTACACCTAAAAACAACATCGTATTTTTCATTGTTTACCTGCTCAAAACACTTCATGTTCGTATAGAACATGCACATCATTCTTTCAGCGCTTGTCTCTGGGGACTTTGTAGGAAAGTCAAAACTCTTTCCACTTAAAAATTCATCACAATCCTCAAGAACGATTGATTTTGGCTTATAAGAATCTATAAATTCTTCTACAGTTCCATCTTCAGAGAACCGGCTAGTCACACTATTTTGCTTTTGTTTTTCAAAATCCCAACCATAGACAAACAAGTCTGCGTTTGTAGGCTCTATTATGTTTTTGAAGAGAGAGTCTCTGCTCTTCTTAAAACTTCTTAGCTGTCCAGATAGGCAAACTGCGACTTTCATAGTTTCTTTCTTTCCAATCTATTTTGTTCACAGTTACTAAACAGCCCTTTGTCATGAATGACTTTAGGCATGACGTAGTAAGTTTTCATTTCTTTATGTAGATCTCTATTTAGTTGAGAGTCTATCGGGTTCACAGGCTCAAGCCCTATTAGCTTATCAAGCATTGTGTGATTGATTATAACGCCGTGCATACCGCCACATGTAAAGTGAGCCTCGGATACAATCCCAACACCTATATGTCCATGCTCAGAGTACATTCTTTCTACAGTTTCGTTCCAAGCATCATCTGCTTCGCCTATCCACCAGCCTAGAAACAACATGTCAAAATCTAAATTTTCAAAGTCAACTATATAGTTGCCAAGTCTTGACATAACATCGTCAAATCTTTCGGTAAAGTAAGCGTCATCTTCTAGCATCAAAAATCTTTTGACGCCCTCTTCCTTCATCTTCTTAAAAATTTCTATGTGAGACATGAAAGCATTGTAATGTCTTATCTTTGTTGTATCATTGCCATAGCCCCACTCAGACATGTCTGCCGATTCGTCATCAATTCTGTCGTATTCTTCGTTGTTTAGTAGGTTTCCTTCGCCCACAACATAAGGCTCAAAGTCTATGCCTTTTGATTCACATTGCTTTCTAAGATCTTCCCACTCATCTTTCCGCTTGTCTAAACAAAGACAGACAGCTTTTTCTATTCCGAGCATTTTTTCATCTCTTCCAATAAATACTTTGCCATTGATTCTGTAGTCAAATACTTTTCGGTGTAATCTCTAAACTCTTGGCATAAATTAAAATATTCAATTGTATTGAAATTTGAATGGTCTATATACCCTCTAGCTGCACCGTCTTGTATTTTTCTAGATGTTCCTATATACGTGTCTTTGTCTTGGTCAAAAGGGTCTTTAGTTCCGGGGAATACCCCGTAAACCTTTTTGGCTTTTACGCAAAGATCTTTTGGAAATCTAAACATGCTTTTCTCAGGGCATTTTTCTATATCTGTAAAGTACGGCACTGAACCAGCGGCTAGTATTTCATAATGTCTCATACAATCCCAAGACTCTTCGATTACATCTTCTCTACCCTTCTTGCACGTAAAAGAAAAGTAGCTTTTAGAATACATTTTGTAGTAATCGTCTTCATTGTCGTATATATATGACTTCATGTGAGGGTCGTCGAAATGTCCATATGCAGGAACAAGAGGTGCAAAGTCAAACTCTTTGATCCTCTCTATCGGTCTTATTTTCTCTTTTGGTAAAGAGAAGGATATAGGTATAGCACCTTCACTTTCAGGCCCTATCTCTCTTTTAAAGAATGGAAGCATAGATATTAGTGATTTATCTGTCTTTGGTCTGTCCCAGCCGTCTATTAAGCAAACCCTATTTGAGGGGAACTTATCTATGACTTTAGATATTACTTCTTTTATCGTTTGCCAGTCTTGAACAATAGTGTGATGAAGCGGGCATATGATGTAATCAAAGTATTGATTTACTATCTTGCTACCTATATCGTCTCTGTCTATTTCAATTTCTGGAAGAAGTCCGTAGGTAGTAAACCCCTTTCCCCATAGCTTGCTAAGCTTTTCTTTAGGTGCGTCTTTATAAAGATGCCACATCCTGTAGCCGTCTACTAGGTCTTCACCAAGAATTGATCTAAGCCCATGAAACAGAGTGTCAGTCAGATAATCTCCTGCCTGAACTGAGTCTACAGCGTGGTGTTGTATCAGAGGGTAGTATAGAACTTTCATTTTGCATTTCTAACAACGTCAAAGATTACATCTTTTGATTTTGGAAACTTTGGTATCCAGCCAACAGACTTTAGTAGCTCGTTACTAGCTCTAATTACTCTATTGTCACCCTTCCAGTTTGCTTCTTCTCCAAGCCACTTAATTGGCTTCTGTATTTCCAAAGCGTCCATCGCAGCCTCTGCCACTTCCTCTACAGTGATTGAGTCATCGGGGACAACATTGAAAATTTTATTTTCCGTATTTTGCATCCCAAGCATCATCAATGCTTCTACAGCATCTTCTATATGACAAAACGGCTTGGTAGATCCCGGATAAGAACCTAAAGCTTCTAGGTTTGGATTGTCGCTCTTAATTTTTCTGATAAAGTCTTTTACTATTCCGTGAGTTAAACCTGAACCCACAGTGGCGCACAACCTTGCCGATACTCCATCTATTTTGCCTGAATTAGTATACGATTGAATTATGCTCTCAGAAGCTCTTTTAGTCATTCCATAAATTGACGTAGGCTTACAAGCGGCGTACTCCTTGTATTCTCTGTCGGGGTTTGAAGAATTGTAAACCCAATCACCATAGACTATAACGGAAGAAGCTAAAACAACCTTGCATCCTTCAGGTGCGTAATGAGCTACTTTCTGTGTGCTTATAGTATTGTCTAAGATAATCCCGTGTGGATTGTCATCGTCTGGTTTTACTACAGCGTTGCTTGCCAAATGAAATATCAAATCAGGACTGTGTTGCCTACAGATGTTTTCAAACATGTAGTAGCTATCTTTCGACCTGTCTACTTCGCCAAGATCAAGAGCGTAGTGAGTGCTTAGTTTAACATCTTTTTTGTTTCTGATTACAGGTCTTCTAGAAACCGTAATAAGCTCATGACCCAGAAGTTTAAGCTTGAGGGTTAGATGTCTCCCTATAAATCCTGTAGCGCCTGTGATAAGTATCTTCATTCTTCTATCATCTTCTCTAAAGCTTCCAGACACTTTTCAGCTTGCTCTGGCATCTGCAATTCGTTAAATAGATCGGCTATTCTGTGAAAATAAGTATGGTTTCTTAAAACCGACTCGTACCCTCTTTGTATGTACGGGAGTCTTTCCTCTGGATTATTGACGTAGTATGAAACCAGCTTTTCAAATTCTTCTGGAGTTTTTGCGAACACTAATTCTTCGTTTGTGAATACGTCATTCGCCATAGATTCTACATAATCTGAGATACAAAATCCACCACTCATCAAGATCTTAAAAGGTCTTTCTATAATATCGTAGCCAAAATCTTGAGAATGTGGCTCGCTGACGTTTGGGCAGACAAGAGAAGATCTAAAAGCGTGTTTTACGTTTTCATTTGAGATATGTCCGCAGTACTGAACGACAGGCCAAGAAGATCCGCCAAATATTTTTATATTGAATTTACCTACTGGATTGCACAGCCTAATCATGTACGGGTCTAGTCTTTCAGCTTTGTAAGGCCAGTAGCCGCCAATAAAAGTCACATCCGACTTCAAATTGTCTATGACTCCAGAACCAGCATAGTCAAATACATCGGCCCCATGCATCATAGATACGACTTTAACACCAATCATTTCCCATCTATTGTGGGTGGCTTTCATCCATTTGTCATGATAATGGTTGTGAACAAAGTCGGGCTTATCACATTCTCTCTTCAGTCTTTCAACCCATATTGACTCTTCTTTGTTAGCAACCAATATTGGGTATCTGTCTGTGTCTATTTCATTCTGCATGTCTCCCCAGTCTGATGCTCGCATCACAACCTTCATCTCTGGGCGTTCTTTTATACAGTTGAATAGAGACCTGTCTAAATTGTAAGTTTGACCCATGAATATGTCTGGTTCTACTTCATCAAATGCATCGTAAGCAGATTTAGTAGATATATCCCATATAACCACTTGGTGACCTATAGCTTGAAATACTTTAGCCCAGCCTAGACGTATATAATAATGAGCATGAGGCCCATCGCTTGAAATCATTATTCTCATTTTTTAAGATCCTTAAGAGAGTCTATCTCTTTTATATTCATGTTCTTAGGCTCAAAAGATTTCAACATCCCTCCAGATCTCATGACAATATTGAAAAGCTCAAAAGGGTACATTTTAGACTTGGTCTTATCTTGACATAGACTACTGAAGCTTTCATATTCTTCACCTTCGAGATACGCTATGTGGCACCATTTAGAGTCTAAGCCGTAAGCAAAGTTTGTCGCCACACCATCGACAACAGTCACTCCTATTTCCTCGTCATCAAACCTGTTTTTCTTATCAACCAAAACGCAAGACCCGTTTTTGGTCATTCCCTGTATGCAATTTATATTAAAGATTAAATCGCCATATATGATTAAAGCATTGTCATTTATAGAGTTGTTTATACCTAGTCTTATGCTTTCGACAATATTTGTCTCTTCGTAAGAATGATTCTCTACTATTCTCACTCTTCTGTCTAAAGTTTTTATTATTCGTTCTGACTCAAAACCGACAACCACTATTATGTCGCAAAATTCATAGCTCTTTCTGACATTGCTAATTATCTTGTCTATTATTGTGTTTGTTTGATTTACAGGCAGCAAGCATTTAGGGCCATAGGATTTCATTCTATGACCCATTCCAGCAGCGGGTATTATAACCGTCAACTGCTTATCAGCATCTTTGCCCGCCCCATTGTCTTTTGTGGAGCTTGTAAATCTATTGTACTTTCGCATTTAGCCTTTCATGAAGCTTGTCCATAACCCTGCCCCAGTTACGCTCCCAGATTCTTTTTTCAACCACAAAACTAGAATTTTCACCATCTGTCCTAACCATAGTTAAGCATTTAGGTACATGCTGAATAACAAACTTTTCACTTATTCTCATCCAAAGATCATAATCCTCACAAGTTCTCATGGTTACGTCGTAGTAACCAGTAGACTCCTCTGTAGCAACAAATGCTTTTTTATTAATAATGCTTCCGCTATGAACTATGCACTCCTCAAGAAGTCTTCTTCTACTGTAAGGCTCTTTATATTCTCGTATGATCTTGCCCGTATTCAAATGATGGTTCTCGTAGTCTCCATAAACAACGCCTATAGATTGCATGTCTTGTTTCATTACGTCAACCAGCGAGCTAATTTTGTTAGGAAACATTTCATCATCAGCATCTAATACCGCATATATATCCGTGTCGTGGAGTGTGTATCTAATTCCTATATTTCTAGCGGAGCTTGGCCCTCCGTTTGCTGTGTTTATCGCTACAATCTTGGTGTCAGTATAAAGGTCTTGAGGCCACTTTATTAAAACATCACTATTCTCAAAACAGTCTTTAGCTGGACTATTTATATTTTGCGATATCACATCCCAAGAATCATCTGTAGAGCCATCGTTTATAACGCATATGGTCAATGGCCCTTTGTAGTCCTGCTTTAAGCAGCTATCTATAGCTCCCTGTATATAATGTGAATCATTGTAACAGGCAAGTATTACGGTTACTCTAAGTTCTTCCATTTGAAAGTTCTTCTAAGCTCCAAACAACAGAAATTTTACTACCATCTTCACTCTGTATACCTTTTATTTTTTCAATAAGCGGCATCCCATAGTTTCCATTTAGATATTTATGCATCGTTGCCTGAGCTGCGTATGGAATATCATCATCGGAAAATTTGACGTAAGCTACAGGGTCTAATTCGTCATTAGTTCTTTTATCAAGAAGTTCTACAATGTTAGTGACAGGCTTTTGGCCAGACTTTAGTACATAGTAATAGCCGTTTTTTATGTGTGAGAAGACAAGGTCAATGCTTCTGAGATTTTCAGCGTCTTTCTCGACTAACTTACTAAGTTTCCAGTCATGCTCGCTCTCCTCACCAAACACTTTTTGGCAGTTATCAACCATTGTAGTGTACTCCTCTTCTGAAGAGTCTGAAATGATGATATAACTGATTTTATCTTCGACAAGTTTAATTTGTTCGATGGTCAAATTAAGATCATCTAGTGTTGAATTCTTGTCAAATAAAACCAAGAAGCCTAAAGGAGGAACGGTTTCTTCCCTCATCTTATTTAAAAGGTTAGACTCTTGATCCTCTGATATATCTTTGGATTCTGCCCAATCTTTATCTCTGTAGTGGTTACACCAAGACTCTATAACGAAGAACTCGTTTTCTTCCAAGTCTTCTGCTTCGATGATGTCAACGCCTTTTTCTCTGTATTTATCTAGCCTTCCTGTCTTGCAGCCCGTCTGTGTTTTTTCTTCGTACTCAGCAAACACACATTCCTTACAAGAAGTGGTCAATTCATTCCCTAAATTGTCGTTCACGGTCTTTCTCCCTCCACGATCATATTTATACCTTCGATTCTTTTCTTTGTGATTTTGACACCGTTTGCTTGGAGCAAGCCTATCAAATCTTCTATTTTTCTATGGCTAAGTTTAACACTCCAAGGCTTTTCAAAAGTTCCATGCACAACCTGATTGAAATCCTCAGTTGTTATCTTGCCGTTTTTAAATATTCTACAGACTTCTTCTATGTCTGTTCCCCCGATTGCTATTTTACCGCCATGTCTTAGTCTAGACACCCAATGAGAGACTACCGTTTTAGATTCTTCAAACTGCAAGTAATCTAAAATATCAGCGGCGTAAATCTCTGTGCATTCATTTTCTTGTGATACTTCGGAAAGATTTCTTATATCAGCTTTAATAACATTTGTCTGATCTTCGTTTCCATTTTCGAGTATGACCTCCTCCCCCATTCTTTGTAGGGTAGGGTCTATATTAACAAAGCCAGATTTATATCCTGAGCCGCCAAGTGTTATATTTATCTTCATCTCAACCTCTATATGTCGTATTAGCTGCTTCTTTAAATATTTGATTCCAAGAGTCGATAAACTTTTTCTCGGAAAATTTTTGTTCTATTGTTTGCCGAGCTTTGAGACCCATCTCTTTTGCTAAGTCTTCGTCGTTCAGCAGATCTACCAAATGCTGTTTTAATTCATTGGGGTCATTACTAATAAATCCATTTACTCCATGATCTATAACCTCTGGTATCATACACGTTGCGGTACTAACTACGGCACATCCACAAGACATAGCTTCAAGAAGTGCTGTAGGGACTGGTGATATCGTAGAGGTATTAAGAAATATCCTAGAGTTTTGATAACCAGCAACTAGCTCTTCTGTAGAAGAAGCAGGCTCAGAAAGTCCCGGAGTGTCACCTATAACCTTATATGGCAATCCTTGTATGACATCTCTCCATAGGTGAAATCCACAACACCAATCTCTATTTATCCAGTCATTTACTACAGACAGGATATTATTTTCCCTCTCTCCAGTTCCGTAAGAGAATTTTTCAGAATCAACTCCGTGCTTGATAACAACGGTATCTTTACCGTCTGGAAGCCATCTCCACTCTTTTATGCTATAGCCAGATATAAAAACGTTTTTGACACCTCTCATATTGTAAGTTCTTTGTAGTACATCTATTCCCCACTCAGGCATCGGAAGGGTATGTTCTAGGCTTACTAATGGAAGATGCAGTCTTCTGGCTAAAGACTCTGCTAGTTGAAATTGCCCAAATTTATTTTGTGAGAGGATGAGATCAAAGTCTAGGTTCAGCGGTATCTGTCTGTCTCCTAGATTTTTATCTAACAAGGTATAGTTTTCTGGTAGCTTTGCGTATGTGTGATTCCATTCTTTGATACCTTTAGCTCTGTACGCATAAAAATTGTGACCAGTTCTTGCCAGAAGAGTTTCATATCTCTCATGAGTGGGAAATGTTAGTATGTTTAGAGGCTCCACATATTTCCTAGTAGAGGCTCTAATTATGGAGGATACAGCGTTAGTCATTCAAAATATCCTTTATGAGCTTGCCTATGTTTTCATGGGAATATTCTTTTGCTCTTTTTATTCCCTCACTCTTCATTGATACGTACTCTTTGTCTCCAGCTTTATACATCTCAAAGACTTTTCTCATGGCTTTTCTTAATTGATTTACATCAATCGAATACCAATCCTCGTCGCTTGTAAACAGATCTTCAAAGGTGTTTGTCATCCCGTAGACAGGCTCCCATCTACCCTCAACAAGAATACCAGCATTTTGGATGTAATCAGCCATGCCTCCAGTATTTGAGCATATTGGCGTGTTTCCAAATCCCATTGCATCAAAAGCGGGTATAGACCAAGCTTCTCCATAACTTGGCATTACTAAGCAATTACAACTTTTGTGCAAAGCATACAAGTCATCCTCGTAAAGATTGTCTGTAATTATTAAATCTTCTTTGTAGTCCTCTACACTTGCGTATTTTTTTATACCAGTCTTAACTTGGTCACAAACATCCTTAATTTCCACAGCGCATTGGTCGGGAGACATGGAGTATCTATTAGACTTTATCAGGATGGAGACAGGCTCATTCTTCCCAAATTCTGTATGGAAAGCTCTTATGAAAGCTTCCATGTTTTTTCTCTTATTCAACTCTCCGACAAAGTAAAATATAAAGTTGTCTTTGGAGTTTGGTATATCAACCTCTTCGTAGTCTCGCTCAAACTTAGAAAAGCTAGTTGCATGAGGGACAACCTTTATTGGTATGTTGACACCGCTTTCTTTGGCCGCATCTACCATTTGGTTGTTGATTACCCAAGCCTCGTCCATCATGTTTATTTTTCTAGCCCAGTTAGAAGAGTTGAAATTACTGGTTTCGCTAGCGTAAAGAGCTATGTTCTTCTTAAAGTCTCCACTGTATTCCATAAGGTGTGGTAGAGTGTGCTGGATGCATATTTCTGCACCTCTACTATCTTTAGCTTCAAGATGCAGTAGTTTTTTAGGTATTGTTGGACTGTTTTCGTTGAGCTTTAGTGGTCTTGGAACAACATCAATGCCAGCACTATCCATAGCCAATATGTAGTCTATAGCGGCTTGCGCCCAGCCAGTTCCATCTCTGTAACAACCTATGTATAAGACTTTCATTCGATTCTTTCCTTGCGTTTTCTTTCCCAGTAGTTTCTTCTTTCGCATAAGTTAGCCGCAAGATTGTAGGCTATTTCTTTGTCAAAAGGCTGGTAATCGGGTTTTACAAACTTGAAAGAATCTTCATTTAGGTACATGTCTCCAGTACCTTCTATATACATTCCGTAATTGAGATCCCTAATCATTCTTGACTCAAAGTAAGTATTGAGCCTTTCGGGTTCTCCAAGGACACTAATTATTATCCATTGCACATAATCTTTGACGGAAAGATGCGCTGGAATATCCCTGTCTGGCGTATGAAGTCTGGGTGGCGAAAGCCAAGTCTCCTCCTCTGATCTTATCTCTACAGAATCAAAGTAGTCTTCCCACTTTTTGGCTGTTTTGTCCCACTGGTAATACTTTTCAAAATTAAGCCTACAATTTTTGGAAAGCATTTCTCTTTCGGCTTCTGAAAGGTTAAAAAAGTTTTCAAGTTCTTTAGCCGCCAAGTCATTATCGGGTACTGCTCTGTAGCATCCCGTTTCCATTTCTCTGTAAAGTGCTTTAGGCTTTAAGGGCGTGCCTCCTAGCTTTCTGACCACGCTGCTCATGGCTGAGTAATCTATGCTCATAACGGGGACTCCACACGCAGCAGCTTCTACCTGCGGTAAACCAAACCCTTCGCTGTTAGCATACTGGACATAAAGATCAAAACAGTTCATAACAGCGGCTAAGAACTCATAGCTAACTCCATTTTTTACACTGGAAAGAACAGCATTTTGCCCTCCGCACTTGGGACATTTTGTCTTGGCATCTGCGAAAAATGTTGGAAATGCGTGCTTGCAGTCACCGCAGACGTAAGTGAACAAAACCTTTGATGCTATACCGTTTTCATTAAGCAGTTTAGGTATATCCCATCCAATGTCAGGATAGCTAGTGTGGCAGTATAGATATACGTCCTTGTGACCACTATTCCTTAAATATTTACCAAACGCCTCAAATAAGTCAGGAAACAACTTCCTTCGCTGATTACGCATGATGGTTCCAATGATTTTACTGTTCCCATCAAACCCCATCATTTCTTTATGTTTGAGCTTATTTTCTGCGGGCTTGTAAGCTTCATTAGCAGACGGCGGAGCTGAACCCAGACATCTTATAGCTCCTCTGGACTCGGTTTCAAGAACCTCGTGACCCCAATCAGAATAGTTAAAAACACCGTCAGCATTAGCAAATGTTGAAAGCCATTGTTCATTTTGAGGAGCTGCGTCTACGGTTGGCATGATGACCCAGTGAAATAAATCTCTGTAAGGAGATCTTTGTTGGTAGTCAAGCATCCAGAAGTCTCGTATATCGAAAACGATATCTGGTTTGAAATCTAGTAATACTTGTTCAAATCTCCACTCACCAAATTGATTTGTAGGAATTGAATTGTATTCGTCTACCTGAGCCTTATCTGACTGGTCAGGCATATTCTGATAGAATTTCCAAGGAGTGCCAGCACTTATGGCGTCCTTTAAAAGTCCATAACTAGCAAATTCAGCTAATTCATATTTTTCAGTTTGGTAGAGTCTTCTAAGAACTTCTCTACCGTAGGTCGCATAACCCGTATTTAGATACGTAGCTTCACCACAAAAAAGTATTCTTTTTTTTCTCATAGATTGGCTTCTCTTATCCTGTCAAATATATCATCAAGTTTATTCGCTAGAACAGACTTGGTACAACCTAGAAAGTCACATATCTCTTTAGATGTGTAGTTTTCTAATTTTAATTTAATTATAAACGTTTGTTCTTGAGTAAGCCCATCTGGAACATAGTCAAAAAAGCTCTCTTTTATATAGTACTTAACTTTTTCTGTTTTTGCTAACAAAGAGCTGTCAAATACAACATGACTTTTTTTATTCTTAGTCTTTAGTTTTAGTATTTGATTTTTTACGCAAACGCTAGCATAAGTTGAAAATTTAGACTTTTCTTCATCATACGTTCTTATCGCTTTTAACAGGCCAATTAAACCAGCCTGTATCATGTCGTCTAAACTATGTCCCTCAGAAAGAAAATAAAGAGCTTGACTAACAACTAGCCCATAGTTTTCTTGGACAAGATGCTCTTCAAGCTCTGTTATATCTATATCTGTTTGGTTTTTATTTTGCATCTAATGTTTCAGACAGTTTATCACCTGAACTGGCATCATCTGAAACATTAGAATAGTCTGTATTAAAAAGTTTGAACTCTTTAACTCGAAATCTAGTCTTAAATTTTTTGTTCCCACTCTTGTCAGTCCAGCTGTTGTTTCTCGCTGAAGTTACTACGTCTACTATATCGCCCTTCTTGCAATACTTGCCCAAAGTAGAGGCTCCTGTATCCCAAGCTTCAAAGTCAAAATAGTTAACGCTTTTCTTTTTCTTATACTCACCGTCAGATATCTTTTCTTTTCGATACTCAGTAACAGCTAAGGTAAACTTGCAAAGTTGCGTGTTTTCTACCTTAACAATTTCTGGATCTTGCGTAAGTCTTCCGATGAATCTGCAATAGTTTGAAATAGTGTTCATGGCGCTCCTCGTTAGGTCTTATATTAATAATATACTTCTGTGGGTGTTTAATTGCAACTAAAGTTCGTACATTTCATCAACTATTATGCCAGCTCTATCGCCAGAGGAAGCTTTTCCAACTAAAAGTATATTATTTCCAATATATGTAATATTTTTGTGTTTTATCCAAGACTCGTTAAACATTGTTACGTTTTCTATAGAACCTGTACCATCTTCTACCTGCATGAACACCATCTCTTTTCCCGCAGCTTTTCCTTTTGTCGGTATGTACTTATTATACTCAACTATGGTGGCAGCAATTTTTACAGTGCCGATCTTTCCATTGATAATGTCTTTGCAGGTTGTGTCCGACTTGCTTGTGTCGTAGGTATCAATTTCGGAAAAGGTTAGTGGTGTGCCGTAGTAATTTGTTTCAGTCTGTATTATCCAGTTTGGATCGTCTTCAAGAGACATCGGTGGGTTTTCTAGCATGTCAACCAAAGACATGACCATCTCAAGCCTGTTTTTGTTTGCTACCCCACCGCCTTCTTTTTTAGGTCTTGCTAAGCTTCTTAGTAAAGGAATTAGACCTTCGTAGTCCTTGTAGTTTTCTTTAACCCATTCCTGCTCTTTTTTAGAAAGCTCTTGCACAGTAGTAAATTCATACTTCATCTTTTGTCTAGACACACCCATTACAGACACTACACCAGACTCTATCATTGCCTGTATATATGTTTTGTTTACTTCTCCGCAAGTTTCTATCAAAAATTCATACCAAGACATCTCGTGTGCGTTTTCAGGTAGCTTGTCAACTATCGAATTGATAGCCCTCTCTCCCAGTGACTTGACATTAGTAAGTCCGAAGTAAATTTTGCCATCCTTTACTACAGTTTCCTTGTTCATATATTTTAACGAGGGAGGATGGACGTTGATGTCATTGGACTTTGCGTCAACCACAAGTTCCTTGACTTCTTTTTGAGGGTCAGGCTTCCCACCTGAGTGTTTGAGATAGTTTGAGTAAAACTCCAGTGGGTAGTGGGACTTTGCGTAAGCGCTCCAATAGCTACATATTGCATAGCTTACAGAATGAGATTTGTTGAACGCATATCGACTTGACTTTTCAATCCAGCTAAATATTTCTTCAGCGGTCTCTTTGTCAACTATGTTTTGTTTTTCAGCACCTTCTATAAAGTCTTCTTTGACTTTTGCCATCAGGTCAGCTTTTTTCTTACCAATAGCCTTCCTAAGATTGTCTGCATCCTCTAGTGTGAATCCAGCCAGCTGCTGCGCTATCTGCATCGACTGCTCTTGGTAAACTAATACCCCTTGAGTCTTTTTAAGTATTGGTTCAAGAGATGGATGGATATATGTGACAGACTCTTTTTCATTTTTTCTGTCTACATAATGCTGTGTCATAGTTTTACCATCAACAACAGCTTTTAGACATCCGGGACGAATGATAGCTATAAGGTCAGAAAGCTCTTCTATATTATTAGGCTTTACTCTTTTTGCCCAACTTTTACCTAAGCTACTTTCTAGCTGGAATACGCCTTTCGTCCTACCGCTAGATATTAAATCCCAAGTATCTTGGTCGTCAAAGTGCAAATTCTCTGCATCAAAGGTGGATGTTTCCATCTGCATATGCTTTCTCAAAGTTTACATTAGGTGCAAATTTTCTGTGCATTTTCATAAATGCTATCAATAGGTTGGCGGTGTCTTTGACATCCTGCAATGCGTCATGAGCATTAGTTTTGTCCATGCCTAAAAGGTCTCTCATAGAGTCCATACTCAGGGACTTTATGTCAGGATTATTCTCCATCCACATCCATACGGTGTGCATGAGGTCTAGCTTGTGTATTGGGTTGAACAAGCCTTGCCTGCCAGTTTTGTTGTGTTTAGGGCCGTATTGCTCACACATCCGATCAACAATCGGCATGTCAAAACCAATAATATTGTATCCAGCAGCGAGTGGTGCATAGTAGTTAGTCTTCTTAAAGTTGTACTTGTTTACAAAGTCTGAAAACTTTTTCCATACAGTCTTGGGTAGAGGAGCTTTTGCTAAGTCTTCCCTATTTTTTCTAGTTATAGCTAACGCTTCATCTTCTAAAGGATCAAGCCCCATTTCAATCGCTTTGTCATCATCGAGTATCGGCCTTATTTCACTATTAAAATATCCACCGGGCTGTATGGTCAGCTTTCTCCCATGTATAGCTACAGCAGCTATCTGGGTAGGCTGTGTCTTGTATGGGTTTCTAGAACCCGTTTCAAAGTCAAATACAATTATGTCCCTATAATTCATCTTATCTTCCTTCTTATTTTTATAAACTCGTCTAAAGCCTCATTAAAGTTTTCATAAATCTTGCTGAATGGAACTTTTTTGTTTCCAGACTTTACGAGAGCTTTTGGATGAGTGCAGTGTACTTGGTACACATGTTTTTCATTATGTGTTTTGTAAAATTGTTGTATCGCTGATATCGAAAGAGATCTAAAGTCATAGTACCCTTTGGAAGAAACGGCTATGCATACTCTCTGTCTAATCGTCTTGTTGTTCGAGGTCATCTCTTATTCCCATTACTTTGTCTAATAGTGATATGCCAAGCACATCAAATTTAACATGTCCCATAGATTCCAGATCGTTCATTTCTAATCCGGCTATCTTGTCTGTATTTGTTTTGTCTCTGACCATTGGGCAAACCTCGTTGAGATTGTTTGAGGAAATCACAACTCCAGCTGCGTGCTTACCTTGAGACTTGAATGTACCCTCAAGACGCATTGCTTGCTCGAAGAGTTTTGAATAATCGCCCTCCAGCGAGCCGTCATCATTCAACCTGCAATAGTCTCTGAGAGAGTCTGGTTGGTTCATGAGCGTCCATTGTATAACAGATGGCGAATCCATAGAAGCAAGCTGATCAGATATCTCTTGTTCTGGAGGCAGACTTTTTGTTATTGAATTCATTTCGTCAAAGCCACAAGCCTCGTTCATCCTCAAGACTTCTTTTAGGGCGCTGCGACCTTGAAGCCTACCAAAAGTAACCATCTGGCTAACTTTAGAATGTCCATACTTTTCCCTAATATAGTCTATCACTTCATCTCTTTTTGATGCTGGCACGTCTATGTCTATATCAGGTAATGAGACATGGTCTTTTGTATTTCTTCCAGAGTTATAGAATCGCTCAAAAATTAATCCGTATTCAATAGGATCGACATGTGTTATTCCAACTAGATAAGAAACCAAGCATCCTGCTGCGGAGCCTCTTCCCGGACCCGGAATCCAACCGTTAGATCTCACGTTATTTACTATATCTCTAACTATAAGAAAATAACCTGACAGTTTAGCATCACTAATAACTTTTAGCTCTTTTTGCACCCTGTCTGCGTATAGTGCTTTTGCCTCTTCTAAGTTTACCTTGCCAGATGTTTTTAGTAACTTAGACCAACCCTGTCTACAAAGCTCTCTCAGGTACTGCTCTTCATTGTATTCTTCTGGGCATTTAAATTCTGGAAGCATGGGTTTGCCGAGTATGTCATAATCTTCGCACATATCGGACACAAGCATTGCATTTGCTATCTCGGCTTCTGTGTTAACAGCTTGTATCTCCTCTAAGGAGGGTATGTGGAAGTTGCTAGACTTCATAAAGCCGGAAAAACCAACCTCTTCATTGTTGTTTAGCTTGCTTCTTATTTTTCTTAGCGTTGTTTTCATTGAAGAACACAGCAATAACATGTGATCTCCAGAGTCTTGTTTAGTTGGGTAGTGTGAATCCGCTGTTGCTACGGTTGGTATCCTTAGCTTTTTAGCTATATACCTCATACCCTGAGCTACTAATTTAGCCGCCGGAGAATTTTCTTGATCAATGCACTGAACCTCTATCAAAAAGTTATCTTTACCAAAGACATCCATATAGGTGTATGCCATCTTCGTGACATTTTCCACCCAATTTGGATCTACAAATTTCTTTACCTCTCCTTCTGTATCCTGATTGTAAGCAGACTTATAATCTGTAAATATTGCATTAGCCATATCGCTTCCAAGATGGCCGCTAAAAGCAATTAGATTGCCATCCGCATAATCTCCTAGAGTTTGTAGATCTATTCTAGGTCTATAGTAGAAAAGCTCTTCGTCGTTACTCCTCGAAACAGCCTCAATTAAATTATGCCAACCCTTTTTATTCTTAGACAGGACGCATAGATGGCTCAAGCTTCTATTTTCAGGAGACTTCAGTCTTGCGTCTGGGCTTAGATAAAACTCGCATCCCAGTATGGGTTTTATATTTTTAGACCTGCAAGACTTTGAGAAAGAAACAGCTCCAGATATAGTTCCATGATCTGTTAGCGCGCAAGACGTAAACCCAAGCTTGCTACATCTTGATGCAATCTGGTCTGGCTTTGAGAGACCATCTAGAAGACTGTAGTGACTATGCAGGTGTAGTGGTGTCCAATTCATTTTTTCTTAGTATCTTCTGCGAGCCTTCCGCCTCCGTCTCCGTAGGCAGAAAGCTTATCAATATTTCCGTATTTTTCAACAACTTTTGGTATACCCTTGAGCCTTATTTCATCTCTAATATGTTGGCATACACTTTTTTTAGATCCGGGTTTATGAGGCTGGCTAAACTTACAAAGCTTTCTACACTTCCAGTGAGAATTATCATTAGATAGGAGCTTAGGGTTTTGCGTCCTCTTTATGCGCTCAAATTTCTTCCTTAAAATATCTTCAGCTTTTTGATAGTCATCTTCATCAAACACCATCGAGAATAAACCGCCAGCATTAATGTAATAAATGCTTACCGAGAATTCATAATCTGGAAACATATTTTTAAGCGCGTAATAATATAGTAGTAACTGCGTATCTTTCTGAAGCTTTTCTAGAGTCTTTTCTTCTCCAGTAGCCCAGTTAATTCTCTTTCCAGTTTTGTAATCTAGTATTTCAAAGTAGTTGTCGCCTTGTTGAACAATAAGGTCAACAGTTCCTTTTATTGCGAGATTGCCTTTTATAGTCTCTCTTCCTACCTTGTAGTTGTATCTAGCCCAAGGTTTATCAATCTCAATATCAAAAAATAGTTCGGTTGCAAAAACATCTTGGTTTCTTGGGTCTAGAAGTCCATCTTGGTATGCTACCGCCTTCTCTGCCCACTTTAGACAGGTTCTTTTTTCAGAGTCACCAAGATCCACATCTGGAAAGTTTTTAGTGTAATAGTCAAATGCCAGATCGTTTATATACGAGAGGTCGTCACACTGATCCAAACTGATAGTGCCAAGTTCATCATCCACTACCTCAGTCTCACCATTTTTCATCGCGAGACATTTATCACCCAAAGTCTGCATAACCTTGTGGGTAACAGTACCCATCAACGCCTTCTTATTAGTCTTATCTCTGTAAGAAAGGTTGTATTGTAGGAAGTATTTCTGTTCGCAAAAGTCTAAAGTTCCAAGACTACTGCTTCTGTGGTAACAAACTATCATTTAATTTTTGGATCTATCCATCCCCATTCTTTCATGACTTTAAGTAGTTCTCTATTGGTCTCGTCTATGCCCTTATCCTTGTTGTCGATCACAGCATCAAACTTTTCATAATCATCAAGAGCCGTTTCACTGTCGTGAGCATCTTCGTGTGGCTTTCTGGTAAGTCTTATAACTTTTCCTCCAGCCTTTTGTATAGCTTTTACCTCATTTGGAAATCTGATATCTGGAACTATTGCCATCTCAGTTCCACTATCTATTATTCTGTTTATGCAAGCAGAGACCCAAACATCTTTTCTAAGTCTTCGGCAAACGTCAGTGCCAAAATACTGCAAAAACTCTCTTGCTGTCAAATGAGCTTCAGCTGCTGGTATCTTTACAAGCTCTGTTTGATCTGGCCCAGAAATCAATCTAGACATATCTTGGATTCTTATATTGGTCAGAGAATTCTTGTCTTCATCTGTACCATAGCATTGCTCTTCAGAGAGACCGAAGAGTTGTATTGCGATTATTTTTAGGGGATCTGCAAAACTAAAAGGTCTGACGTAAGGCCATATGTTTTGTGCTGAGTAACCTATAAATTCTTCGTCCTTTCTTTCCATATCCAAAATACCTAGAGATTCTTGCTCATTACCTTTTTCGTCTAGGACTGTAGTATTTACAAGAAGTTCACCAGTATCTTCATTCATCATAAACTTTTCAATGATGCCATTAACACTGAGCTGATATCCATGTAAGAAGTTACTGCAAGTTGTCTTGCCGCTTTGTTTAGCTCCAGAAAAACCAATAATTCTAACCATTTGTCATCGCCTCAATTTGTGGTTTTATTTCTTCTACTATTTTAGATACAGACATGTCACCAATGTCACTGCCGGAAAAATTGGGAGCATAAACATTAAAAAGATTGCTACACTTTTCAGTGATCTCTCGCTTAGCCTTTTTACCAGCCTCGTCATTGTCAGTTAATATTATAACATTTCTTGCTGTTGTAGTTTGTATCAATCTTAACTGGGCTTCGCTCAAGCTAGAACCAAACATTCCAACGGCATTTTTTATGCCAGCCATGTGTAGCTTCCAGACATCGCCTTGACCTTCCACCAAAACAATGCTCTTACTCTTAAATATATGCTCTGAAGCTACCCAAAGGCCGTATAAATATAAACTTTTACGGAATCCAGCACTGTTTCTCCATTTTGAATAAGTGCTGTTTTCTCTTGTCATCCTTCCAACTTCACCGACATATTCTGTATTTTCATTATAAACAGGAGCTACAGCCCTACTAAACATAGGATCTTTTCTTATCATGCACTCGCCAACGTCAAACTCTCTGAGAACTTCTTTTGAGAATCCACGTTTGAGAAAGTAGGTAGATGGTATTTGCAGTTTTGCTTGCATCTGCCTTCTACTGTATTTGCCAACATTGTTCTGTACCACTTGCTGTTTCGCGTATTTCTTTTCAAGATCAGGAAGGATTTTCTTCCTTTCAGCTATGTCTAAGTCGGAAACCTGCAACATCTTTTTGCAAAAATCCAAAGTCTCGCCAAAGTGATAAAGCTTCTCGTCTTCAAGCCAGTCAGGAAAGCTGAGTATTCCACGTATCAAACCTATGGTAGTTCTTTGAAATACCTTCTCGCAACCTCTAGCTTTACAAGCCCAAGCCCCTCTCCACTCACCATGCTTTGTGACTACACATGAACAAGCGTTAGCGCCGCCACCATGAACTGGGCATGGCATCATGTAGTAATTGTCACTTTCCCTATAGGAGACCCCAAAGTGATCTAGAAACAACGGCAGGTTGTCCATCACCAAGCTGTTTAAGGCTTTTATCTCTTCTGGTTTTAGAAATGTTTTATTACTCATTTTAGAATGGTTTGTCTTCAACATCTTTACTTTCATCAACAATAAATCCATCTGTCTTTAGCTGATTCTCTTTTCTAGCTTCTGAGAAAAGAAGACCTTCTTCGACAGTTCCAATTTCGCCAGTCATTATGACATTTATATAGTCACTAGATGACCAGCCTTGCCCGAACCTGCTTTTAAGAGGCACTAATTTTTTGTTTCCAGCATCTTCTTCAGTGCTTGCTATCTCGTCTATAGTTTTGTCTTTGAAGAGGGTGATGCTTGTGGCAGTCCAAGAAAGTCTTTTAGTTCCTGCGAGAACGGAAGTTGTTTCCTTAGTCTCTCCATCTTTATTCAGCTGGCAGAAGGTCAGTACAGGCACGCCCATTTCGCCAGCAAAGTCCTTTAGCTTTTTAGCGTTTTTTGTTAGCTCTTGGTACTCTTGGTTGTATTCAGATATAGCTGTGGTATCCATGATTTTAAGATAGTCATAAATTACAAAGCAGTCCTTTGCAACACCGCCCTCTGTGCCAACATTTCTAACTATCCATCTTCTTATGACCGAAAGTGTTTCGTCAAACTTCATACCTCCAGCGCCTATGTGCGAGATTGGCATTTCTTTAATTTGATTAATTGCCACATCGACACGATCTTCTCCACCCACAACATCTAAAAACTTTCCCGTCTCTATGTCAGTAGTTGGTATTTTTGAAAGCTTTGCAGTAAGTCTAGCGTAGTGTTCTTCTTCAGACATCTCTGTATCTACATAAAGAACTGGTATGTCTAAATTGCCAGCTATGTGAGCGCCGATATTTAAGGCAAGCATACTTTTACCAGTCTTTTCAGCAGCGCCAATCAAATCAACTGCACCTCTTCTGAACCCGCCTCCTATTGCAGCATCGTATCTAGGAAAACCGCTGCTTATGCCAACCATCTCGCATGGATTCTCTTTTACATGCTCAATCCAATCTCCAACGCCATCGCCAAAAGCGATTGGCTCGTCTGCAATGGGGTTTGATCCTAAAAGCGTCACATCAAATATTTTACCTTCAACCATTGAGATGATCTCATTCATCTCTTCGTCGCCGGTACATTTTCCAAGATCGTTTATTATTTCAGTTGCTGTTCTTTTGTATGTCCGCATCGTGTCCAGTTTTAGCAATTTCTTGCTCTGATTGACAACGTTTTCTAGTTGTATATCAACATTGGACAGCTCTTTTAAAAACTCATCAGAGATTTCTCTTTCATACATCCGTGTTATATCAAGCTGCTCAGCAGCAGAATTAAGCACGACAGTATCAACTGTATCAGATGTTTCAAAGACTTTTTTTAGACAGGCGTAAAGAACTTTATTGGCATCGTTGGTAAAGCACTTTTCATCTATAAAGGGGTCAGCGTCTACAAATGCATCCTTGCCGTATCTGATCATAGACGCTAAGACAGCTCTTTCAGTTTCTGGATTTTTTATTTCCATGAGCTACCCTCCTATACATCTGCTGCATCTATAAAATTCCCCAGACTTATAAGTAGGGTTTATTTGGTCAACCTGTCCACAAACATAACATTTTACGTCCACCATTTTGACTGGAGGTCTTCTCTGCATTCTGCCAACATCTGGTGTAGAAATATCTCTATGCTCTACTCCATCATCTACAAAAGTGTTTTCACCAGCAGTCACTGATTGATGCTTGGCATACGTGCCACTTTCAGACTTTTCACTATGTGTTATTGAGAAGTCTTCTGTTGCTGATTTTGGCATTCGTGCTTTTGGCTCTGACACTTGTGGTTCTGGCACTTCTTCGGTTGCAACCCCATCTCTTTCTGTTGAGACTCTGACTTCTTCTCCCGTGAGTTGAGCATACCCTTGAATAACTTGCTCCATATCATTGTTAACAATACCTTCCTTGATTTGTTGTAAAGGAGTCATTAAAACCTTCTCCTTCCTAATTCTAATAAAACATCAACTTGCTTTCGCAAGTCTCTAACCTTGTTCTCTAACCAAATTGTATTTGATTCCGCCTGAAGTTTTGCTTGCATGACAGTGTTGGCGAATTCATCGTTAGCAGCTAGTACGTGCAATTTTTGATCCCACTTCATGTATTTAGTAAATAAGCCCTCATTGTCTACAACCAGTTTGTACATTAAGTTTTGACACCAGTTGAGTTTAGCTTTATGCTTGTTTTCTATCTTCTGAACGTAACCGCAATAACCAGATAAGATAAAGGCTTTGAATAGAGATTCTTCTTGGCTAAGACTTTTGAGTTCTTCTTCTGATAAATTTACAATGCTCTCAACTTGCGGATTCACAGATGCAGTTACCAGAGACTTAGATGTTGAATATTCTTCTAGATATTCCAGAAGCCCGTCTATGTCAGAGCTGTTCAATAATTGTTTGCTTCCACTCATCTTTATCTTCCGAATATTTCAATTCAACAAATATAATCGAATTTATTTCACACCATCGTTTTTTATCTTTGTCTCTAACTCTTGACTTCAAAAACTCTGCTTTTGATTTGTGAAAGAATGATACAAATTCAAAATGCTGCCTACCATGAACCTCGACTACCAAATTGTAAGCCGGAACGAAGAAATCTGCGAAAAGCTTTGAGGGTCTCGACGGCTTATTTGAACCGGGAAGTGGAACCTCCTCAAGGATTGTATCATACGGAAAAAGCTCTTTCAACAATTTTCTTGCCGTTAAGTGCAGATTTGATCTTGGACGAGTGTCGTCACCAAGCACCGTACACTTATTTAGCTTCCAATGTCTCTCTACGCCATCAAAACCAACAGCTCTCAATAAAGTATCTCCCTCATGGTTTTGTCGAGAATGTCCCATAACGAAGGATTTTCGTCCATGAACTGAAGAAGTCTTGCTTGTCCTTGAAACTTAAATAATTTGACCAAGCCCTCCGTGTCGTCTAGAGCAACTTCATTAGCCTCAACAATATCAGTAACGTCTTCAATATTTTCGAGAGCAAAGCTGCATGTGTACCAAGCTCCAGCTTGCTCAATCATATCAAAGTCAACGGCTTGAGAAAAAAGCTCTTGCTTCTTATCCAAACCAACACCGTAACGAAGCCAGCTAATAGCTCCACCGCCAGTGAAACCGCCAGCGGAAGATGTAACAACTTTCCAGCTGACGCATTGACCAATCTGCTGTGAGTCTGACCTGTCATCTATCTTCCAAGGTTGAACTCTGGATATCTCAAGTATGGTATCAGCTTGATATTGTATTTTTACACCACCGTCAGCTACTTTCTTTTTGCCATAACCAGAAACATTGGATATGTAGTGAGTAATCATGATTATGATTGCTTTTTGTTTTGGAACTACACCGGCCATCTTCTTTGTAAAGTTCGAGAGTATCTTTTGTAGTCCGGGCCTATAGTCTCCTCTAACCTCTTCGTCTAAGTCTTTCTGTGCTATCATTGAAGAAACAGAGTCAATGATGATGACAGATCCGGGACACTCTTTGACTATTCGTTCAATACCACCAAGATACTTCTCTGCACTAAGTGTTTCACTTGGTGATTCAAAAATGTTTATTCTATCTACATCAAGCCCTTGGATACCCTCTAAGTTTTTTCTGTTGAGCCTCCCCTCAACATTTACATACCAAACATCTCTTGCTCCGTATTCTTCTTTTTGAGCATTTGCGGCTATCTGCAAGGCTGTGGTGGTTTTGCCACTTTTGGGATCACCAATCATTTGAACCCAGCTGCCTTCCTGTATGCCGCCACCCAAGGCATAATCGAGACAAGGGCTAACAGGTATAATAACCCTATCCTTCATCTCTTCAAAAACTTCTCTGCCTGTTTTTACTACTTCTTCGCCGTATTTTTTAACGAGAGTGTCAAATATTGATAGTTCTTTCTTCTTAGCCATCTAAATCCCTCAAGCTAATGTTCTTATTGTTATTGAATCGCTTTTGCGGTTTTGACCGCGTGTTATCTGTATATTCTACCTGCTTTGGCTCTGGAGCTTCATCTATTTTTTTCTGCTCGTTCTTTATTAGCGGTTTGAGTTTTTTCATATTCAAGGAATACATCCAGCTTCCCGCGCTTGATTTCAAGGCTCGTAGTATCGCTTGGTCACTAAATTCTTTTAGAAGTTTGTAGGCGTAGCCTACTTGGTACTGGTAGTATCTTTTCCAGCTTTTAGTGTTCCATAGAGCATAGGCTGGTCTACCTACGTTTTCTTTTTCTGCCTTTCTCAAGCAGACGAATTCGGCTATATACTGCGCTGCATTACACTCTTGGTCTTTTGTTATGTGTTTGTAGTTCTTTGCCATTCAATACTTCCTTCTTTACAATCAAACACTCTTGAGACTTTTTGATGTCTCTATCTTCAAGTCTCTCTGGAGTCATTTCGGGCATAACCCACTTCCTGACCCTCAGCTTGCCATCATTCAATCCACCAACCACAAACGAGTGTATGGTGTTATCTCCAAACATATAAGCTCCTGCGCATTTGCAGAAGAAGTAACCATCAAAATCAGATCCAACATCTTGTACATTGGATCTGTTTTTTATTTTCATATTTGTAATGTGAATACCATTTTCTTCACAGTATATTTTAAGTCTAGCCCAAGCGCTTTGAGGTTCTCTTTCTGGTCTGTCATCATCTTGGTAAACAGTCTCACCATTAGAAAGCTTGACTACCCACATTGGGTTTTGATCGCCATATTGATTTACATAAGAATCTAACTGCTTTGCTACGCTTTGCTTTGCTAAATTGTATTCACGATCTGGTATATCAGATATATCCATATTACTTATCTTTGATTATATGAATTGCATCACTGTATCTCTTTGCGTTCTGAACTCTTATGGGTCTAGTTTCGTCAGCTAGCTCAGAAGCAGCTTGTGTCATAATTGTGACTCCACGGTCTTCTTTGTGACCCATAAGGTCTCCAACTGTCGAGCCTTCTTCACGAGCTGTGTCTACATGTCCAGTGTCGGCAGATTCGCCAATATGCTTTTTAATAGCGTTTTCCGTTCTATTCAAGTCTTTAGCTATATCTTCGACAGTCATGTCAGAATTGTTGTCAATATAAAACTTTTCTATCTTCGTCAGCTTTCCTGTTTTTCTTTTAGACATCAATATGGCTCCGTTCTGCCCAAGTTAGATTGTTCCTTCGTCTGGTTTTAAGATAGTCAACATAGAACTTAAAAGTGTTCTTTGCGACCTTCTTATACTCAGCGAACATGTCTTGAGATTTAGAAGCATCAATCCCGAAAGGATCTAGTAGTCTACCTCTAAAAAACTTAACATGATAGGTTTTTTTGTCATTAACTTCTGCAATGTACGCAAAAGCTGTGTCCCGTGAATAATCTTTCTCTAAATCCGGCCCATAGAAAATGTACTCTGGATTTGGAGATGGTTCAAGTTCAAAATTCATTGTTTTTTCTTTCTTAGATGAATTTCCATAATGTCATCTTCGTTCATCGACATTTCGTGAATATAATCTCGCTCTTTTATTGGCGAGTAGGCATATTTACCTGTGAGTTCGTGAACCCAGCTCTCGCCCCTAGTTTCTTGTGGGGCGCATTTTTTATTTACACAGTGAACTTTTACAAGATGAACATCGTCTGTGTCTGATGTTTTGAGAAAATTCATTAGTGGTCTGTCGCAGTCAGCGCATTTTACAACGATAAATTCAGCTTTTGACTGCTTTACATACTCTTTGAATTCTCTCATTTTTTACCGTCTCTTATGTATTTAGCTTTTTGCTTTTTGGTCATTTTATTTATGTCAGACTTACTGGCATCTCCAGACTTTTCCCACCAGTCCTTCTTCTTTTCCTTCTTCTCGGCATTGTGATAACCCCGTTTGTCATCTAGCTCGTAGCGTCCCATCTTTTTCGTATTTTTTTCGGCAAGCTGTCCAAGAGTTTGAGCTTCACCCTTTACAAAACCAATAGGAGCCTGATTGATTACTATCTTGATATTAGAACTTCCGCACTCGCAGGGTTCTGGAGCTTCTCCAAATTTATGAAACTGCTCAAACTCGCAGCCGCAGTCATTGCATAGATAATCGTATGTGGGCATTTTAATCGTAAAGCGCGTTAAGGATTCTTGAAATTATTTCATTTCTAATAATGTCGTCTTGCGTAAGTTCTGATATACCAACACCCTCCACATCAGATAGACGATCTAAAAACTCTTCTAAGCCTCCCTGATCTTTCTTTAGAAGGTCGGTTTGATCTATGTCTCCATTGATAACGGCTTTAGAGTCCCAACCTATTCTAGTAACAAACATCTTAAGCTGCTCAAAGGTTGCGTTTTGTGCCTCATCTAAAACCACAAAACAGTTATGAAAGTTTCTTCCTCTCATATATTCTAAAGGTACAACTTCGATCTTACCTTCATCTCGGTAGGCTTGAACCCTGTTTGTGTTTAATCTAAACTCCATCTCTTCCAACACAGGAATTAGATATGGGTGTATCTTCTCTTCAAAGGTTCCCGGTAAGAAGCCCAGACCTCTTCCAGACTCGATAACAGGTCTAGTGACTACTAACTTTTCTACCCTTTTGTCTAAGAGATAGTCACAGGCTATTCCGACAGCAACTGCTGTTTTGCCAGTTCCTGCTGGGCCTGTACAAAAAGTTACATCATTTTTTTCTATAGTCTTGATGTATTCTTCTTGGTTTTTAGTTTTTGGTTTCAGTACTTTTCTTCTAGCTGTACGACCTGCTTCGGCCTTTTTTCTTCTTGCCATATTTATTTGCCTGTAGAGCCAAACCCTCCATCACCTCTTTGGGTGGAATCTAATTCTTTTACAACATGTTGTATAAAGGTTGGGACTTCTTGTATTAAGAGTTGGGCTATTCTATCCCCCTTCTCTATATGATACGTCTCTTGAGTGGTATTATGCAAACAAACTTTTACTTCACCCCTATACTCAGAGTCTATGACACCAGCATGTCTATGAACACCCTTTACACCCATGGAGGATCTATCCCATATTAATCCAGCATAACCTTTTGGTATTGCAACGGCTATGCCCGTGGAAACTAATACAGTTGCATCTGAGGGGATGCTTACAGTTTCAAAAGAATACAAATCCCAACCTGCGTCGTTTAGATGACCCTTAGTTGGGACTTGGGATGATTCGTGTAGCTGTTTGACTTCAAAAAAGTTGTAATCGTAATTCACTTTTCTTCCTTCTTTTCGTATTCCCAAATCAAATTCGATAGAGTGCTTCTGGTAATTTTGTTACCAGTTTCTACTTCTTCGTTGAGTTTCTTAGCGATCCATCTGAGCATGTCATTGTCTATTGTGATACTTCTGAGCATTAGATGATATCGCACTTTCCTCCGGCGCAAGCCCATTCCTGCTCGGGCTTAACATTGTTTTCTTCTTCTATGACTTCAGTATAGTCAACTTTTGAGAATTCTCTGTTAAGATCCACCCACTCTTTCCAGTTATAAACATCTTTCATGCAGTAGGTGAGTTTTCTAAGATCTCCTTCAAAGTATCTCTCAGCAAACTTTTTGCATCTATCAGACCATTCTTTTTTGCCATTGCCTTTTATCTTGGCTCCAACACCAAGAAGGGAATCGCAAGCTGCCCATAGATTGTCTTCCCATAAATTTAACGCAACTTCTATAAGTCCGCTAACAAAGAGTGAGGCATCTCCATAGTGACGAACCTGTTCTGTTGGCAAGTAAATAGCAGTGAATGGGGCTTGCGGGTAGTCTTTGTCTCCTGTAATCGGAAGGAGAGATATTCCGCAAAAATACTTTCTATTTTTATAAATGAACCTTTCTACTTCTTGCCACTCTTCTGGTTTTACATTGATCGTATTAGACACGTTATGTACAAGCCAAGGTTGAGTACATAGGCTCTTGTTAGTGCCGGGAATTACCCAGCTTTGCTGTGTGCTTTTTACATGTGTTAGTAAGTCTATAGCGCCAACTTGATTCTTAGTTTTAGATCCCGCAGGAACTTCTACACAAAAAGCTACCACATCATCGCTATCGTTATTCGACCACACAGACTCTTCACATGCTCTTGGATTTATATCTCTGAAGTAGTTGTAAATGGGTTCCATTTTATTCGCCTGAACCCTTCGTATATAACGCTTAGCATGATGCGGATGGATACCAGAGGAAGTACCAAGAACACAACTGCTAGTACCTTCAGGCTTAATACAAGTAGTTCTAGCGGCTTGATTGATTCCAATGATCTTGGTGATTCGTTTGTTTTCATCTTTGACTACCTTAGCTCCCTTCTTTTGTATGTCAGGGTTTAGGCATATTTCATGTTGTTCCATGATGCCTGTCATAGACACTCCGAGTAAAGCCTCTCGCGAAACAATGTTTTCACTAGCTTTACCTAAATATGGAAAGGATGCAAACCCAGCTTGAAGCGAACCTATGATCGAAGCTGCTTTACAAGCTTCAAGAAAGTCTTCTTCGGATTTTATCTTTGCACAATTTATTGTACTTAGATTGCAAGCCTGCCAGCCGCTTTCGCCGGTTGTTTCATCTACAGGCCACATTCCAATCTCAACACATGGATTAACTATTAACTCGGTAGAGTCAGACCATACAAAACCGGGTTCTCCAAACTCTTGTACTGACTTCATAAGTTCTGAGAACTGCTCGGCTGTTGTTTCATCTCTCAACAATAAAGCTGAATTATTAGATCTTCCTCTTTGCGGATTTTCTACAAACCAAGAGCCAGTTTTAGCTTTTGCCATCTCTTCGTCATCTGGACTAAACAGACAGATGGTAGCACTTCTACGCACACCTCCTGAAATGACTGCATCAGCACTATGCATGACTATATCATAAGCTTGAATTGGTGATAGTTTTCTAATAGGGCCGTTAGCAAACTCCAACTCTTTCAAAGCTTTATCTAGTATTTTTCTAATATTAGAGAGTGCGTTTTTCAGTGGTTCTGGGCCGGGAGCTTTGCCACCGCTAGAATTTAAAAATGCTCCAGCGGGTCTAATTTCAGAGTAGTCAAAGTTTACATTCTTACCAGTGTACTCTGGAAATAGTTCATCCTGCTCAAAATAACTAGACACCAAAACACCGACAGCATCTGACCAGCCCTCAATAGTGTCAGGAATAACAAACTTTTTAGTACCGCTCTTACTTTTTACTATCTTCGGTAGTTCGTCCACATGGTGTTTTTGTACAGAAAAACCTGTGCCGCAACCGCACAGTAAAAGATACATACATTCTTGAAAGAACTTCAGTCTGTCACAAAAAGAGGTGATGCAATTATAGATTCTTGCATTGTGTTTGAAGATTGGCTTACCGCCAAATTGTAAAGCTCTTTGAGATCCGAGGACTTTTTTCTTCCTCATCATTTCATAAGCCCATTCTATGTCGTCAAGAACGTCTGGCTTGTCAGAATACTTTTCAAGCATCATGTTTTTAACACGACTTACTGCTTCTTCCCAAGTCTCCCTTCTTTTTTTCTCTGGTATCCAACGGGCATATTTTGAAACAAAAGTATAGTCAGACAGTTCTCTTACTGACATCGTTATCTCCTAAAAAAGTGACACTGGTAAACCTAAGTGGTTGGTGAAGGAAAAAAACAAGATTAAACTTAGCACTTAGGGCTAATTGCTTGTCGAGGAAGTGTCACTTTAGTCCAGTCTGTATGCTAACTCTTTAAACCCCGACAGAGTATTATACACTATATGTAAAAAGGTTGTTAGTTTTTAATTTATCTACTATTTGCTCGTTTAAGTAAGACCTAGTTCTATCCAGTCTAACCTCAAACCACTGTCAAACAATAGGTTTTGTATCATTTTGTCTTCTTCTGAATGGCCGAAAGCCTGTTGGCCTGATAATATTTTCCAGTGCCTTATATTATTTTGCCACAGAAGTTTCGCACATCTGCAACAAGGGACATGCGTAACGTAAGCCACAATATTTTTTTTGGGCTTTATTATCATATTGCTAATTGCGTTTTGTTCTGCGTGAACCATGTATGGGTATTTATCGGGTCTTGTTGTTGGAAGCTCGGAGTCGTCAATGTCAGAACAAAATCCGTTATATCCAGCACTAATAACTCTCTTCTTGTGAACAAGGACGCATCCGACCTGAGTTTGAGAGTCAGGACTCCTAGTTCCTGTCAGTATGGCAAACTGCATGAAATACTCATCCCAGCTTGGGCGAGTTCTTTTCTGTTGAAGTTCTTTCTCTTCTTTCACGCTTCAGTTTTTTCTTTTGCTTTTTTGTCTTTTTTCTTATCGTCTTGCCCATTTAAATAATCTGGATGAATCCAAATCCAGCCTTTGTCGTGGGCGTAAGCTACCATTTTACGAGAACGCTGATCCTCTGGCAATAACCACGCCCATAAACCATTGGGAGTTTTCAGCTTTTCTACATTATTTTCTGATGCTAGTTTGTCATTGAACTTCATCCTAAAACCTCCAGTCCGTGAATAGCATGTCGCATATCTTCCTCTAGTTGTATTTCTTTAATAAATTCACAAGTGTTTAAATCGTAAACCAGTATCCTCGCTGGTGAAGAACCTATAAACACAAGATTGTCTTTGCGTGCTAGACCTCTATTCCAGTTGTTTACTGCTATGTCATCAACACAAAACTTAACATTCTTAGATGGCGGTATAGGAGCTATGTCAAAATGCACACCGCCAAGTTGTTTGGTTGCTATACCAAGACAGCTAAAGCTAGTAAGATTAGCCATGAATACATCTTCATACTCATAAAGATTATGTATGAAGCTGGCTGATTTAATTACGTTTACCCCAGCTGGAACAAGACTCGCTTCGGTAAGAGCGCCGCCAGATATGTACGGCATTGGTAACACTGTAGACATGTCATTAAAATCATACAAACCAGTTAATAGGCCAGAGACCATAAGCTTTCCGTCGTGATGACAAATTGAGTTTATATGATAGTGATCGTCATATGTTTTTTGTTCAGGTGTAATTCTTTGTTTTGAGTCTAGAACTTTATGATGTTCTTCATTGTGTCCATTGATTTGCCAAAATCCGGTCAGGTTATAGTTCATATCAAAACTAGCAATGGCATCATGAGCGGTGGAAGTAGCCCAGATCGAGTCAGAGAAAAAGCATATCTCATGAACAGACTTGAGGACATCTTGATTTTTATGGGTCTTTCTGACAGAGAAATCTTTTTTGTCTAATTCAATAAAACCGCTAGAGTCAGAAACAATAATACGATCATCGAGTACAGCAATGCCACGAAGACCTCTTTCTCCTCCACGTTCATTGTCATTAATAAAATCTTCTTGATAAGGTGCATAATGTACGACCTCTTCTGAGTCTATGTCTACAACATACAGACCTCCATGTATGTCGCCTTGCTTAGCAGCTCTTACTACAGTTGTGCAGATTATTTTCATTTAACTAAAATGTGTTGTAAAGTTAGTATAGGGTTTTGATACGTGTTTAAAATTGTACTTGTTATATTGTATTGTTAAGCCTTCTACATATCTATGGTTTATGCCTAAGTCTGTAGTGTCAAAGTTTGTTTTATCAGATATCTTGTCGCATGAGTTTGAGACAACGACACTGTACTCAGGACAGGACATGTGTAAAGGCATATCGTTTAACATGCCAGCGTAAAGGTTCGTTTGTAGAACTAATTCAAAATCTTCTTCGTCTACAATTTTCGATCTAGATAGCGCCCCTTCAATGACATCCTTTTTATAGATATGACCATTAAGAGAAAACGGCATAGCAAAATTAGTGAAGCTTCTCAATGACGAAGCGTTCCAAACAAGAAATCTATCAAGCTCGAAGCTACCCTCTGAAGGTTTGTCAATGTGGTAATTTCCGGGTTCGTAGGGGTTTTGCAATACGGTATTGTTTCCAAGTCTCAGAGATAAAGAACATAAATCATTCTCTTCAAAAAGTTTAGTTATTTTTTTATATGAAGAGACCCTGTCAAAAAGAATGTTATCATCTTTGAAAAGAGCTACTAAGCCGGTTGACTTCTTGGTTATTTTTAGGATGTCCTTGCTTAGGTTTTTCTTTTTTCTTTTCTTCCATATGATTGGAAACAAGTAACTTCTCTTTGTCTTACTGTGAAAATGCTCAATAGCCTTTCTGTAACCCTCTTGAAAGTAATCGCTGGAAGCTTTGTAAAGAACTGTTATTCTAAAAAGATTACCTCCGTTTAGATGTATGCTATCCAGTAATAGATGCAACTGAGCTGGCCTGTCATTTGAGACGATTATAGTTTCTATCATCTTAAAGCTCTCAGGCTGGGAGGCAGCTCATCTGGAGCATATTGTGATGGGGACTGCATTGATTTGTAGAACCAGTCTAGCGTTTTGTCTATACCGTCCTTTAGCTTGGTCTGTGGTTCAAATGATAAGAGCTGTCTAGCTCCAGTTATATCTAAGCATCTTCTTTCAACCCCTTTAGCTTTTGTTTCATTCCACTCAATTTTTCCCATGTAATTAGCTGAGTCACAAACCGTACTTACAAGGTCTTTTATAGTGGTCTCTTCGCCGCTTCCGATATTTAATATGCTTGCATCGACATCGTTTTCTAACGCTAGGACAACAGCTTTAGCACAATCTTCTACGTATATGAAATCTCTAGTTGATTTAGAAGAGCCGTCAACATTGAAGTCTTTCAGGTCGTTTTCTAACGCAAACCTTACATTGGTGAGAAGGGCGGGTATGATTTTGCCCGCATGAGGATCGAACTCATCTTCTGGCCCATATATGTCAGAGAATATTAGACTCAGCGTGTTCATGCCAAACTGTCTTTTATAGGCAACAAGCATGTCGGCTATCGTTTTTTTAGCTATAGAGTAATGTCCTTTTGAGAAATGGGGATAGCCTTCCCAGAAATCAGTTTCTCTAAACGGCATTGGACATCTAGCAGGGTAGCAGGAGATGTCACAAGCGTTGACTATTTTCTTAACGTCATATTGTCTAGCTTCCTCAATTATCTTTATGCTCATGTTCAAATTTTCATACATGAGTCCGCCAGAATATCTGAAGTTAGCGCCCATACCTCCATGCCTACAGGCTAGATGAACGACATAATCTGGTTTTGTGTAGTCAAATAACCAACCAACATTGGCTTCTTCACCAAGGTCAAGCCCGTCAGTTACTCCAGACGCAGTAAATACATTTGAGTAGTCCTGCCGTCTTAGTTCTCTCTCTACATAGCGACCTAGAAATCCTTTGCCGCCAGTTATTAGAATCCTGCTGTTTTTATTTATCACTTTAGAGGTCTTCTAGAAATTTAACCAGATCTTCCGCAGGCATGTTGTTTTCTTTCTTAACAACATTATGATCTTCATCCATTATCACAACTGTTGGATATCGTTCTATATCAAACTCTGTGACAAATTTTCTGTTCTGAGGCTTGTTGCAAACCACAAAAGCAGGCTTGCTCTTATGATATGGTTCTACAGCTTCAATTACTTTTTCATCAGCCCAAGTATGTTTCTTCATGTGTTCACAGTGAGGACACCAATCTGTCATGAATACTACTACTTGATGTTTACTTTTTTTCTTGCCCATCTTTTAAGTCCAAATAAAAAAGCCTTGCCCCCTTTCGGGGGCTTGGCTAGTCTAAGTTATTCTTTAGCTGCTGTGTCAGTAACACGCAAGGAATCACCAAGAATCCAAGCAACAGCAAGAGCAACGATTCTGTTTGTTGTGTCTGGGTCTAACCCAAGAGTTTCTTGAGCAGCTACTACAACAACACCACCGATGGCGGTCCAGAAACGTCTACTCTTTAAAAGAGCTTTAACTTTTTCCATGACTATACTCCTAGTCTAAAAGAAAGATTTGACCTTATCAATTATACCACTGCCGCCGCCTAAACCGCCACTTGAAATAACAAAATAAGCAACTAAACCTATACCAATTAAGAATACCAACCATTTTCTTTTCTGTGCGACTGCAAGAGCCTTAGAGCTGACCTCTTTAATCTTCTGAAGTTTATAATTTCGCTTATCATCTTTCTTATCAGACCTAAGCTTATTCTTGAGTTCTCTCTTGTCATGCTTAGATAGATTCTTATTTTCTTCGCTAGCCATTTTTTACCTTACCTTTATAGATTAAAACAACTCCGTCCTTCTTATAAGGTCCGGTTCTTGAGTATAGAAATACTTCTCCAGTTTTTGGATTTTCATATTCATACTTTACAGTGCTTTTAGTTTCTAGCCGTAAAGCTTCTATATATTTATTATTTTTAAACATTACCACGCTTTACAAGACCAATATCTTGCCTTCCATCTAGGGCCGGGATTATCGCAATTATGTCTAGCTCTAAAACTCTTGCGTCTTTCCGGGTCATTTTTCTTGATCTTCATGTTAGGATCACCGAAGTTTACCTTCACAACATTACCCTTTTCGTTTTTAACATAGACAGATCGTTTCTTTGGCCCATCTGGTGTTAAAAATGGTTTGCCTAGTTTTACTTTTCTACCTTGATATTCTGCGGCATCAGACTTTTTGTCCTTACGAAGAAGCTCAAAGTCTTCTTTACTGACTTTGCCATCTTTATTTTTATCAAGCGCGTCTTTTTGCTCCTTAGACATTTTTTCTTGAGCTTTTTTCCAAGACTTTGGATCTGGTCTATCTGGATCTCCGGGTTTTGCAGGCTTATACTTCTTGCCTTCTTTCTGTTTCTTTTTTCTAATATTTTCCCAGAGTCCCGGCCTATCAGCCGCAACATCCCATTCCTCAACTTCTTCTCCGAAATCCACATAATCCTCTTCTTCAGGAAACACAAAGTTTTCCGCTGTGATTTCTTCTTCAAAGCCGCCAGAGGCATAATCTTCCATAGCTTCTGTGTACTTGTTTTCTTTAAACATTATTTCCAACCTTCTAATATAAATCTAAGTGAGTTTCTACCTAGTAAGTTTGTTATTGTGCCATCTGAATACTTGTCTGTATTTATAGATGACTTTAGTGATTTAAGATACCTAGTCAATCTAGGAAGCTCTGATATGTCTGTGATTTCATCTGGAGGGTCAGTAAAACCATCGAAGTCTGTGCCTATCGCAAGAACCTGATCTCCAGCTATGTTTATTATATGATCTATTGTTTTCTCTATATACTTTAAACCTAGAGAGGAATCTATTGGACTTAGCCAGTAGTTCATAAAAATTATACCTATAAGGCAATTATGGTCAGCCAGCCATTCTATCTCCCAATCCTCTAGATTTAGCGGATCTGGATTAACACCAAAAGCTCCAATGTGACTGGCAATAACTTTTGAAAGGTCGTCACCTACAATTTTATACACTTGCTGTCTAGCTTTAGGAGTGCAATGTGTTATGTCTATAATCATACCCATGTCTTTCATGGCTTGCACAACTTTTTTGCCAGTTGATGTGAGACCTTTGTTCATATCCCAACCAGCCATTAACTGCTTCCAGTTACTACTTTTAATGCCATACTCTGGGTATGGGAAAACAGGAGACACTAAATGATTTGGGTAGAAATGAGCTAGGGTAAGATAAGCGACACCTCTATCGTAAAAGTGTTCAAGGTTTTTTAATATTTCATCTTCAACAAGAGGTTTTAAGGCAGTAGATTCTTCTACTCTTTTCTTGGCAAGTTCACCATTTAAAGAATGACCACCCTCTACAGAATGAATCATTGCTATTTCGTGGTCTACTATACACTCTTCAAGCTCTTGGATGTTCTTTACAAATCTAAACTTTTTGCTTGGCTCCGATTCGTTATACTTTTCGACCTCTGCCTCCATACGATCCATCATAGCGTTGGTTGCGTCAAAGTAAGTTGGCTTGAAGACTCTTTCATTTACAGAAGGGTAGAGCCATTTTAGAAACTTGATTAGTTTTTGATCGTCAACCCACTCTATTTCGGGAATGTAAGAAGTCGAAAGAACCACATTCAAACCACCTTCTTCCATTTTAGGGAGGGTGTTTCTTTCGCTGAGAGGCCAGAAAGCTCTTTTGTACAGCTTAGTTAAGAACCTAGAGTCTTTGCCATCAAGAGAGCGGTCAAATAGAAAGTTCTTGAGAGTTCCGTGATTGTGCCAGTCAAATATTAAGGACTGTTTATGTAAGTCTTCCCAGCTCATTTAATTAACCCCGCTACCCACGACAAAAATTGGCGAATCAAATTCTTGATAGAATCGAGGAAAGGGCATGACGGACACCTTCAAGTCCGTTGGCTTTTCTTTCACAGAAATACTTTCTAACTGTATAACATTAGATGTTGTAATCTCTGAAGAAAAATTGTCAGTTTTAGCTTCAACAGTAAAATAAACTCTTGTCTGTTCTTCTAAAAGATTTCCTTTGCCGTCCCAAGCGGGTATAAAAAATTCATGCTCTCTTGTCCAGCGGTCAAAGACTCTTTGCTCTTTTAGTGAGCCGTTGACATAAATTTTTAATTCCTGACTGGTCACATTTAAGTCTGGGTTTATGATCGGTTCCCACTCAGCTTTAATTTTTGGGTATTTCATTCTCTTCGCTCCATGAATTTGTGTCTGAAATCTTGTTTTAGTATCTTCAGATGTTTACGTTCAACATCATGGTCTGTATGAGTTGTCTTCATGCTTCCACATATAACTCGTAGATATGTATCGCTATTCATATCGTAAAAAGTAAAATGCCACTTTCCATTTATTAGATTCCATCTTACGTTTTGTTTATTACTCCATCCAATCTTTAAAGTAATATAGTCTCTTATTACAAAGGCCGAAGTCATCCTGTATTCGTCAGTTGGCTTGCCTTCTATATCCATGACTGGAAGTAAAACTTCTTCTCTAAAAGACCAGAAAATGGCCTGCTTCATATAGCAGACCACTCTCTGTTCTATTTCGTCATATCTGTAGACATGGTTGATTTCTACATAATCGCAGTATTCAACAACTTCTACTTCATAATTATCCGGTGCAGACAGTGCAGTCACATGCATCAACACAGACACAATCACCGCCGTCAACATCACATTCGCAACCTTCATCGCAATCGCAACTTTCTGGAATATTAACTTCAATGGGATTAGATCCCGGAACGTCTATAATAATTCCATCAAGTCCTCCGTTTTGCCATATGGCTGCAAGCAAAGCAATAAGTATTGATACTATTGCCAAACTTTTTTTACTCTTTACAGCCTTCATTGCTTTTCTCCGATCTTATTTAGTGTCATATTTATTTTGTCCAGAGTATCACTTACTCTTTGCATTCTTTGTGCTTCAATCTCATTCTTCGCATCATAACGATCCTGTAAGTCATCTAATATCTTTTCGTAATGATCTCTTTGGTTTTTAAAGTCACTACTAAAAGTTTCTTGCATGACAGAGATTTGTTTCTGATGTGAAGGAAATATAACTTTGGTTGTATACCATAAGTACCATCCCAATAGTCCTGTAGCCGATATAGTTCCCCAATCAAATGCAAAAGGCATGTTATCGCCAGCTGCAACTAAAAAGGGCGGCAAAAAAGCTAACAGGGTTTTCATAATGCAATACTCCATAATATAGGGGGCATGGGGCATTTACCCCACACCCCCAACTATTACTAGACTCACTAGCCGGTTATGTCACTGTAATCTTTCATGTTGTTTGTGTAAGTCACAAAGTCAACGAGATATACAAGTTCACCCGGTACAGATCTTGATGGTCTTGCTGCATCATCTGGGCTATCAGCTTTCGAGTTGTCGATACTGTTGTGGTTGTATCGTGTTCCTCTGTTTGTGATGCCAGACTTAGCTGCTCCACCACTTGTCAACAGACCTCCACCAAAGATATCAAATATGGCAGTAGCCCATGTACCTTTTTGGCGTGTACGTTCTGTGAAGTGAAGATTTCCAGCGCGTCTTGCTGTAGTATCACTACCCGGAATGGAAAGAATTCCACCAGTAGAAGCAATACCACTGATTAAAGTTGGAGAACCACCTCTAATCAAGAACCCTGTATCTGTTGAAGATCTAGTAACTGCTCTTCCATTTGGATTGTAAGCTAGTGTCCCACCAGATCTTGCTGTTGTGATTCCGATTTCATTGGCAGTACCAGTATTGGCTTTAACCATTGAACCGTAATCTTTAGCACCTTTGATAGTATCAATGATGCTTTTAGTTGTGTGACGAGAACTACCGATGTTACCACCGTTCATAACTACGCCACCGTCGTTGTCTGCTATACCATCGGAAGTTGAACTTTCGCTGATATAATACTTATGAGTGCTTGTTGCCATTTCTTTTTCTCTCTATAAAACATGGCTTGCACTTGTCCTATTCTTCCTAGAATAAAAGTCTTTTCCCAATATATTATACACCACTTGACAATATATTTTCCGCTATGACTGGCGATGTGAATCTAAAGGCTTCTATGCCTATGTCTTCAAATATTTTGTAGTATTTGTCTGTGATACGATTTGAGCATGATATTACAGATAATGAAGTGTTTTTCTGTATAGAATGACATATTATTGCATTGTCATTTGGGTCGTCTATTATAGAACCTGTAGAGTTTATCAGTGTATAGATGCCGTTTTTTTCTAAAATCTCACATGCTGTTAATATTGTCTTTGGTTCAAACAGCCTGTACTCAATTATAGGTCTAAGGGAAACTTCATTCTCCTTGCAGACAGCATTGCAAGCCTTCAAGTCTTCTGACACCTTTTTCCAGTTTCCCTCTTTTAAATAACCAGAATGTAAAACCAAGTCTATGGCTCTTGCGCCAGATCTTATTGATAAAATTATTTCGTGCAGTCTAACTTGAGTGGTGCTTATTCCGTATGGAAAGTCAACTACGGCTGAGAACTCCTGATGCTCTATGAAGTCTTGAACGCGATTTAGAAAGCCAGACGGAAGTGCCACAAATTTTGCACCAGATTGCGAGGATATAAATATAGTCCTCATTAGATCCTCAAACGTAGAATCCTGACTGTAACAGGCTATCTCGGTAAACATTCTTTTAGCTTTTCTAACCCTATGTTTATATATCTTCTGGCTGTTTCTCTACTGTAATTATTTTTAGAAGCTATTTCCTGCATGGTCATCCTGTCAAAAAATCTTTGCTTAATCACTAACTCATACTTGTTTTCTATCTTTGAGAGAGCGTCTTTAATGTGAATTTTCTGGTCTTCGTTTAAAGTTTTGAAATCTTGCACTGGATGGTCAAGAGAGATTGATGACTTTCTTTTCCGCCTGTTCATCTTTTGTATCTCTCTTTTACATTCCCAGTCTATCCTGTTATACAAAAAAGATGTAAACTTTCTGCCACCATTTGGGTCAAAGGCTTTCATAGCCTCCCACAGTGCAATTAGCTTACATCTTTCTATCTCTTCTTTAGGTATCGTATTACGATATCTAGAGCAGACTTTGTTCATTATCCTTATGTTATCGAGATTGCTATTAGCATCCTCGAATTCATTTTCCGATATTTTTCTCATTAAAAGCTATCTTCCCTGTAGGATCTTTACCAAAAGATGGGTCAAGTTCTTCGTTAGCTTTTATCAATAGTTGTAACAAGATAGTATCTCTTTGTCTTGAATCAAAATATAAAGCGTCCATCTTCTCTTCTAGCATATTTAGGTTAGATGTTTGTTTCTGGACTTTGTCCATTAGAACATAGCATAGGCAGGTTAAAACCAAATTTGCTAATATCGAACCGTAAAACAGTTTCTTTAAAAATTTCATAACTACTTTGGCCTAATTTTATCAATGTTTTCATAACCCTTTTCACCAATCACTCCATCCGCAAAACCATAAAACACAGCTTCCTCAGCTGATAAATACCAATCTACTTTACTCTTTAATTTCTTAGCTATGTAAGACTTAACCTTGTCTGGGGTTAAAGACTTGTATTGTTTCTTAAAAAACTCTCCAGAAATACACCTGTTAGTGTAAATATCTAAGAGTCTAGTGTTTAATCTCTTCTCGTTTTCAACAGCAGACACCGCTGCCAAACTATGATTTTCTAAAGACAGCGTTCCAAAGTGAATAAGAAACTCTGTGTCTGGCATTGTAACTCTCAGATCAGCCGCCTGAATTATTACACTACTCATTGATGATGCAGAAGCGTAAGCTAGAGTTGTTATGTGAGACTTAGAGAACTGAATAGAGTTGTAAATTGCCATGCCGTCATGCCAACTACCACCTATTGTGTGCATATGTATGAGAATATTTTTGGAGCTATCAAGGTCTAATATCCTCAAGTTCTTTACGAAGGTCGTAGCCATTCTGTATTCAACGCCAAGCTCTTCTTCCTCGTTGGAAAAATAGCCGTGAAGAAATAGCTCTCTATTAACTTCGTCGAGACCGTATGAATGGATCTCATTTGTTCTTGAGTCTTCTACATTCATAGTTAGTCTTCATTTTGAAAAATTAAACCGCCAGAAAGCTCCTTGTCTTTCTCGTACCTTAAAAGTTGATTTAGATAAAACTCGTCATCATCTAGGTTTGTGCTGGCGTATTTTACTTCACCATTGGTTTTTACAAATATAACCCAGTGCTTGTCTGTATCTATTGATTCTTTTATAAGCTCAATAGTGTCTTCTGTATACTCATCTAAGTTTAACTTCTGAAGCCCTTGTTTTATTCTAGAGTCGCAAAGCTGTTTTTCAACCTCGCTTCTAACCTCTCTAAAATTAAAGAGCTTACCTATACCTATAAAAAATCTATACCTTCCAGTGACCTGTAAGAGTTCAATACCATCTGTCTTCTCTAAGATTTTAGCTACAGTTGGAGTTATATCAAAGTTTGTATACCCCATCCAACACTCAAACTGGTTGAGCAGGCTCATCTTATCGTGCATCTGTGCAATGCCGGTAGGTGTACTGATAAGTTTGGGGATCTTAGAAAGAAAAAGCAATGCCTCTTCTACTAATTCAGTTTCTTCTTCATCTTCATCCGGATTTAATTCATATATAGAGTCAACTATCTCTTCGTATATGATATTATCTTCCCACTTTTCCCAAGCTATTTTTTTGTAGTGCATTATAGGCTCCAATTTTAAAGAGCTACTTCTTCTTATAAATTATACACTATTTTCTACATTTTAGTTACGTTTAGAGGGCTAACTAAAGGCTCTTCCTCACGGGTAAGACTTTCGTGATTCGGAGATTTTAGTGCATCTAGTATCCTCTTTTGCTGTAATTTAGTTATGTAGGCAAGTAATTCTAAAAAATCTGACTTTTGTTTGTCACTTTTACAACTTTGACGAACATATTCCAAAGTATCCTCTATCATGTCTCCAGAAGAAATTTTTTCTAACAATTCTCCAAACTGCAAGTGCGCGTCAGCTTTTGCAGACCAAGAGCAGTCTATCCATATGTAGCCTTCTTTATCTGTATGGAAAGCTAAGCTACAAGTCCTGTCTTCTTCTTTTAAGACAGAACCATCATCTTCTTCTTCTTGTGCGGGTTTATTTTTAAAGAAATTAAACATGTTACTCTTCTATGGGGAAATAAAATTCTAGAACTTCGAGCCTATCAACTGCATCTACAAGAATATTTAGTGCTTCATCTAGGTTATTGTAAAAATCCTCTGTCGAGTGATCTCCTATACCAACTCCATTTTCTAGAAGCAAGGACAGCGAACCCAAAGCCTTTTCTTTGTCAGCCTTTGCCTTATTGTGAAGATAGGCTATCATGTTTTCTTTCATTTCATTCTCCTAAATTTCATGGGCATTTCAGTGTGACACCAATCAACATTCTGAAATCCATATTCCAGACCATGAAGGTCAATAACTTCGTCGTTTAAATATTTGTTGTTTAAGTATTCTTCTGTGTATGGATACATGAGACCAGCGACCAGAGGAGGGTCTTGAACACAGTTTGTAGCTATGCTAAACAGACAGCTCTGCTTGCAGGCTACCATATTTTCTTCAGGCACATCTTCCCTGCTTCTGCCAGCTATGACACCCTCCCATTGACGTAGGTAGTCAAAGGGGTATTTGTTTGTCAGTTCGGCCAGCTGTTTTGTCCTGAACACATGACCATCAAGAGATATGGGATAGCCGTAGTTCAAAGTGCTATCCCAGTTTTTCCAGTTCCACTTTACAAAGTATGCGTTTTCGCCATAGTCCTCTAGAACGTGTCTTCCTTCAGGCTTCATGTAATATTGAAGAGTTGTATTTAGACCCATTCTAAAGGAGAAGCAAAACACATCATCCTGAAGTGTGCTTTCTATGTCCTGCGAAGAAACAGGAACTCTTTTATAGAAGACGCAATCATCAACTATACCGCAGATAAAATGACTGCCGCATCCATTGATTGCATTTTTAAAGTCCGAGACAAAGTGTTGTTCTCGCTGCCAAGCTAAGTTAGGCAATATTTCTTCGGATTGTAATTTTCTGTAACCTTCTTCGTATAGAAAATTAGACCCTTTCCAGATTATCAATATTTGGCTGAAGATGTTATCAGCGTTAAGTTTTATGCTTTCTAAAAGAAGTCTTAGTTGACATGCTCTGTCCTTTGAGACAATGAGAGCATTTATCATTCTTTAAGGTTTTCCTTTATATTTTCCCATAGTAATCTACAAACAGTCATGGATGCTTCATTGTCACTAGGATAATGCACTCCTTGCAAAACCCTAGCTTCGCCACACATGCCCGCAAGTTTATACCATTGAGTTTTATGTTCAGGGTAAATGTCTGAAAGTATTTCGGCGGTTATAGCACCGTTGTGTTGATGTCCCGAAGGATACGAAGGAGTATGGTGCGAATCAGTTTGTAGTGTTGATATAACATAGCCAAGCTCAGGAGCTAATTGGTAAGGTCTAGCCCTGCCGAATTTATACTTTAGTTTTAAGATCACAGCGTTTGTTTGCTTATGAACTCTTCTTATAAGATCCTCTGGGTAGTAAAGATTGTTATTCTTGCAGTAGTCATGGAAAAGCTGAAAGGCATCCTCGTCAACCAAAAGAACTAATCGTCTCTGCTCATCTGTGAGATTTTTTGTTTTTCTCTCAATAATCTGCAAATCCATTCTTGTGGAATCGCTATCGTTATCTGGCGGAGGAGGAATTAAGTTTTCCCAGTCTACAGTTATGAGATCAAGCTCAACATCCATGTCCTTCTTGATTCTGTCGGCAGGTTCGTCGGTATATCTTATGGAGTTTATGCTTTGCGCTCTAGCTTTACCGGCTTTTTGTAATGCGTGTTCTTTACTCATCTGATATAGCTTCCAGTATCTTTGCGATAGTATTGTCCCAAGAGAATTTCTTAGAAGTATCAATACCTGCCTGATTGATGTTCAGATTGTCAGACTGTTTAAGTTCATGAATACTCTTCATGTGTTCAGCAATCTGGTCAATTTCCTTGTCGCCAATACTAGCCCACTGACCTTGACCCTTGAACCAAACACCGTCCTGCGCATCCTCTAACTCAGAGACATCCACAAGCATTGCATTTTCTTCATTCAAAAATTCTGTGTGTCCAGAATAATTCGTAGCAATAACCTGCTTGCCACACGCGAGCATTTCAAGAGCTTCTAAGTTCCAACCCTCTGCTCTCGCTGGGAAAACACCACAGTCTGCTTGAGACATGATATTGTGAACATCTGACTGCGATTCCTGTCTTGGTATGATCCTAACTTTCTCACCAAGTCCAGAACCTCTGTAGGTTCTTTCCCAGTCAAAGTTTTGTTCATCACTGTAAAAAGGATTGTCACACATCATCCAAAGTTCAACATTGTCTTCCTTCGTAAACGCCCTGTTAAATGCGGTGACTAAGATGTCGTGTCCTTTTCTAACTTCCCACTTGCCAATATTCAGGAACACGGTAGTTGGTCTAGATGAAACATTTTCCCTGAAAATAGTTCTGTCAACACCAAGAGGAATAACATGTACATCCTCCTCTTTTTTACTGTCTCCAAGCTGTTCCAACACAACATCTTTTGCCCACTGTGAACAAACAAATAACTTCTCAGGAAGTGAGAGGTGATGCTTTTCACTTTCGGTGAATCTGTTTAACTCAAAGATTGGAAATCCAATCTTAGTTCCGTTTCCAACCCACTCAGACATGTCGTGCTGATGCCATATCCTAATACAAGGAGCTTCAAAATCAGGCACTCTCGCTGACTCAAAGCATCCCTTTAGAAAATCGTGGAGTTTAGGATCAGCTTGAATCTGACCAAGCAAAAACAAAGAAACATCATGCCCATTACTGAGCATGTGTTTAACAATGTTAAGTCCCGCAATTCCATAACCAAGCTGGTTAATTGGAGAAATGATATTTAGTTTTCTTGTGCTTTCTAAGAACGCCATCTTATTCCTCGACTAAAAGCTTTCTTGATTTATTTACATGTTCTTTCCAGAACGAAAGTTTAATTTTATCAAAATTGTATTTTTTATGCTCAGCTAGAAATTCTAACAGTTTTCGCTCAGAAAAGTCAAATATGTCATCTAACACTAAAACTGGAAGATCTCTCATGTACGAAACAGGAGGTGCTTTTGACACCACTGGAATACATCCTACATATAAAGACTCTAAATTTCTATAGCAATCCCATCCGTTACCTTCAGGTGATAAAGTAAAGAAATGCTTGCTTGTATCATCCAGATACTCTTCAAAATTTCTACTGCTATCATAAATTATACTAAGCCAATTAGCACCTGACTGTCCAAAGTATCTTTTGAGTTCAAACCTATCCTGCGTGTGGTCTTGAAAGTTAAGGTATATAAGGTTTGTCTTTTTGTCAAAAGGTACGAATGGGGTTTTCGATATTTCCTCGGCGGCATCTTTGCCAACACCCAAAGGTATATGAACTATCTTGTCATGGGTTATCCTTGAGTTTGCCGTGTACCACCTAACAACATTGTTGGGTATCTTTGGAAATGTAGAATGGGTGAAGGAATAGCACCTAGCGCTGTACTCATCTTCTATATTGCAGTTTTCTAGATTACACCTAGTGGGTATGTGTAGAGGTTCGTAGCCAAGCTGCATTATTGTTTGATACAAGAAAGGCATAAACTTTATATAGTCATGTGACACAGGGTTTTCTGATTGCTTAGCAACACCAAAATCACTGAAGCCGCTTATAACAATATATTTATTGTCGGTCTTCTCACATTTAGCAAAAAATTTGTGTATGTGTTCTATGTTGCAGTATATAACCCCTGATGGAGGAATAGAATCCTCATCATCAAAGTCCACTTCGTAGTTATAGTCTCCAAGATCCATCCAAGACTTAACATTTATTATATCCTCTTTACTTACCCTTTCGCTAAACACCTCATTCCAGTGATTAACTAACTCATCACTCATTTATTAGCCCTATCCTTCTTAAAACATTTTCAAAGTCATGTAGTGGTAACATATTTGGCCCATCACTTAAAGCGTTGTCTGGGTCTGGATGGACTTCAAAGAATAGTCCATCAGCGCCTACTGCTAAGGCGGCTTTTGCTAGAGGTTCAACAAACTCCCTATTGCCTCCACTGGAGTCGCCTAGAGAGCTTGGTTTTTGCACACTGTGAGTGGCATCAAAAATTACAGGGAAGCCTGTGTGTTTCATCTTGATTATGGATGTCATATCACTGACAAGATGACCATAACCAAAGAAAGACCCCCTTTCAGTTAAGTAAATTTGACGACAGCCAAAATACTCCAGCTTTTTAACGACATTATTCATGTCTTCTGGAGCCATAAACTGACCCTTTTTTACACTGACAGGCTTCCCCGTATTAGCAGCTGCTTTTAATAAGTCGGTTTGCCTGCAAAGAAATGCAGGTATCTGTATTATATCAATTACTGGCGCTACTACTTCTGCTTGCCAACATTCATGTATGTCTGTAGTTGTTCTAAGTCCAAGCTTTTGAACTTTAGAAAATATTTCAACTCCCTTTTCTATAGTAACTCCCCTGTAGGAGTTTATGCTCGATCTGTTTGCCTTATCAAAAGATGCTTTGAAAACAAAACCAACATTATTTTTAGAAAGAATACTTGATATTCTCTTTAGCTCTTCAGCTATTGATATGACCTGTTCTTCACTTTCTATTACACAAGGTCCGGCTATTACTATCATTTTTTCGCTCTAAAAAATATCCAGTTAGGGTGAGAGTCGCAAGGCCCAACAGGTCTTATAAAATAATCAAAGTTAGAAAACCCTATAGACTCCAAATCCAGCCTTAGTTCCTCTGGGTCTTCCACTATAGTATCATACCAGCCATTAGTTGTCAGAGCATCATAATAATTTGATTTATATGAAACGGAACCTTGCTTTCCTTTTCCAAAGCCCATCTGCGCTGTAAACCAACCACCATTTTTAAGAACCCTAAAAAATTCTTTAAGTAGTCTTAGTCTTATTGAGTGTACGCATATATGTTGTAAAGTTATCGTACTCATGACTACGTCATAATAATTATCTTCTATATCGCACAAGTCTTCTCCAGAACATACAAACAACCTGTTCTCATTCCAAGCATCTCTGTCTGTCAGCCATTCTTTAGCTTTTTCTATTACCTCTGCGGATATGTCAACACCATCAATTCTCTTAAAGTGTTTGCCATACTTAACTAAGTTCCTTGCTGGCCCACAACCAAAATCCAAGACCACTAACTCACTCGCTTTTTGCAAATGGTTAGCGTTATTGTGGAAGTCAAACATGCCATCAAAAAGATAGTTGTAATCTTCCCATGTTTCGTGTTCGTCAAAACATCCAACAAGCGGATCTCTTTTGTGGATACTCCAGCTTGATGCTAAGTGATTATAGCAGGCTTCCTGCATCTTTAAGTATCGTTCTATTCCTGTACTCATAATGAGACTCTTTTTAATAAAAAATCCACCGACCATATAAACAATGAATCGGCGGATTCTATAATAGTCACTCGTATGTTTTTTACTTCTTAATTTCCGAGAGTGTATTCATTATGTCTACAAGAAAACCCAAACATAATGCAAACATAACTATCGGAACTATCATAATCATAGTTAGAATTATATACCTGTTTAGCAATGTAAAGTCAATCCTCTTTAGTTTCTCTATTAGACTCTTCATCGGACAAGCCTTTCTGAACTCCCGCTTTACTGAAGTTCTCAGCGAATTGTTTGAAGCCCTTTACGACCTCCTCTCTAGCTATCGGTCTTGCTATTCTTCTAATTGATGAGTGCATCTCATCTTCTATCATGCTCAAAAACATCTCAAGTTTCATAGCGGTATCATTAAGGTACATGTTACTATGAAGCGCATTAGCTTCGAGCTGGTTTATTCTTTTTCCTAATCTGTAATTGCTCAATCCTAAACATCCTATCGTGATTGCCATTATTGCTAGGCAAAGCATGTTTAGTTTCTTCATCGTTAAAACCTAAATTGAAAGTAAAACCCGCCAAATGGCATTGGGTATACGGGAACAGGCTGTGGTTGGATTATAACAGGAGGACAACACATACCACATCCGCACCAATGGGGGTGAAAGTTATGGTTGTTCCTAACCCAACTGTAATTCCTGTAGTAAGGATAATACATCGGTTGTCCAATTATGATTCTTCCTTGAGTGTGTCTTTGTTGAACTGGTTGTTGAGGTCTTTGCCATTGCTGCTTTCCAAAGCCATGAGGTCTTTGTACTGGTGGTTTAATTACTTTTCTCTCTACTTGTCTGTCCTGAGCATTGGCAACTGAACATGTCATTAACATTACCAACAAAAAGCCTAAAACCTTTTTCATACTTCACCTCTTTCTTTACCAATTAAACAACGGAAACGTCTTTAGAAAATATATCAACGATATAAAAAATATAGTTCCGCTTATGTAGTAAGCGTTGGAACATAAAAAACTAATTATTAAACAAAAATTTTTCATTTGTCACCTCTGGAAAAATCCTGCGCGACAAATCCTCCTTCAATTCACTAACTCACAACCGAATTTACTGTGACCAGACAGGATTCCATGAGACAAACCCAACCTGTTGCAATGTTTCAATTAGTGTATTCTCTTCTCCAAGCACTACGCTGTGCTTGTCGTGTTCTGCACCTCTTTGGGCGACTGTCATGAATTTGATGTGTATTGCCTTGATGACCTTTAGGTATCTTACCCACATCTATCTTCATGCTAATTGTTTTTTTGTTGTCTTTCATAAGGTCTAAACCTTGTTATAAACTTTGTCAAAGTCAAAGAACCTCCATCTATTCATGTGGTTCGCTTCTTCATCCTCGTTTATATGCCTCAAGTATTCCAATAGTTCACTCCAGTTAGAGAAGACCATATCATGAGGCACAACACCAAACATCCAGTTAGGCAAGTTCTGCTTTCCTTGTTTGCACATTATGACAACAGGTTTTTTCTGAGCAATAGCTACTGACGCTTCGTGGTAAGAACCGCAAAGGTGAGAGTCAACATCTAAGCTCATCACAATAAAGTGTGCAATGTCAACCATTCTAAGGTCGATAGCACATATCGGTTTCATTATCTCCGACACTTGATCGTACTTACCTGACTTCTTTAGATTGGTTATATGATCTCTGGTATCATGGTCTTCGGTTCCATAATCACTTGGTTTATCGCATGGATCTAACACGCCAACACCAAGCTCTTGGAGTTTAGGAGTCATGTATTGTCTCCACTTTACTCCACCGTCTTCCACCCTGTCCATAGCTCCGCATAGATAGGCAGTCATGCCTTTTAATCTATTCATATTATTATACACCTTTTTTATGTTTTGCAGACAAAGCATCCCTTACTAGGTCTTCAACTTTATCATACTTCTTTAATTTAACCAAGTCAGATAGCAGCAATTTACATTCTTTGGCCGTAAAACCAAAACTTCTAAGGGCAAGTATAGCGTCTTTAACTATAGCTTTGTCCTGCTCTATTACATCCTTATCATGATCTGGGTCGCCAACAGTGTTCTCAGCATTGTAAACATGCTTGACTAACCATTCTCTAGCTCTGTGGTCGCCACTCTTTGCTTGGTATATAGCGGCTTGACATATATCGTCCCAGTCTGAACCTGTGCTTATGACTATGTTTGGTTGGTCATCATATTCAGGTTCTCTATAATGAAAGAAACCTTTTGATATAATTCTTCCTAAGTTACCACCTGCGAATGTGATGAAGAATATAAGAGCGTACACAGCAGTCCATATGTAATAGGTCATGCCTTCTGGTGGATCGTATCCAAATAGCATAATTACCTCCTTTACGAAAGAACGGGACGACAGGCTGTATGGGCAACCTGTCATCCCGATGGTGCAACGCACACCAAACTATGCGGTCATCAGGCTCGTCAGCGACTCGATACGCTCACGGACATTGTTACGCCATGCCTCGTCGTAGTGAGTCACTTCGACCTCTACAGGCGGCTTGTCGCTCATCTCAACGGAATCCTTGAGTGGGTCAGTGAATAGAGCCACAACCTCATACTTGCAACAACGCAACTTCTGGTATCGTGAATCGTGAGGTACACTCACAACGTCCATAGGATTGACTTTGACCACCAAGAACTGGTCGCCACCATCTTCACTTCCATAGTCTTTGACATAATCCAAAGAGCCTACATGAAGTCCCTTGCTACAACCGTTGTTACGATTGCTATCAACATTACCTCGATCAACTTCAACTACATTACCAACTGAGTTGTCAAAGGTTCCACTCCACTTATCTTTGAAGTCTTTGTTCACAGCCTTGTACGCAAGGAAATGACCATCATCAGTGATAGGTAAGTGTTCATGTTGCATGAAGTCAAACAACTCCACAATAGCATGGTCAGAAGGATTCTCATTCATGTTGTTTAAGAACTCCAACATTGGTTGGAAGTTAAACCCTTCAGTCTTCATCTTCATGATACGCTCAGTGAATAGTTCTGGCATC